TTTCAAGATCGACACTATGCGCCGGCCATTTCTTTAGTTAGGCTAAGAAACGATTACCGACCGGTAGAAAGATCTTCGAAATAATCTCGTTTAGAGGTTGCAATCCGGCTCCCAGGGGGTACTATTTAAGTAGATCGAAAAACACACAGACCGCAGGAGCTGAGAACAATGGGTACCACCGCCACCGACCCGCAGGAACTGTTCTACACTCACCAGCACGCGGACGTGTTCGGCGCCTACCGTACCGATGAGGGCTCCTACACCGAAGCCCAGCTCAGCAAGCTGCACGAAGAACTCGAACAGTCTCAGCCGGTGTTTGCTGGCGGATACTACGCCTAGGAGTGATCACCATGGCCGTCTTCGAGACTCCCCGGGAGATCCTGGTTCAGCGGATACAGGAGCTGAATGCGCAGGTTGAGGCGATGCAGACCAAGCTGATCGAACTCAGCACAGCCAACAGTGTCCTCCGCAACAAGAACCGTGAGCTGCACCGTGCCCTTGACGCGGCGTACGAGGGAAAGTGATCACCATGAACCGCGAACAGCCGACAGTCCCTCAGTGGGTCTGCGTCCACTGTTTCATCCACCTCGTGAACGGCGACTGCACAGAGCCTGACACGTGCCCAGGTTCACACCGTGAGCCCACCCCGGACGACCACGACCCGCTTCACCTGTTCGGGGACATGCCCATCACCCCGGGCATGCTCTTCAGTGAGCACTCATGCGGCAAGGAAGCCATGCAAGACGTACACCCTGATTTTGAGTGTGACTGCGAGACGAACACGTTCTCATGGTCGTCATGCGACGGGTGCGGTTCATCTCTCGGCGGCGAGCGTCACGCGGTAACCGGCTGGATCAAGGAGTAGTCATGACGAAGATCCGGGATCTCTCCAAGACCATGGGTGATCTGGTGAACGTGATCACTCGCATGGAAAGTCTTCTGATAGAGGCAGGCATCCAAGTAGGACCGGAGTTCTACTCCGGTTCGGAGTGGTATGCAATTACTCAGGCAATCGTGATCTCTTCAAAGGAGCGCAAGTCATGACGAACGAGCACGAACAGCGGCTTCTGCAAGTCCTGGACTACTACAAGGGCCGCATGCGGGACTTGGAGCGGGAAGACGAGTTCGACGAAATCCTGTACGACCTCATTGCCGACATTGAACAGCACGCCAGGGAGAGCCAGTCATGAACGATCTTGAACTGATCACCGGACTGATCAAGGTGATCGAGAACCACGAAGCCGAGTTCGGGTACAACTACACCGATGAGGAGTGGGACGTTCTTCTGAAGGCGTACGTCCGGGTGGGCCGGGAGATCAAGGAAGAAGATGTTTGATTCCTGCCTGATCTGTGGTATAACAGAAGCATGAAACAGATCAGGATTCAGAAGCAGACCCGACGTCCCTCCACACCCCGAGAACTGGACACCCGCACACCAAGCGGCAAACCGCTCCCGTACTGAAAGGCCGGAACCATGGACTTCAACTCTCTTTTCGCCGAAGAAGCAAAGGTTCCGGGTCCGTACTCCGGTCTGAGCAGTGGTGCGGACATTGCGAACTTCCCCGAGATCTACGGCCTTGAGGCCGCTCAACTGGACATGCGACTCCTTGGCCCGGATGAGCTTCTGCTGGGTGTGGACGGACAGGGCAACCCGCTCACCGCCGATTTCGCTGGAGACTCCCCGCATGTGATGCAGTCCGCATCCACAGGCCGTGGCAAGTCCGCCACTCTGCGGACCCTGGCCGCTCAGGCTCTGGTCAAGGGATGGCAGGTCGTCATCCTGGATGTGAAGCGCCATTCCCACATGTGGGCCGAAGGTCTCCCCAACGTCCACATCGCCCGTTCTCTGCCCGAGATAGGCAACGCTCTGGCTCTGGTGGGTCAGGAGACCCACAACCGCAACAAGGTGGCCGAAGCGTGGCTGCGTGCCCAGCAGGAGGCAGGCAACTGGAACGCGAAGATCACGGACGCACCGGTCGGCCGTCGCACTCTGGTGATCTTTGAGGAGATGAACTCCACTTTCGAGGATCTCCGCGACTTGACCCGCCGGAAGTTCCGCAACGTCGACACGTACACAGCCATGGACGGATTCCGGGACACGGCGAACATGGGCCGTGCCGCAAAGATGCACCTCGTGTGCGTCGGCCAGTACCTTGACGCGAAGACTTTCCCGACGGCGATCCGAGCCAATTTCGCGAACCGCATCCTGGTGGGCCACGACAAGAACGCGTGGCAAATGCTCGCGTGGGACTGCGGCTTTCCCACGGCCGCCCCGGAGGAATCCGGACGCGGCTATCTCTGCAAGGGCGGTAAGGCCCGGATGATCCAGCTTCTGTTCCTCACCGAACAGGAAGCACGCGTCTACGTCGAAACACACTCACAAAAGGCCCTCCCTGCCTCTGTGAGCCCCGAACTCCCCTGACCCGGTACCCTGGCATCCCTGGACCTCTCCGAGGCGCTCAGACGGCTACTGAAAAAGTTCGGACAAAAGGGTTTGATCTGAACCGTCTTTGTGGTATAACAGAGATACAGGAACCGAAACGGACCCGGAAGGACAGGACAATGAACAGCCACGACCGCATCGCACGGATCAGGTCCCGCTATCAGGCCCCCGGAACCATCCCTCCCTCCCCGTTCGCGCACGGCCCGTACACCGACGACACGGACACTCCGGCCCCCACCCTCACGTGGATGGACGACAGCCCCCGTACGGTTCACATGGCCCACCCGTGGCGCCTCCTGCTACTGGTGATGTTCATGTCCCTGGTGTTCTTCCCCCACGCTTTTCCCGCCGTCATCGCCGGTCTGTTCGCCGTTCTGGTTCTGGCCGGGATCGTCTCTGTCATTGCCCGGGTGGTCGGGTCCTTCCTGAAAGACTGCTGACATGCGCACTCCTTCCGAACACCTCGCAGAACCTGAAAGCCTCTCTGCTCTGGACTATCTCTCCGGTGACGACTACTGGATCTACTGCCCCGCCGCACAGGCTGACAGGGGCGACGTGTGTTTCAACTGGATGATCTCGCTGAAGACTGATCTGTGGTGCACGGACGATCCGGCCGTTGCCGAATGGTGCAAGGCCAACGCGATCAAAGCTTTTGAAAGAGGTGTCTACCGCACCTTGTGCTGCTGCGGGTCCTTCCCGGACGTAATCCTCTCCGCCCCTCTCCCGGACGACTGGGAGGCCGCGTGGCTCATCGACGGCACCACCCCCTGGGAACTGATAGCCGACTCCGGAAAATACCTGCCCGACCATGCCCCCGGCCCGAACAATTTCGACCACGAAACGTGGTAGGTCAGAACCATCCTGACAATATTTTCAAGATCCTGACAACGCTCCTACCTGCATCTTTCTAGTAGCACAACTCTCTGACCTGCGGTTTGTCAGGATCTTTGTCAGGATGTGTTTTCTGGGAACGCCAGATTTTTCGCTAACATACCCCATGTACCTTAAAAACCTGCATACATAGGGTATGTTTCAAGGTTCTATAGACCAGAAAATAGTAATAATCCTGACATCCTGACATTTTTAGTATATAAGTCCTGGTCAAAGCATATCCAACCCCTGTCATTATCCATGTCAGGATCTTGTCATCTTGTCAGCATTATCCCGGAATACCACAGCCATTGTTACAAATCTTGTGTCTCTCGTCACTCACTGTAGGGCTAGACATACCCGACCCATGTATGTTCTACTAGCGTCCTACCCCGAAAAAGGGCCACAGCGCGACCACATACATGGGGTATGTATGTAAGGGAGTTTAAATGGGCAAACATGTCGAGTACTCAGCACAGACACGGGTCATGCAGAGGCTCAAGCAGATCAGGGAGGATCACAACCTGCACGCCATGGACTGTTCCCGGATTGTAGAAGAGGCAACGGGTTACCACTTCACGACAGCCATGTACGATGCGTGTGAAAAGGGGATCACAAAGAACGTACCTCTCTGGGCAATAATTGCCTTGCTCAACAGTGAGGAGATGGGTATATTCTCCGCAGATGACGTGTTCCCGGAGGTGGGTGCGGCGTGGCGATAGAGACAGCGATGCTCTTTTACGTATCGTGTGACCGTTGCGGCACGGCAAACGGCAAGCGTTTGTACTCCCGGGAGGTGCACTCAGCTTTGTCAAAGGCCCGAACCGAGGGGTGGCAGATCAAGATGGGGGCTCATATGTGCCCTAAATGCCTTGAACTGCTTAAACTGTTCTCCGAGTATGGGGTTACAAATCCGGGAGGGATACGGCAGTGAGAGCCAAGCTCAAGCCTTATGACGTAGATCCTGCGTCCATGACTCTCTCCGAGATCTACGATCTTCCGGATAGTTATTTCGAGTGCGGCGATCCCTGTTATTCCAGTTATCCGATACTTCTGAGTGAAGGTACGGACACCCCTGTGCTGGTAGGTAATGCCTACAACGGGAAGGTACGCCATACGTACGGCGGACCCATGTTCGATCTGCGAAGCAGCCTTGACGATGGCCCCCACGACAATTGCCACATGTGTTCAGTGGGACAGCCGTCACCGTACATGAAAGAAGAGCTGTCCTGGTTCTGGGATAACAAAAACGCTCTCGGTTCTTACTGGACAGACGGAGATTCATCTGAAGGACCCTACGAAAGGCCACACCCTTGAAGGTAGATCCCGAGTCCATGACCCTGGGCGAGTTCTACGGTCTGCCGGAGGATGCGTTCGAGACAGACCCGGACATGTGCTCTCAGGTGCTTTCATATACCGATGGTGCATTGCAGATAGATCAGTACCGGGGCAGGTTCTCTCTGGACTCCGTTCACGTACGGCCAATGTTTCAGTTGATAAATAGCGGAGATGGCCCCCACGACGCTTGTTATGTATGTAACCCTGTTTACGGAATTTACCTGGAAGATATACAGCGTAAACATATGATCTATGAGTTCTGGCGAAACGCCAACAAGTTGGGGGAGTACTGGACAAACCGGTCAGAAGATGAACCCTCTTACGAAAGGCCCCATCCGTGATAGTCAACAGCGACACCACCGCAGTCATAGACAAGTCCAAGCCACAGAAGATCACGTCAGCAACCGCCAGGAACCGGCGTACAGGCCACGTGGAGCACTACCGGTGCAGAGACACACGGGCGTCCCGTGAAGACGTCCTGGCGCGCTTCGGATGCTTCCTTGCCACTCTCGGGTGGAAACCGGCAGACGTACTGATCGTCAATGTCATCACAGAAGTCGAAGACAACGTCACTCAGTCCATACGCAACAGGATGGTGAAACCCCGATGACTCCGGAACTGCGGCAGTTCAGCACGATAAAAGCGGGTGACCACATACAGTTCATCTCCGGCTACTACGAAACCGGCACCGTGACCAACGTCATCGGTACCCACAACGGAATGAAAATGATTGTCTTCCAGGATGACGACCGCGACATTGACCGGATCATCAGCTACGCGGCACACAGGCAGGTGATCTTGCATGTCGATGACGAACACTGAACGGCACAACGGCCTCAATAAGGCTCGTGAATCAGCCCTCTACTGGGCCACACGGGCGGAAGGCTGTTCCACCCGGGGAGACGCCCTGGATTCCATCGATCGTTTTGAGGCCATTGATACGGCAACCATGTGGGCTGCCGTGGCTCAGGCATTGAAGGTAGGTGACGCTCCGCATGACAATTCCGGCGACTGAACAGCAGATCACCGTTCGGGTAGAGATGGACTATGACCTAATCGTGTGGGCAGAGATGGATCACGACCCCGAGGAACCGTGCAGGGGTTCAGGTACGCAGGACTGCCCGAAGGTGGGTCTGTGGCAAGTCCACATGTCTTTGACACACTCGTGCGTCCCCAACCCGACCCCGTACTGTCAGACCCACATGGACATTCTGAACGACTTCAGGAAGGTCCACGGCGATGGCCCGTACGAGTGCTTCAAGTGCGGGGTTCAAGCCCACATAGTCAAGGTGGAGCGCATTCCCCGGTAGATTTTCAAGATCTTTTTCGGAAAGGATCATGCGTCTGACCTGCGACGATGTTTAAACGACTCATGATCATCAAAAATAGTGGCGTTTACAGGGTTGACGGGGCCGGACAGCGGGGATAACTTAGTTACATCAAGCCAAGCACAACAAAACCAGAGTCACCGGGAGCAAGGTCCCGGAGGTGGTCAGCAAATGGACCAACACCTAGGGGTCACCCTAGGGACATAGGCCCCTCGCTAGACACACTGATTCCGCGAACGTCACAGGGAGCGGCTAGTTATTGAGACGCATGGTAGGTCCCATGCGCAACAAGCCCCCGACGAAACCTTACGGTTACGTGGTCCTCACTTCCATGAGGCACGTCAGACGGTCATCCGGTGCAAGTCCGGACGGGGGCACTGATCACCACTCGTGATACGCGATGCCGGTAAGCCTGCCGGGAGTAAACAAGAGGCCCGGGTGGTGATCCCGAAAACGACTCCCGAAAGGTTGCAGTCATGAGCGCATACACGTACGAGGATGTCAGCGGCTCGTTCCCGGGCCTCAAGAACTACCGGATGGATATCCCCGGCAGCTCCGTTACGGCTTACGTGGGGGTGTTCGACGACAATCCCGGACACTGGGCGTACTCCCTGTGGGAGAACGACAACACGGTAGAGGCAGCGCTTGTGAGTGATGGCCATCTCGACTTTCCGGAACTCGGTGTGACCCCGGACCAAGTCATGCGGATCGCATTCCTGCTTGACGTCGAATACGCGGAGGTTTAAACCATGTCAGTGTACGTGGGTATGGAAATCGTCCACGAAGATGGAGCTAAAGGGAGGGTGATCCAACTGAATGTGGGCGGTATTCCTAAATGGTTCCAAGTCGAATGGGATGACGGGATAACAACCACAGAACACACGGAATCGACGGGGTGGACTGAAGTCGCCCCGGAACTCATCGAACCGAAGAACCTCACTGAGCCCACAATGGCTGAGTACGAGGACGCATACCGCAGGCTGCAACGCGGGTCCGGCAATTCCGAACAGAACACCCGGGACATCCACACCTGCCAGTGGTATTGGTGGAACAAGGGCTATTCTAAGTCTACCGAGAGGTACGCGCGATGACCGACAACCACGTTGACTACCCCCACAATCCTGGCACTCTCTGGGATTGTGAAGGTTGCGAAGACGGGGACTGCGTGTGCATCCCCAACGGGTCTGGCTGTGTCTCCCGTGACTGCGTCTACGACACCATTCCCTTCGAACTCTCTGAGGACGTGTACGCCGAGGAGCTGGAAGAGGAGTACGGACACGCGTAGCATGTGCTACGGTAGGACCACAACGAAGGGCGGACCCGATGAGCGGCTTCTACGACCACATGGGCGGTTGCGGATTCGGGTCCTCCCCGTGCTGCAACTGCGAGAGCGAACCCCAAAACTGGGAGCGGCACGGGATGTTCTGCTCTCAGGAATGCCGAGACGAATACAACGGCGAAGGCGAATTCGCCGAAGACTGAAAGGACACTGCCATGAGCGACACCCGTCACACCTACCCCGCCGGATCGTTCAAGCTGACCATCGTGGTCGGTAAGACGGAGGTTCCGGCCCACCCTGGGCGCATCTCCCGTGACGCCGCCCGCAAGCTTCAGAAGACCTACCGCATCGCTCGGCCTGAGGCTGTCACCAGGGTCCGCAAGGCGGTTCCGAGTGCGTGAAGTACTCGAATGGGCGCTCACCTGCCTACTTGGCACCGTGGGCGCCCTAGCGGGGGACAGGGTCATGGTCTGGTTCAAGCGAAGGGCAAAGTAATGCCGCACAAGCAAGCGCATACGGACGCTTATCTCCGCAAGGATGTCACGGACATGATTGAGGAGTTCATCATGTCTCCCCCGGCAGACTTGCTGAACTCGGCGGGTGCCATAGAGGCTCTAGCCAAAGAGATCATCACCGTTGTCCGTGAGGGTGTGCTGAGGGAAATCGGCACCTACGCCCGGAACAACATCCGCTAGTCTCCTGTCTCAGGGCGGGGTCGCGTGCAAAGTCTCGTAGGCAACCGATCGGGTAACCCTGAACCGAAAGCCGTGAACACAACAAGAGACGACGACCGGCGCTGAGGCAGGTATAAACCCCCACCCCGGACATGCCACCAAACCAACGACTGGCTTCCGGGGTGGGTTTTCTTCCCTGAGAAAGGATTAATGATGAATAACGGAACGGACTGGAAAGGCGCGATTATCGCCGCCGCGTTCATCCTCGGTTTCTTTATCGTGATAGCTTCAGGTCACGCCAGTGATCTAGGGGGCTGGTGATGCCCCTCAGTGTGGAGGCTCAGAAGGCCGTAGAGTGGATCGAGAGCCACTATGAGGACTGGCAGTACCGCAGGGTCGTGGATGATTGGGACATCTCCGTCACTGGCCCGAACGGGGAATGGGTGTACCGGGATGTTCCGGGGTTGAAGCTCCACAGCATTCCGGGTATCTGTCATGCCATTGACGGCGTGGCCTACTCCTACGGGGTCAGGCGGGATATCTTCGAGGTCCTGTTGGACACATACTGCACGTCGGACGGATACTGCAACTGTTGGGTGTCCAACCTCCAGACAGTCTCGGTGGACTGGACTGAAGACGATGAGCGCCGGTATCTCGATTCGGGTTACATCCTCCCTGCCCACGTTTAGGAGAACATAAATGACCCGCCACTACGGTACTCGCTTCACTACAGGTTGCGGCCACAGTTGGGTGCGTAAGTACCCTGAGTGGGACATCCGGGACCTGAGCCACGCAACTACGGATTGCCGGGTGTGTGGGGAGTTGCTCATCATTCCCGGAGATCAGTTCAGCGATACCAAATCGCGTCTTTTCGCGTTCAACATTCACATGCCGCTCTTTCACCGGTATCTGCATGAACAAGATGACAGATGGCCCGTTGACGGCGTAGGTACGGGATACATAGAAATCGTGGACGACGAAGCACAGGATCTCGCAGAAGCGGCATACCGGGAAGGGAGAGGCTGATGTACGAGACGACCTTTGAGGGGTTCATGGTGGCCCGGCTGAACGAACCGGTGACCTCCGTCGAAACGGCCTACGAAAGGCACCTGCGTGAGGCGTGGAGCGCCTACGACACCGAACTGACCCAGAACTACCGGAAGGTGGCTGACAATGGCTGAGACAAATCGTGAACAGTGGCTCATGGATGCCATTGAGATTTTTCGACCCTGGTTCAAGGACGTCGAAAAGCCTCTCCCTGAAATCGTCCGTGTGTCTGTGGGGTGGCCCAAAGGGAAGCGAAAGGCTACTATCGGGGTGTGCCACAGTTCGAATTCTGCGGAAGACAAGGTGCCGCAGATTTTCATCAGCCCGGCTATCGCGGACTCGATTCAAGTTCTGGCAACCCTGTTGCACGAACTCATCCATGCGGCTGACGACTGCCAGTCCGGGCACGGCAAGGAGTTCGGTCGTGTTGCCCGGGGCCTCGGCCTAACCGGCAAGATGACAGCAACGGTGCCGGGAGACGATCTGAGCGCCCGTCTGAGTGACGTTCTAGGCAAGTTGGGTCCTTTCCCCCATGCTGTCCTTACACCCGCCTCTAAGCCTCAAACAACACGTATGTTGAAAGCCTGGTGCGAGTGTGGATACACTATCCGCCTAACTAAGAAGTGGGCAGATCTAGGGCTTCCCACATGTGTCTGTGGACTGGATATGGTGATGTGAAAATGATTTGTACTAAATGCGGTTTAGATAGAGGGGTTGTTGAATTTCCGCTAAAACACAGTAAGTCGGGAACTGGATCTTTAGATCCAAAAGATAGAAGAGGGGTTTGTTACAAATGTGAGTACGCAAATAGACCTAAACGGGCACGTCCCTCACCTATTGAAAGATTTAACACAAAATGGGTGAGGGACCCTATAACCAATTGTCGGGTGTGGCAACGAGGTAAGGACAAAGACGGGTACGGGTGGTTTTGGGCGGAGGGTCAGCAACACAGGGCGCATGTATGGATATTTAAATGGGTGTACGGATACACTCCAGAAATGGTGTGCCATACGTGTGATAACCCCTCATGTGTGTCTGTGTTGCATCTATTTGCAGGAAATAGCCTGCTTAATGAACAAGATAAGACACGGAAGAATCGACGCCCCACAACCAATGTAAAAATACGTAAACTGTCTGAAGATCAAGTAAAAGAGATACGAGACAGATACCTCAAGGGTGTTGTGGGGTATCGAACTCTAGCTAAAGAATTTGACGTTAACCCAAGTACTATATTGAGAATAGTACGCAATCAACGACGGACAAATGATGAATGACAACGCATTCACTATCCCCTGCGGCCGGTTGTACGATCCGGAGCACGACATGCGGGACAACCTCTTTCCCTGCACGATGTGGGCCACGTGGGAATTCGTCGGCCGCGACGGGCTTAAGCGCTACGCGTGCGGGCAGCATATAAACACTGTGCTGCATGACATTGTCGGGGACAAGCGCGTCGACCTCACAGTAAAGGAACTCCGGGCATGAGCTACAACTACTTGGACGACCTAGAGGCAGAAGTACTGGCGGCTGCTGAAGTTCTTCACCAGGAACGGTATTACGAGCACGTTCCTTGCTTGTATGAACTGCTCGAAAGGGCCAAGCATTACCAGCGACTCACAGAGTCTGTACTCAATGGTGTTCACTGTGCCCGTTCTTTTGAGGACAACGAAAAGGAACTCAACCGAGCCACGGGTGCAGGGGATTGGTATCGTCATGACAAATGCTGGGAGTCGTAATGCTCGCATGGTTGATAGCCTCGGTCAGTACATTTGTGTACGTGGTTGGGGCTATGGTTGGGGTCCGGGTCATTCACGTCCGCCGGTCTGTCGAGTGGATGCGGTGGAAGAACGAAGATCCGGACAAGACAGAGTCGTACTACGGAGGTGAGTTTCCTTATTACCCTCTTAAAAAGAGTCGGAAAAACACCACTCTTTATGAGTACGTAAAGTACGTGGCCAGCTACAATAAAATGTCACGTCCAATGGCCTTGCTCTGGCCCTTCTTCGGGCCGTACTATCTGGCTAAGAAGTTCATGTTCCCCGACGTCAAGATGCCAGATCAGGCAAAAATCAAAGAACTGGAGGATCTGTGAATGACTGGAAGAAGAATAAGACGTCTGACGAATTGCTTGCCATAAAATGGCTGGAAAATCGTCCGACAACAATACTCGACGCCTCTTATGAAGGTGTGATCCCCGAGAATTATCAGGACGAAGACGGCGATTGGTGGGGTTATGGGTGTCCGCAAAGGCAGTTGTTTTCTCTGAAAGAAGACGACGAATATGGACATCTGAACGAGACAACAGGCAAATATGAACGCTGCTGGAATTGCCGTTCTACGGGTGAATTCATAGTAGTGGGAGAGGCATAAGATGAACGACGACGAAAACATCTACTACCAATTTGTAGATCTCATGCTCAGCACGTGGACCGAAGATGAGATGGCGTACTGTCACCGGATGGTCATGCACCCGTCGTACAACGATGGCAAGGACCCTGACCTGTACTCCCTCAACATGCAGATCAGGGAGCACAAAGACACCGACGAAACCTCTTGACCTAACACATCAGGCTATGTCATAGTCTGAGTAGTACAAGGCTTCCAGGAAAGGAACCAGCCATGGAAAAGACCATTGTCACCATCACAGACGACATTACCGGCCGCGAGAGCAAGGGCATTGAGACCCTGTCCTTCAGCTTCGAGGGGGTCGCGTACGAAATCGACCTCAACCCGTTGAACGCCGCGAACTTCCGCCGGTCCATGAACAAGTACATCAGCCGAGGCCGTAAGGCCAGTGCCTCTCAGAAGGTGGACGTCCGGAAAGTCAGCCACAATCGGGAGTACGTCCACACCGTCCGTGAGTGGGCCGCACGCAACGGCATTGAGGTGGCCCGCCGGGGCCGTGTCCCCCAGTCTGTGTACGAGCGCTTCGAGGCGGCTAACAAGTGACGTACACCGAATGGCTCAGGTGGTCGGCAGCTTACGCTGTTGACCATCCGGACCAGCGTAGAGGACAGGCTCTTTACAATTCATTGCATCAATTCGGTCGTCAGGATTTGTGCGAACGGGTTATCCAGACCTCCGCCGACCCATTCCACGATGACCGCAATATCCTGTTGTTTCTTCAGATAGTAGAGGCACTCTGGTGAGTGTCCAAATCAAGGGAGAGGGTGACGAGTAATGCCTAACTGGATTTATACGATAAATCTAGCGGATGTCTGGGGCGCAGATATTCCGTTTGAGGCCAAACGGGATGTCATAGTCAGGAGGCTGGAAAACTCCACCTGGTTCTATCGGACAGACTACCAACTGTCTCTGTCGCATTTGATAGATCTTCTTAAGCTGTCACAGGACGTACAGGAATTCGACGACTACTGGAATCAGATCTATGATATAGCAGATTATGACCGGTGCTGGCTAGGTACATTCTGATGAATGCGGATGAAAGCCTCATGCATGAGATAGTCGCATGCCTCAACAGCCTTGAAGCACTAGGGGTCAACTGTACCTTCCGTACCGAGGAAGGGTGGGGACGTTCCCTTTGCTTCGGGCGAGACCACTGTCTAGGCTGGACACCCGAGCAAGGCTGGTACCTCAGGGAGATGTGATGGACGTAAGCGAACTCCCCCCGCACGTAGTGTGCGTGCTGGGCTATGAACACCAATACCGTAAGGTATATGCCACCCGTGTCTGGAAGAGCAAGGCAGGACACTGGCTCATCACGGCATGGGACCCGGACGCCAACGACTTTGAAGGGGGCTATAGGTCTTTCAGGGTCGACAGGATACAAGGCAAGATACATCTCAAAGGGGTGGAACGTGCCTAAGAAAGTCCGACGGCCTAAGACCAGGTGCTATGCAGGCAAAGACCCAACGGGGAAGGTCCGGTTTGCATCTCAGCGTCTTGCTGACAAAGCCCTCAACACCATCTGGCGTACGGCGCTTTACGGCCAGTTCAAGGGAGGGAAATTGCCTTGCCGGACCTATCGGTGCCACTCCTGTGGGGGATGGCATCTTACTTCACAAAGTCTCGCGGAGCGACATGAATCACGGCCCTGATTGGTTGATGATAGGTTTCCTGGTGACTGTTATAATATGGTTGTTCATAGAACCGTTTATAACTCACTAGGAAGGCGAAATGGCAAAGCCTAAACCACACTTGAACGGAAAGGCATCTTCCAAGGGCAGTTCAAGCAGCAAGCGCAAACAAAAACAAAAAGGCAGCACTCAACCTAAGCCACCTATGCAAAGGATAATGGTATTAACACCGAGCGGGAAACGGAAAATGGCCTGGCGCCCCTGGTAGAACCTTTCCTGAGGCTGGTTCATCTGGTGCCCTTCCACGAATGCTGGGAATGGATGGGTGCCACGGCGGGCACATCCAAATATGGCAAGTTTAGAGGGAAACAAGCTCACAGAGTGTCTTATGAGATTTTTGTGGGACCAATTCCAAAAAACTTAGTAATTCACCACGTTTGTCATAACGCAGGGTGTGTAAACCCACACCATCTCACACCCGTAACGTCTCTACAGAATAATAGAGAAGAGCGCAGGGATTCCTGCAAAAAGGGTCATCCTTTCACTGATGAAAATTTGTATATACACCCCACTAGAGGATGGCGAGAATGTCTTACATGTAGACACAACAGAAATAGATCTAGGTGCAAAAACTGTTACAAACAATCTAAAACCTGCAAGTGCTAGCCCTCTAAGCCCCAACCATCATGGATGGGGCTCAACTTGTTGACGGGGCGACAAAGATCATGTTAGGCTTACCTTCGAAGACCGAATGACTCGGGGCAGCGTAGCCCAAGGGGGCATAGACGATGGACAGGGCTTTGACCGAGTTGGCGGAAGCCACCGTAGGGCTTGACTCTGAGTTGAGTTGGACTCTTTCAGAGGACATTGCACGCAGGCAGGTGTCTCCGGTTTTCTCCAGATGTGCATCCGGAGAACTCACACCGGAGCAAGCACTAGATGTCTGTATGGACTGTGTAAACGCCAAACTCATGTACACCATGGATGTGTTTGACAGGCTGTACACACGGCTCTACGATAAGTTGACCGATGCGTTCGGAGACTTCCACTTTCAGGCCATGCTGGCTCTGCAAGAGTTTTTCATGGGTCTGGAGAACACATCCCGATGGAGCACCAGTGACGAGATAGCCCGAAACGAGTTGCGTCCCGTGTTCAACCGGTGTGCCTCAGGCGACTTGTCTGCCAATCAGGCGCTTGACATATTCGTAGACAACATGGTAGCCAAAAGAGACTACACGCTAGAGTTGTTGCAAGACATGGTACGAAACCTGGCTGTGGAGATCAGTTCGGAAACCGGTGCAAAGGTAGACGAAGATGAACCGTCGTAACCTGTTCGACCGCGTGGCCCTGTACCGTTGGGCTGCACTGGTACTCAGCGTTTCGCTAGTTCGCAGCATCTACACTCTAGTGGATGGCTCGATGCCCTTTACAGGGTGGCGCGTAGCCTTGTGGGTGGGATGGGGTCTGCTGATGTTCGCAGTACTGAGGGACTGTTGGACCATCTACACAGCACGTCGCATGGTTCGCCGTAAGATAGATAAGGTGCTACAGAAGAGGTGACATGTACACGTATCCCGTGCATCGGACAACATTATTAGCAAGCGGGCCCCCTTGACCGGGGGCCTGTTCTGTGTCACAATTCATATACAACCAAATGTTGTGGGGCAGTCGAACACTGATGCTAAGTCCCCTACCTCCCACAACCGAGGATGTACCACCATGACCACCACGACTGAAAGCCTAATAGACCACAAGTCGGCTCAGATCAGCTCTGACATCACTACATGGGCAGATCTGGTAAAGGCGTTGGACGGACACGAGGGTGTGGCTATGATCCCCATGGAAACACTCCGGAAGCTTGAAGGCGCTCAGCGCCTCGGGGTTCATGTACTGAAGTCAATCAGTACTCGGCTCAGTTCTCTAGGGCTAGGCCATATGCCCGCAGAACTTCCCAACCGTCAAGACCAGGAAGCCATCCTCTACAGATATGGCACCCCGGCCAGTCAGGTCATTCACGCCGTCCGCGATGGCTTGCGAAGCGTACAGGATATGCGCAACACGTACGAGTCTCTGTACAAGCTCAACGCGCTTCCCGACATGACCCAGGTGGTTCACAGGGACGACATGAACGACAAGCTCAAGACGGCCGCACAGGCCGTTCTGGAGCTTCTGGGACCCAACGGGAGGGCCGTGTTGGACAACGGCTAAGGTCCATAGACCCTAGTCGGGAGAAATCCTGGCTAGGGTCTTTGTTTTGACAACAAACTTGTCATGAACACAAACAATTAATTTTACCTTCAGGGGGCTTGCGGGACACTAATCCGTGTGCCATCCTGATGTGACAAGGACGACACAAACCCCTCGTAGAGGATGATCTGAGGTGGCAGAAATGACCGCACATCAGTACTGGCTCAGCTTCAACATCGAGTGGAACAACCTTGCTGTTGAAGCGAACAAGGCCGGACAGTGGGAAATGGCAGAGTTCTTCGCGGAGCTTGCCGACGATGCCGGGGATATGTGGGCAGGGGTGTACGGACCTCTTGAAGGGCGGTCCTCATTCCTTGTGTGACAACTGGTGTGTCTGCCAGGGTGAGCCGAGTAAGATCAGATTCGAATTCTTTGATATCTTCGAAGAGGTGTTTACACTCGAAGAAGAACGGGAATTTAACAGGCTTACCCGGCACTGGCCCCTCAAAGAAACGGACGGCTGATCATGAGCGACGAATTAAACCCCGAAGACGTTGAGGGTGAACCTCTGCCTGAGGACGCTTTTGACGCCCTCATCAAGAATCAGCCTGCCGAAGAAGAGGGCCCGGTCGAACTCTCCTCTCTCTGGGAGGGTATAGAGTACATCTGGAAGAAATTCAATCCGGGAGTCCTGGTCAAGGGCATCGTTCTGGCCGAATACGTGGATGAGGAAGGCCAGAGAACATTCAAATGGCTCACATCCTCTGAAATGGCCTCATGGGAGGCTATCGGAATGCTTTCCACAGCGATGATGGACTTGCAATCTGAAGCTCTCGTAATGGGAGTGGTTGACACTCTCGTGAATAGTGAAGATGATGACGAAGAGGAAGGCGAGCAGTAAACAAAGCAGGGTATAATTACTCTATCGCTGAGGGCGAAAACCCAAGCTAAGGAGTGTCGAGATGGTTCGTCGATTTGTCACCCTTGATGGTGAAGTGCTAGCGGAAGAGAATTGGGATATCACCCAAAATCCCAAATATCTCTGTTTCTGGTGTGATGACCATTTGCTTGGTTCAGAGAATTACCCCTGCTACAACAGCTTTGACGGTTCTCATGACTGGGTAACCATCTGCAAGCGGGAGTTTGTTTAAAGAATAGAGCCTCTCGGGAAATCAACCGGGAGGCTCTTTGCCTAGAAAAGAGTAGGATCGTGAATGAAAAACCACGATTCTGGAATGACCCACTGCCCAGACCACAATTAGAGCGGATGGACCTTCCAGAAGATCAGCACATGGATTACTGGAAACTTGTTATCCGCGAGTTCGATTGGTCTACCAGCCGTATTCAGTCCAAATTGCTCTACACCAACAAAGCAAAGCAACCCGAGGGAGATGTACCGTCATGACCACTGTTACCCCCACCGCGCCCGTAGAGACCCCCGCATTTCCGCCCCTGAAGCCTGCTGACAGGTCCGATGCAGTTCCGTCCGCACAGGCTCTTGTACGGGTCGTCAAGGGGGCTCAAGACCTTCTGTTGGATGGCCACAGCTACCACAAACACGAAGCGGATCTGATTGCCGAAGGGTGGACTCTTTATGAGGACATCCGGGATATCGCCGACAACAAGCCGGTGGCAGCATATTGAACCACATTTTCTATCCTTGCTGTGAGGTAGGGGACAGGGTTGACATGGGAGACTATTTCAACCCTAAAGACAAAGCTGTATGCTGGTCTTGCGGCGGTACGGATTACCGGTACGTGATGGACATGCAGGGTTCGTACCGCAGCAATGACTACCGGTATTACGTTTTCACCTACAATGCCCGATGGATAAGACCCACTGATGAGCCTCCCCCTTGGACGTTCTGACATGTCATACTGCGACCACGAACAATACAGAGATCACCGTACGGGGGTGATCTTCCTCTCATGCTTCTGTTTCTGTGGACTTTGTTACGATCAGTCCCGTATGATCCAAGAAGGCAACGGCTGCATCTGTGACGAATGCTTCTGCAACGAGCTGCCGATTAATGTGGACTGCCGTGGTGGACAAGCAAATCTCATGTTGCCAGAGTCCGTGACAAAGCTTCCCAAGATAGGCGGGAAGCCCGTAGAAACAGTAGTAAGTGACTTGCCGGAGCAACCGGGCAAGACAGGGACGTGCCGCACTTGTGGGGCACCCACCTACCGCAAAGAGGGTGCGACAAAGGGTCGTTTCCCAAGTCTCTGTGAGGGATGTAAATGAACTGGACAGATCATGGAAGCCTAGGAACAGCGTCGCTCCGCTCCACAGCCGCTGCACTCGGTTTTTGGATTGCTTATACAGTGGTTGTTGTCACGGTGTGGCGGGTGGATTCCACATACCTCAACGGCATGGCAGCGGGTATGGGCATCATGGCTAGCCTTTACAGTCTCGCAAATATCCTCAAGGTCTGGGGCAACCTAGCCTTGCACCAGGATGACTGACCCTTTAACTAGACAGATCAGTGCCTCCCTGCTACGGTAGTCGGAGGCACTAATCGTTTAGGGAGACCCTGTTGAAGACTTGCAATACGTGTCGTGAAACCAAAGATTTCACAGAGTTCGGCAAGCGTAGGGAGTCCAAGGACGGACACGCTCCCAGATGTACCCTATGTGTCAAGGCCAGACGTAAGAAGCTTGCCACAGGGGAGGTTATTTCCAAGTTCGGCCCCGAACTGGAACCAGAACAGCGCAGACACGTTTACATGTCAGCAATTATCAGAATGCGCCAACAGGGTCTTGTATCCCATAAAACCACAACTGAGATGCTTGAAAGGATAGGTGAACTGTAATGGTGGACATCGAAAAGATTCGACGGTATCTGATCACATCTCTCGCTAGTTACAGGGGTCACAGTGAATATGACGATGCCTTCCAAGAGGGCATGATCCGGGCATGGCGTGATATTGAGGACGGAAACGACGACTTTCGGCATGTAGCGCACAGGGCAAAACTGTGGGCCGTGGCATTCATCTCCGAGTCCGGGCAGGGACGCCGACGCTCTACAGGAGCGCCTCCTATGTCCCGGGACGGCCGTAGAGATGCTCAAGGGGACAAGACCCGAGAAAAGATCAAGCAGTGCATAGCTGAATACGAATCGGTCCATGGGGAGGAACCGACCAATAAGTATATCGTGCAGTCCACTGGAATCTCATCTTCCGTTGTCTCCATTCAACGGAAAAAGATGCGAGAGGGTAAGGGTGTCAATCATGCCATATACAACGGCCGTGATCGAATTGACCACAATGCCTACACGATAGGACCTATCACTTTGGAGAACGAAAACGACATCTACGGGTCTGTGACCACGTCGTTCGAGTCAGACTTGATAGCTGACATGTCCTTCAAAGGGCTTCTGGAAGATCTGCCTTCTGAGGAGCGACAGGTACTGTATTGGCACTACGTCCTAGGTCTCAACGCCAAGGAAATAGCGGCTATGCTCGGTCTGGCAGGTGGTTCATCCTCAGGTATGCGAAAGATCCGGGCCGCACATCACGCGGTTAAAGTACATCTCTTTCCTGAGGAATACCAGGAACAGTGTGTAAACGGTCACAAGCGGACCCCTGAAAACACAAAAGTATTCACCAATGTCAACGGGACTTCCAGTAAGCGTTGCATGATCTGCCAGGAAGCCACACGTAAGCGTCAGGCCGCTCGTAGAAAGCCCCGCAAGCCCCGAGAGGTAAAGACTCACTGCAAGCGGGACCATGAAATCCGGGGCTATAAATCCAATCGTCGGTACTGCAAGATCTGCAATTATATGTCGGCATACCCTAACAAGACGGAGGCTGATATTCCCCCGGAATCAGCCCTGTGGAAATGGGATGAACAGCCTTGAACACATGCACAGACTGCGGCTTACCTTTTCAGGACGCATTAGATGACGTAGCTTGTGATGGTTGCTACAAGTTTTTCCACCGAACATGTCTCAACTACTGCGTGATAGATGTAGAGTGGGACGACATGCCAAAAGCCTTTGCCTTCTGTGAGGAATGTGACGATGGACCTATGGAATGACGATCTAGAAGTTTGCTGTGAGGCTTGCTATGAAAGTTAATGTACAGTTCGGTGTACCTGACCCCATGTACCACCTTGAGCTGGATGCCCAGTCCCTCGCTGCTTACACCAATTGGGTGGAGTCGGGCCGCACTGACATCTATCTCTATGAGATATTTCTGTCCGAACTCCATAAGCAACTACAGCCGCAGATGGGCTCCCGAGGGTACATCTTCGAGGTATGGCCGGACGTGGGGCTGTGATGGCTGCCAAGCGAGGGGAAAATCACCACCTGTCCCGGCTACGGCCGGAAGACGTACTAGACATACGTCAGGCCGTGAAAGAAGGTGTGACACAGCTAGAGCTGTCCAACAGGTACGACGTCTGTGTCGGCACCATCAGCGCCATAGTCTCCCGTAGAAGCTGGAAGCACATATGACCCTGGAAGACAGATTCTGGGCCAAAGTTGAAAAGACTGAGACATGTTGGTTATGGACAGCATGGAAGGATAAAAACGGGTACGGAGGTTTAAGTAAAGGTGCCAAACGTGAAGGTTACTGGCGGGCACATATTTACTCATATATTCTCCACAAAGGTCCCGTACCTGAGGGTTACATAGTAGAACACAAGTGTAACAACCCCTCATGTGTAAATCCAGATCATTTGAGGCCCAAAACTCAACGTGAAAATGTAATGAGAAGTTCCGGGCCAGCGGCTTTAAATGCAATAAAAACGCATTGTCCGGCTAATCACGAATACACTTCTGACAACACGTACGAATTTCCTACCCGTACAGGATGGGGCCGTTCATGTTGTAAATGTAGTAGACGTAAGCCTAGATCGAGATCAGAATGGGATATCGGTGACTCAATACACCTTGTCTGACTATCAAGAAACTTCCAAGGACTTTTTATTGAACTCTAAGGGGGTTGCCGGGCTCTTTGATGTGCCCGGCGTTTAGGTTGGTAAAACTCCTCCTACTATTGTGGCGGCGTATCAGAAAGTTCAGGAGACGAAAAGACCTGCACTGGTAACATGCCCTGCGTATCTTGTGAAGAACTGGTGTTATGAGATTTCTCGATTTGCGCCAAGCGCTAGGGTTGTCACAGCCGACGGACAAGGCTTCGAAGCCCGGTTCGAAGCCCTTGATAATCCGTGGACAGACTTTGTCATCACTAGTTACAACAACTGGTCAGCGACGTGGCCGAAAACGCTCAAAGGACAACCCCACCCGTTAGCGGGTCAGCGTCAATACGGGATACTCTCGGAGCGACCCTGGGCCGTCTGCATATTCGACGAGGCACATCGTTTACGCGGACGTAGCAGTCAGAGCACTAAGCATGTAATGGAACTGCGGAAAGCACGGGCGACTAACCTTCAGACACCTATTTGGTATCTCACGGGTACACCTATTGTTAATACGCCGGGTGATCTTTTCCCTATGCTGCAATTGTGGGACAAAAAAGCATACAAGAGCTATTGGCGATTTGTAGAGGAATACTGCTACGTCGTCAAGACCCCTTGGAGTACGGAAGTAGGGCAGTTACGACGTGGACTTGAAGACGATTTTCAACAAATATTGGGTCAATTCTCGTTACGCCGGACCCTTCAAGATGTCCCTAGTCTTGCTACTCTTGACCAACGCGACCGTGATTATTTTGTCGACCTACCAGCTTCTGTGAGGAAAACCTTTGTACAAGCGCGTAAAGAATACATCATCGAGCACCCGGATCTTGAGCATTCGGAGTTTGTCAATGGAGGTGGGGCGCTCTACTCGCGGTTACGGCAGTTGGCGACTAACCCTCCCACTAAGGAAAAACCGAAAATTGATTTTGTCCGTGATTTCCTTGACGATCGGTTCGGGCCGATCGTGGTGTATGTCTGGTACAAAGACTCTGCCAGAGCGGTGGCAGAGGCCCTTTCTAGAAATGACCGTCCGGTCACGCTCGTCACGGGGGACGTCCCGACCCACAAAAGATCAGAGTTAGTGGACCAATGGAAGAGCACTGCGAACGGCGTCTTAGTGGCCACCATATCCTCATTGAAGGAAGGGATTTCACTTATTCATGCCTCGGATGTTGTCTTCTTAGAGCACAGTCCACTACCGGCAGATCAGGAACAGTGCATAGCGCGCCTGAAGAGGCGCGGGCAAACACGACTGGTAAATGTCCACAATGTTTTTGCGAAGGGGACACCAGACATGGCGATTCAAAAACATCTCAACCAGAGAACTGACGGGTTGAAGAGAGCGCTTATATCCTGGCTCCGGGAGGACTAGTGTCAGACGTAGACGGTGAGATGCACACTGTGGGGGCACTTATCATCGCGTGCCCCCGCTGTGGGACGGATATCACAATACCTATCTCTGCTGGAGTGGTGTCAAAAGCCGACGAACCAGGTAAGCTTTATATACGGACAGACAGTGATGTAGCTGACTACTGGTCACACTCTTTTTGGCACACAGAAGAATCCAAGAAATAGACGGGACGGACGATGGGAAAGAAAAAAGGCGGTTCTCAGCGTCCCCGGAGAAAGACCCTGTCATTCAGGATGCGCCTATGGATACGTCAAAGATATCGGTGTGCTATATGTAGCAAACAAATCCGTCGGCGCATCCTGTACTCTGATTTACTAAATCTAGATCATGTCGTACCCAAATCACGTGGGGGCACAAGAGACCCCGAGAATTTGGCTCTTGTCCACCTTGTCTGTAACCAGGCCAAGGCAAGTGACTGTCCATGCATGTGGTACGAAGGTTATGTATGTGAACCTGAAATCCACAATTGGAAGTGGCCCATCTCAGATATGGAAGCTGCAATAGAGGGTGAAGAATGAGTGAAACTGAAAGTCGCTGTCCTGTATGTGGAGAGAAAAGCCCTTCAGGGAGTCCTGGCGGATGCTGGATCAGGCATGGTAAGGGGTAGTCATGATTCACAAGCTGTCCCGGAAACTATTCAACGGATATTATCTACGTTGTTTACATAGAAGCCATAAACTTAGCCTGAGATGCTATAGAGGCTTTTTCTACGATGGTTACTGTAAAAAGCACCTTAACTCTTGTTTTATGAGGCACGGATGGCATGGTGGGAGTGGTATATAGCTGTACCTGTGGGAACCATAGGGGGCCTATTACTCGGATGGTGGAACAGTAAGACATGAAGCGACTATCGTGGGATGATTACGGACTCCATATAGCCTCTGCGGTATCTCTACGTGCGGATTGTTCGCGGCGTAAGGTAGGGGCCGTAATATTTGATACGGAACACCGAATTGCATCTACGGGCTACAATGGCAGCTACCCAGGGGGGCCGTCTTGTCTGGCCGGAGAGTGCCCTAGGGCCAACTCTGATGTATCCCCGGGCTCCAGTTATGACACCGGCCCAGGCGCATGCCATAGTGTCCACGCAGAGGCCAATGCCCTGTTGTTCGCGGATAGACAACGCCTAGAGGGTGGCACCCTTTACATAACAGACGAGCCGTGCCAAGGTTGTATGAAACTCATCAAAAACACCACCCTAGCTAGGGTCGTATGGCCGGGAGGCGAATGTGTGCGACGGACCGACGTTTACTCCAGTGGAGCTGGAACTGTTAAGCGATCTAGTTGGTTTATATCTTGAACAGGATGATCTGAGTCAAAAAGAGTTCGGCAATGCTAAGGTTCTTTTGGACAAGATAGACGATGCTCTGTGACTGATGACGTTTACATTTCGTTCTCGGATATAGAGTCATTTCTTAGGTGTCGCCAGCTCTGGGATTTCAAGTCAGCAAATCGTCAGAGCATACGTCATAAGACCAGTCCTAAACTCTATCTCGATGTTGGCACGGCAATTCATAAAGCTCTTGAGGCCAATTTTAATGGGTACAACCCAGTCTATGCCGTTAACGCGTACGGCAAAGAGGTTTACGACGAAAAGGTTGCACTCTATACTGAACACTACGGTATGAAGCCATGGCCTCAGGAGACAAAGGAAATTGAAGAAGCTTTCGATCTTGCTCATGATCTTGTTGTCCAGTATTTTGATCACTACGGCCTATCTAATCCTCTGGGGGATGCTGGACTTACGTCCATAGGCTGTGAAATACCGTTCAAGATAGATATCACTGAGTACATAGGCTGGAACATCGCCAGACCCGGGCAAAAAGTGTATTTCTGTGGCACCCTGGACAACATAGCTGTTGACGAACACGAAAATCTCTGGATAGTCGAGAACAAGACTTACACGTCCAAACCCAGCCCGGAAGACGTGCAGTGGCACTTCCAGTCACAGGGATACGCCGTGGCCGTAGAATGGCTTACAGGGATGCCAGTAACCGGCGTGCTGTACAACGGTATAGCCAAGAAGCCGATCCAAGAACCGAAGGTGTTGAAGAATGGATTGCTGTCCACGGATAAACGCCAATCTACAACTCTGGAGCGATATTGCCAGGCTATCGCCAACAACGGTGAAGACCCTGAAGACGCGCGTTTTGAAGCAATCCTGTCGCACTTGCGCGACATCGATAAACAGGGCGATACGCGTTTCTTCTACCGTGAAAAAGCCTTCTTCACCCGAGAACAGCTAGAGTCCTGGAAAGAGGGTTTCCAGAACGTTGTGGTAGAGATGCTGGACAATCCGCGCGTTTACAGGACCATTCCTTACAAAGGCTGTAGTGATTGCTGGTTTAGTGACCTATGTCATACTAAACACTCTGGCGGAGATGTAGAATATCTGCTAGAAAAGAGATACACAACAGGAACGTACGGCACCGTAGAAGAGGTACGGGGTGTCGAACCAGCACAGATTACCTCTGTCGAAGAACTACGGGAGTATCTAAGTAATGTCGGATAACACGACCTATGGCATCGAATACTACGATCCCACGTATGGAATGTATACTGGCAATCCCTGGGTGCCTGTGGAGTCTGTGTTTGACACTTTTGCAGAGGCCCAGGATGCTGCACGAGAACACCAACTGGTTACCACATACCGTAACGTTCAAGTAGTAAAGCATGTCAGGTCAGTAGTAGCCACATATAAGGATGGTGTAGAAGTTGAGTGAATTACCCTCTAATGACGGCGAAAACTCCGACGACAAGCAAAAAGAAGATGAGCTGTTAAGCGCTCTGGCTGCTGACATGGGCAACACAGAACAGCAAGAGTCCTGGGTAATGCTCAACGAGGTGTACAGGGGCTTGACAGGGGCGGGATTCACTCAGGCTGAGGCTCTGGCCCTTCTGACCAACATCATGTGGAAGATGATGATGGAGGGTGGGAGTTCCTGATGGCTGTAGGAGGTTTACCCACATTCCGGAAAGCGAGTGACCTTGCCGGATCCACAGGACTTGGACTTCTTATTTTCGGCCCACCTGGCGTCGGTAAAACTACGCTTGCTGCGTCAGCACAGGACTCTGAACAGGGTCGAGACGCTATACTTTTCGAGCTGGACCCTAATGGATACGAGTCTGTCACAGACGTCGATATCCCCGTATGGCCCACCCCGGAAGACGGGGAAGTCACGTTCAATGATTTTCGTGTCATTATAGACAAGCTGGTAGGGGCAAAGGGCAACGGTCCTTTCAATACTATCATTGTCGACAGTATCTCCGCCGTGTACTATGACCTGATTCTGACCAAGCTGACTGGCTCACGTGAAAAGCAACCCACTCAGGCGCAGTGGGGTGAGGCAAACCGCATCATGATCAAGCTTATGATGGATTTGCTCACGTTGACAAAGCACGGAATCAACGTTATCTTTATCGGTCACAGCATGGACCAGCAGGATGAAGAATCGACTATCAAGTATCTTGCCGGTACTCCTAAGGGTCGCGATGAGATCCTTCGTAATATTGGCAGGGTTGGTTATTATGACTATGATCGGCGTAAAGTGGACAGGGTTCTAACCTTCAAGCCACAGCGCAAGGTTGAGGGACCTAAGTGGCGCCAGCCTCGCTCAGGGGACCAAATGCCTCTGGAGTTTACAAACCCCACCATGGATGATATCTTGAAATACACGGGGAAATAGGTGAACAAGACAATCTCACTTACCGTTCTTCTTGACGGTGAAGCTTCGGTTGCCGAGGCCAGAGGTTCCACGTATACCAACATAGGTGAAGTGACGGGAACGGGTTCTGCAAAGAAGCACCCCAAGGATAAGCCAGACAACACAATCGGCTACAATCTGGCTGTGGCTCGTGCCCTTAGAGCACTTGCAGACGAATATGAAAAGCGGGCAGACTGGTCCATGTCTTCACTAGGGGCAGACAATATCTTTCTCATGCCCAATAGCGTAACAATAAACGGACACACCTTAACTCAGGGAGTATGACAAATGGGTATCGCACGCTTAGACTTCGGTTCTGTTGAGGTCAAGTCCGGAGGTGGCCGCAAGGCTCTCGTGGACGGTTCCAAGGTTCTTGCGGAGGCTCGCAAGTTCGAGTTCAAGACCTCTCAGGCCGGTAACCCGATGATCAAGGTCACATACAAGGTGACCGACGAAAAGGCCGAAGACGTTGACGGCGGACAGGAATTCGGCAACCTGTTCGACAACATCGTATTCACCGAAAAGGCCGTAAAGATGGCCAAGCTTAAGCTCAAGGGTCTCGGGTACGAGGTGGACGAGCTTGTCATTGAGAGCGTTGAGGATGTAAAGGATCTGGCCGCAGATCTTACGGACAACTTCCTTGAGCAAGAGGTCATCATCACAGTAGAGAACGAGGAATCTACTGAGTACGGTGTTCAGAGCCGTGTCAAGTGGGTAAATCAGGTAGGCTGAGCTAGCGGAAGTCAGGGGCCTCTTAAAGAGGCCCCTTTCTTGTAGGAGAAACATGTCTGAAGACTGGGAAGTCTTGCTGAACCAACGAGACGCACTAGATGCGTTGCCATACCCTCTCACTGTGTTTACATCTCGGTATCAGGGAACGTATGAGGGCGGCTGGTGTATAGCTCTCAACGAGCATCCGGGTTCCGACGTAGTGGCCAGTGCGACAGGCAGTGATGTCGAATGCGCCACATGGTACGCCAACTACGAACGTTACAAGCCGATAGGCCGTGGCAGGACCCATGAGGCCGCTATTCAGGATCTCAAAGCCAAGTTAGAGGTGGAACCTGATAAGGCGTGGCCTGAGTTCACCTGGCGTCAAACCCAAGTATGGTGGTAGACATGGCCAAATGGGCAGACTGTTCTTGTTGCTGGCCGCAAAAACCTAGGATACGAAAAGCTATAGGATGGAGCTTTTATGGCCCTGAGGGACTCCAAGAGGACCCTTTACCGCCATTTTGGTATATGGAGATAAGTGGATGGCCTAGAGGCCATTTCGACACCTGGGAAGAAGCCCTAAAAGCGGCTGAAGCATACCTTGCAGGGGAAACTAGGTACTGATGACCATATGGAGTTTTGATCCGGGAGCAGTGGCTACAGGCGTTGCATGGCTAGACGGCATAGACTTCTATGCAACTCAGTTTGCCAACCCTATAGAGGCGTGGAATGTTCTGGAGGATGAGGGCGGCAGAGACGACGTAGTCCTTATAGAGGACTACCGGAGTGGCTCACATCTCACCAAAGAGGCTAAGGCTACTATTGAGATCGTCGGATTCCTCAAGTACGCTGCTAAGACCGGGTGGGGGTGGGGAACTGCCGACCCTGTCATACGGGTTGAGCAACACCGGCTATCAGGTCAGCGGGAAGCGGCTCAACTTATGGGCGGTACAATAGATGAACTGAAGACAGACCCCGGACGTAAAGACGCGTTCAGTGCTTTGTCCCACTGTTGCAGCTATCGCAGATACCTAAGGATGACCCAATGAGCCATAAAGGTAGACCTCCTAAGCCGTGTGAGCTAAAACCTTTAGAGGATATAGACCTTATGTGGGTCGTTGGTCTACTGGAAGGTGAGGGCTCTTTCTATGTGGCCAGTCACGGCGGCCAGTTAAGGCCCAAGGTGGTATGTAACATGACGGACGAAGACGTGATTTCTCGTTTACATATCACCACGGGTATCGGTAGTGTATCAGTCTACAAATATAAGCGTCCAAATTGTAAGGACGCTTATCACTGGCAAGTCGCCGCAGTACAGGACGTATTGGCCTTGTGTAAGCTGGTACGCCCACATATGGGAAAGCGTCGACAGGGCCAGATAGATAATGTATTGAGTCGCTTAAAGGAGTTAGGACATGAGTAACCAAGAGAAGGTAAGTAAACAATCCAGTAAGACCACCGAAGAAGTTGAAGAAGTACAGGCCAAAGATCTTAGCAACGAAGAACTAGATGCTTCTGTTGAAGAGACTTTGGCCAAGATAGATGACGAACTCGACGACCTCATGTCGGATATCGACGATGTACTTGAGGAGAACGCCGAGGAGTTCGTGGCGGGATACATCCAGAAGGGAGGCCAGTGAGCCGTTTGCTTGACATATAGGTGGCGAATATGCTAGAGTCAGAGTGTGAATACATGGACATGCCCTGAATGTAATGTAGAGATAATAGAACCACGTCGTAGAGGCCCTCACCTATCTGGGTGTAGGCGTAAGTCAAGGGCTCAGTTTATATACGATGACGCTACCGATCCTCAACATAAACACCCTCTAGAGCTACGTAAATGCGAACTCTGCACCAAAGACTTTCTTGCGCGTAGAGATAACAAGTACGTAGGGCGATTTTGTTCTAAAACATGTGCCCAACTAGGGGAAAACAATTCAAATAAAAAGAATACTTCCATTCGTAAAACCCCTGTTATTCCTTCATACTACACTCTTCACAGACACCTGTATGAAACTAAAGGCTCTGCTAAAGAATACCGTTGTTTCTGTGGTGAACGAGCCCAAGCGTGGGCTAATCTGACGGGCCAATATGAGGATCTGGAAGACTATACCCCGATGTGTGGGCGTTGTCATAACAGGTACGATAAAGGCCGTTCGATGATGGGTGATACTGAAGGATGGGCGGAGTACCTTAAGAAGAGAGAATGTACATCTTAAAAACATGGAATGGCCGTGAGTACGTCCCCTGGACCTCCCAAGCCAACCCCTCTAACATCAATAAGCTAATTGAATTACACAAAGTGATCAAGCCCGGTGTTCCCTACGTGGTGGACAAAGTATGAAATTCAAAACGGACGATTTTGTCTGGTATGACGACAACATCGGAATTGTGATATCGGGGTATCCAGCTTCAGACCACAAAGGATTCTCTTATTTGGTCAGGTGGGTATGGACCCGAAAGCAAAGTGAAGTCTGGGAGACAGACTTACTATCCGATAGCGAATATCGAGACCTACTGGACAGATCTCTTTGAGATACAACCTTGACTTTCCAGAAGATGACTTCACAAAAGCCGATTCACTTGTACGGGCTACTATCCTGGCTGGCGGACGAGTGGATACATGGAACACCCTCAGACGAGTCACCTCAGACCTGAACGACTTACCAAAGTACTACAGGGACAAGGTGACTCGTTCATTAGAAATGGAAGGGTCGCTGTTACGTGCCGCCTGCAACCCCAGTCCGAATAACTCTATGGAATTTGATATATGGGTCAACCCTGATGTGGTTGACGAAACCGACCGTTTCCGGGCGACAATCCTTCACGAGCTGTGCCATGGCTACATCGGTGTGGGAAAAGGCCACAACGAGCAGTGGAGGCGTTTACATGCCAGAGTCCTTTATCACTACCACTACACGGTTCATACGGTAGACAACTGGCCAGCTCTTGTGGATCTGGCTAATTGGAGCTACACTAAGCGGGGAAAGTCAGAAACCACAAAGGATTTTCTCAAACGCATTCACACGGACAAAGAGCGTTGGATCAGACAAGCTGATGAAGATCAGCAGAAAGTGAATGACACGTGGTGCAAGATGATGAATCCGGAGTGGACAAAATCCCCGAATTCACAACGCCCGAGGCAATCGCGGGGTATCTAGCCCTCAAGCATGCTAACGGTATGTCTTTCCCTGATATGCTCGATTTGCATACACAGATTCTTGCGAATCTGGGTTCGAGGTATGTGTCTACGTGGGGTGCCGAACAGGGTGATTATCCGGAAACTTCGGCTATGTGGCAGCGAGACCAGGACTTGAAGACTGGTGCTACTTTTATTCTCGCACATCTTAGAAACCCCTTAGATTGGGAGTAACTTGTGCCGCGAGTCTGGCTCACCGTTGAAGAGTACGGCATGGAGATGTACACAACACCCCGGTCTGACGGCATGGCTGTTGAGATGAATGGGTCACTGTACAGGCAGATACGTGCAGCAGAAGCCAAGTTTGACAAGTTCCAGGCGCTTCTAGAAAAGTTCTATATGGATGCGGTAGAGCATCCTGATTCAATTCGGAGGGTACGTTGAGTGCACCTATGGGCAAATGCTCTGTATGTGGTCAGAGACGCCGTCTGACCCCTAAGGGTCTTATATACACCCACACTCTTTTCGGAGAGTGTGAGGGCTCACGTAAGCCACCTGCATTTCTTGACGTTAACGGTGGTACGATAGTCAACATTGCGCCACCTAATCCGGATCATGAGGTTTACACGGTCGGTTTCGTGAATGAAAGTGTCCGGACCAAAACCGGCTACACCGATGAAGACATGCACGAAATGCTGAAGAATCTGACACCCAAGCGTCAGAGACTTCGCGAACGTATCTCTACATGGCTTCGCAAGCTTCGGGGTAGCCACTGACAGCCGACAGTTTCCCGCACGGGGAAGAGCGAGGCTATCAGAGACACAGACGACAGGGTACGCACAAAGAAGCTGACGCTTGTGGATGCAAGACAGCACACAGCCGATATGTGGCTCAGAGAGCTTTACAAAGACGCAGAGAGCAAGGCATTTTTCCGCCGACTCGGGAAGAGCTTATATCTCGATTACCTCAGGCAGAGATTGAACCTGAGATCATAGGGTGGAAGAAAGTCGGCCTCAAGTTAGTGGCAGTGTACAAGGGAGAATACGATTTCCGAGCAGATACAGTTTAAGTCAGACATGGATGTCGAGCTAATCGAAATCATGGGGGACGACGTACGAATTGCAGAGGCTGCCTGGGTATCCAACTATGGTGGTGGTGGCCTCCCCAATACAGGACAGCGATCAATCGACCGTGTGCCCGGACTTATCAACTTCCTTATGAGGGACAGGCATGGAACCCCATTTGAGCACAACTCGTTTACTTTCCGCGTGTCCGCACCACTCTTCGTTTTTTACGAATTTCACAGGCACCGCGTTGGTTGGTCTTATAACGAAGAATCCGCACGTTACCGTGAACTGGACCCTGTGTTCTACGTGCCTGGACAAAGTCGCAACCTCCGTCAAACTGGCAAACCCGGCTCGTACACGTTTGAACTAGGGTCTCCAGAGCAGATAGAGCGTGAACAGGAACGCCACAGGCGTACGGCTCGATTCGATTGGGCTATGTACCGGGAATCGCTTCAGGATGGTATTGCCCGAGAGGTGGCCCGTGACCATCTTCCGGTCTCTATTTACAAGACGATGTACGCTACATGCAACTTGCGATCTTTGTTTTCCTTCCTTTCTCTTCGGTGGGCACACCCGCTTAGTACCGTGCCGACATTCCCTCTGGCAGAGATTCAGATGGTGGCTGAAGAAATGGAAGCTCTAGCAAGACCTAATTTTCCCCTAGCCTTCAAAGCTTTCGATGATAATGGCAGAGTGGCCCCGTGAGCTTATACAATCAGTATCAAACACATACTCTTGAGGCAATTCGTGTAGGTATGCAACAGTATCTTCCGGAAGAGGTTGTCCGGGGTATTGAAGTTGAACAGGTAACAGACAGTCTGTACCATTTCGGTGCCGGTGTGGCGTTTCAATTCCATAAAGACTTATGGGCTGACAAGCTGGCCGACGAAACTGTCAAAGTCAAAGCTGTACACATGTATGACCGTACGATACCTGTATGGACCAGCGCATGGCAGCTATGGAAGCACAACCATCGAGACAGTAAGCTCTTCGGATGGGTATCGCGTAAATGGCCACCTGTACAGGAAGAGCAACGGTTTGTTGACAGGCTTACGCCTGAAGTAGAGGTACATGTGAAAAAGTATCTTACGTTCCCTGAATTTCAGCCGCCTGCGGGCAATATGGGTCCATACTATCGATACATTACGGTCAACCCTACAGGGCGGGTGTGGTGGGAATGAAAACAGGGGAATTCTGCAATTGCACAGAGCGGGAGTATTGCGACAAGTGCGATATTGTTGAGACAGTCAACTTTGTAACTAAGGACAGTGGTAAGCGCCAGGAGTTCGAGTCCGGGGCTGTACGGGACACTCAAGACGGGAAGCCTCGGTATGACCTCATACCCCCTAAGGGTTTAAAGCGTGTCGCAGAGCTGTACGGACGTGGTGCAGAAAAATACGATGACCACAACTGGCGTAAAGGTATGCCAAGTTCTAGATACATGGCATCTCTTCTGCGTCATGTGGAGCAGTATCGCAGTGGTGATCGGGATGAGGACCATATAAGTGCAGTAATTTTTAATGCCCTTGCGTTAATCGAGTTTGAAGGCACTGAATGGGACGATCTATCTAACTTGTGGAACAAATGACACAAATTTATAACCCTTGCTCTATAAAGGGTTGTCCTCGTTTTGTCAGAGCTAGAGGCTGGTGTGTAACCCACCTGGCTTTATGGTATAAATGGGGCAACCCACTGGGTCGTTTAAAAGAGTGTCCTCATTGCGGTTGTGTGTTTACTGTAAACGGTACTCGCAAATGGTGTACAGATTGTTTAAAGACACCCGGAGGTAGAGGTGGGTATTTACTTAAAACATATGATTTAACTGAATCTGAGTTTGATGCCATGTATTTTGATCAAGATGGGCAATGTGCTATAGAGTCATGTGTGAAAGAAGCCACAGATATAGACCATTGCCATGCTACAGGTAAGGTGAGATCATTGTTATGCCGAGGCTGTAACGTGCAGTTAGGTCATCTAGAAATGGATAGCTGGTACGGTGCTGCTATTAAGTACCTAGATGAATGGAGAGGCTAGAATATGTGGATATCTTATGGATCTTGACGACTACCAGCGCAGGGCATTTGAGTTCGCCATCTATCCGTACAGGCTGAACAACCCGGAATATGCAACCCTGGGTCTCGTAGGGGAAGCTGGGGAAATAGCTAATAAGGTCAAGAAGATGCAGCGCGATGGCAAAACAAAAGACGATCTCAGATCAGACATAGGCGCTGAGATAGCAGACGTTCTCTGGTACTGTGGGGCTCTTGCCACAGAGTTTGGCCTCAGCCTTGACATACTAGCTCAGAACAACCTCAACAAACTTGAAAGTAGGCAGGCACGTGGAGTCCTGGGTGGAAGCGGAGACAATAGATGAAAATGAACGTAGAGCCCGTGAAGAGATTCGACAACTTGTAATAGATGGCTACGCACAAGATCTCATGAATACATGGTCCTATTGCAGTCAGTCATGTAATTACGTTTACAGTATTCTTCACGATGTAGCCAATGCTGAATTCGGCACCGTTTCCGGCGATGTGCGTAACTTCGCCAGGAACCTATTGGATGACTGGAGTAAGTGATGGGATGGTTAACCCTAGGCGCAGTTGTCACAATAGGGGGTCTTGTGTACGCCGTTGTTGTCCACATGATTGACAAGTACCATGAATAAGATATGTCTGGTTGATCTCGGTAAGACACAGTGCACCGAGGAAGTCTTAGGAATTCTTGAGGCTGTACTCAAAGAAGCAGGATTCCCTGAGGACAACGTACTCTATGCCCACATCACAGACCCCGAGCAATTGCGCGGGGTTTTTGATGGTGACCTAGTTGTCGCCATGGGCACGGACGCCATGCGTAAACTTTGCAACGTCAAGCGAGATCTCAAAGAATACGCAGGCTGTTTGACATGGAATGAAGAGCTAGGTCTCTGGGTACTTCCAACGCCACACCCAAATGGCATTTATCAGGAGAAGTACGATGATTTTGACCTCACTTATGCTCACATCCGGCGTGCTGTGGATCTTGCTACTGGTCTACTGGCTTACCCACCCAAGAACGGCCCGGATTTCGAATGGGAATTCATCGGGCATAATGGTGAAGGGTGGGACTGGCGAGACGGGTACAACCCGGTAGTCTGGACAGGCTATTTCGAAGCCACTCAGGATGAAGTCAGCCGTGCCCACGAGGTGCTGACAATGTGGCTGAGCCGTCTGGACAACCCCGAGAACGGTCCCCAGACATACGCCATAGACACCGAGTCCTACAATCTGAATCACTTTCAGCCTCTCACCATGATTCAGATTTACGACCCCCGTGAAAACAAAGCCTGGGCTTTCAACTGGGGTGTCATCGAACGAATCCGCACTTTGTGGGAGCGCTTTCTCAATCACAGGAAAGCGCGCTGGATTCTCCACAACACCAAGCACGACCGCAAGATGTTACGTCACTGGCTCGGGGTAGACCTAGGTGACCGAGACGTGGACACCATGTGCATGGCCCTGGGGCTCACGGAGAAGGCCAACCAGACCTCTTTGAAGTACGTGGCCCGGCAGTACTGCAACGCGCCCTTCTGGGACGAAGAACTCAAAGTGTGGTTGTCCAGTGACAAAAAGAAAATCAACTACGGACACATTTGTCCAGACGTACTCGCTGAGTATGGGTGCCTTGACGTTTACTACACATATCAACTCAGCACCGTATTACCTGCACGCGTCGAACGGGAAGGGACGTCGGTACTCGTTCGAGATATCCTTTTACCGGCGCAACGGACGTTCGCTGAAATCGAGTATGAAGGAATTCGTATCGATATGCTGTACACTCAGCAATTGGCTGCTGAGTGGCGTCCGCTCATTGACAATGCGATTGAAGAAGTTCAGGAATACGCAAGACAAAAAGGATTCCCAGAAGATCCTAAAGTTACTAAGAACCAGATCGTCAGACGTATCTGTGACTGCGTACCTGTGCGGTTGCGTCCACACCTGGACGAACTCAGGGTCACATCATATGCTAAGTATTTGCGAGAGGCACATGGACTCCTCACCAAGTGCGAAACTTGTAAATCTAAGCGCTATATCCGTGAAGTGGACAACACCCTGAATGTCCGGTCGTCCACACAGATGGCACACATCTGTCACGACATGTTCCGGATGATTCCTACATTTAAACCTCGCCAGTGTGACAAACAATTCTGGGAGATCAATGCGGGTCACCCGTTCACGGACCTGGTTGTTGCTTATCGCGAGCTTGATTATCTTCAAAGAAATTTCGTTGAAGGTATGCAGGGATTTCTGTGGGAGGATGGCCGGGTTCATCCGGACATTTTCGTAGCAGGAACCGTATCAGGCCGTCTGTCCATGAAATCTCCGGCGCTTCAGACCGTGCCCAGTCGCTCCAAGCGTGCCAAATACGTAAAGCGAATGTTCCTGCCGGACGACGGGGACCTTATCGTCAACTCCGACTATAAGGCTCTTGAAATGTTCGTCACGCATCACCTCACTAAGGATGCACAGCTTCTTGAAGACCTCACAACGCGCGACATCTATAAAGCTACTGCGCAGGACATCTTCCGAAAGGCGTACGAAGAGGTCACAGCGGAGGAACGTAAGGCAGTTAAGCCGGTGGTACTGGCTTCCGGTTACAACATCAAAGCGGGCAAACTCTCCAAGAATCCAGACATCCGTAAAACAATCGGTGGTGGTAAGGAGAAGGCCCAAGAGATGCTGGACGCTTTCTGGAACCGCTACAAGGTCTGGAATGAGGTCAAGGAAGGGTGGAAGCAGGAAGCCGTACGGACCGGCGTACTGACCACAGAATTCGGCCGTAAGCGTCGCTGGAGTCTCATCACCGCTGACAACCTCTGGAAGGTGGAGAATCAGGCCACCAACTTCAAGAGTCAGTCCACTGGATCTGACATCTGCTTGACAAGAGTGATTTTGTTGACTAAGATGCTCAGAGAGAAGAATTATGGCCGCGTGCTCCTCACGGTTCACGACTCTATTGTTTTCTCTATCCACAAGGACAAGGTTCATGAGGCTGTGAAGCTGATTGAAGAAGTCATGACAGACGTTCCTGTCGAGACGGACACTCCGTTCTTCGTGGACACAGGTATTGGTCCGGATTACGCCTACGCGTGTGATGAGGAAAAGGGCGGTTATGACCCAACCCGAGATTACACAACCTGGGACTTCCAGTGAGAAAAACCTCTCTGCGGTAGGTGGGGAGACAGCCGACGAATGGCACAGAAGGTTGTACCCCGACTGTGATCTATGTGCAGAAGAGGACGTCGAAAATGATATGTAGTCATTGTGCCGATATGGCTGACAGCAACCGCGAAGCATATGAATCCGGCTCGGCTGAACAACACGGGCAATCCCCCCATTGGGGTTGTAAGGGTTGCACCTGTATGCACCAACCGGCGGAGGTGTGGGAGAAGCAATTCAGCACTCCCAATCTTTGGGAGGACGAGAAAGCGTGAAATCCAAAAGTTATTCAGGTCCGAGAATCCTGACGCTGGACATAGAAAACCGGCCCAACCTCGCATATACATGGGGGTTGTTTGATCAGTCCATAGGTCTTACACAGTTGGTAGAACCTGTGGAAATGATCTCATTCGCGGCCAAATGGCATGGGGACAAGAAAGTATTGTTCTATTCCACTTATCACGACAGTAAACCTGTCATGTTACGTGCGGCACATGAACTTCTTTCTGAAGCTGACATAGTAGTAGGTTATAATTCTAAGAGTTTCGATGTCAAACACCTTAATCGCGAATTCATTCTCGCGGATATGGACCCTCCGGCGCCGTATGCTCAAGTTGATCTCCTTCAAGTAGCCCGTAAAAACTTCAAGTTCGCCAGCAACAAACTTGACCACGTGGCCAGTGAGTTGGGATTAGGTGGTAAAACCAGTCATAACGGATTCCAGCTCTGGCTGGATTGTATGGCAGGTAAAGCTTCCGCGTGGAAGTTGATGCGCCAATACAACAAGCAAGATGTGGTATTGACGGAAAAACTTTATGATAAACTGTTACCCTGGATTCAACCCCACCCCCACCTCGGTCTTTACACGGGCGACCTAGACGCTTGTGGAAACTGTGGGGGAACTGATCTGCGTCCCGATGGAAAGGCATACACCACCACAGGTGTGTATCAGCGTTTTCAGTGCCGGGGATGTGCTAAGTACGGTAGAGGCAGGCATCGCCTTGCCGGTATCGATGTGACAGGCATCTCATGACCCCCTCTTGAACTTTCTGTCAAACATCCTTAATCTATACCTACTTGATCACTGCTAATCAAACTAATTAGGAGTCGGTAGTGTCTAAGACACCCACCACCAGCATTGCATCCGCCATCACCTCGGGTCCTACCAAGGCCGTGGCTGACAAGGTCCGTAAGGCTTTGACCAAGGACGGCTGGAAGGTTATCCGAGCCACCAAGGTCAAGCGACTTGAGGCCGTACTGAGCGAGATCTACGTGGACAACCGCCGTCAGCGACAGGTGGATCTGCTAGAGGAAGCCCGCAAGTTGGCTAAGTCTCTCTGATCTCCCGAGCCTAGGAGGGGACAGCTCGGGGAACGGGCCGGATGGACAAGGTGAGAACCGCATCCGGCCCTTTGACATGTCAGGAGACATATGAACACCCATAGACGCTATATCAAGAGGGCGCTTGACGTTGCCTCAACTTCCACATATCGCTGGCAGCTTGGCGCCCTTGTAGTCAACAACGGCAACGTGCTCGGCTGGTCCACCAACCGCTTCCGCAACCGCCCCGACATAGACCACATGAACGCCACCACCCATGCGGAGATGGCCGTCCTACGGGAGTGCCTTTTATCGGTCAAAGGGAGCGACCATCTACGTTGCACGGGTCAACCGGGCAGGTGACCCACGCATGGCGAGACCTTGTCCAGCCTGCTACAACGCTCTCTTACTGGCCGGTGTGAAGAAGGTCGTTTACACCACCAATGAAGGAATCTTCGAGATAGAGCGAATCAGGGGTTGACAGACCTCCACAGATCAGGTAAGTTAGTACTCACAACAGCGGGACACGGGAAACCGGAGAAGCTGTAACCGAGAACTTTGACTAGTGAATAGCGTGTACATGAAACGGCTGCACCTGCCTCCGGGCAGGGACAGAGGATGTGGTGGGACTATCATAAAGTCTTGCGCGACATCCAAATGGCTCTTTAGCTTATCAGGAAAAGCACGGGCGTGAAGTGCCTGAGTGCGGAGTTCGAGTCTCCGGGGAGCTACTTTTTGAAAGGAGTTATCATGGCCAAAAAGTACAAGCACAAACGTCTGTACAAAGAGGAAATCCTTGACGAAGAAACAGACAACGGTACAATGGTTGACAGCAAGAATGCTCTTGCTGAAGCTGTCGTAGGCCACAAAATCGTCAGCGTGTCACCCGAAGGCCGGATCATACTGGACAACGGTAAAGCAGTGACCCTTGTCGGTGAGAGCGACTGTTGCGCCTATACAGAACTTGAAGGTTTTCTGCTCCACCCCGAAATGGTTGACCACATTATCACGGGCGTGGGTACGACTGACGGATACCAGACTTGGCACATTTACGCCGACATGGGTGATGTGCTCAAGCTTGATGTTGGCTGGTCAGCGGGGAACCCTTTCTACTATGCATACGGTTTCCATATAATGGTGGAAGACCTTTAGCCGTCCCTCTCTGCCGAGTTTCCTTTCCCCCCGGCAGAGGGGTGACACAAGCTTGAAGTTCTCACGGAGCTACCATAAACCGTGAGGCGCCCTGGCTCCGGGTTTAGAGAGCTGTTGTGACCTCACCTAGAGCTGAGGTAAGCCCTTGAGCGTGGTAGCGCAATCAAGGGTGAGGCCCGCATAGACGAACGGTATAGTCAGTCGCCTCAAAAGCGATGCCTTATGGCGTGAGGGTTCGAATCCCTCTGTGGGTACAACACACTTCCGACGGGAAGTGTGGGCGGTGACAGAAACGATCCCCTATGCAGATCGGGGGATGGATTGTACACACGGCGGAAGACAAACGTAAGCTTGGGCGGGCACCCCAAAGGGCCACCCCTTTATCCAGAGCCAATCGGTGAGGAAGTTGACGGAAGGGCATTTAGCGATGCGCCTGAATTCGTGCTTAGCGGCTAACGTGTGGTTCAGAGGTAATTAAATCGGCTAATGGCCTGCCCTCTGTTGTGGGAAATCACCCCACCCGCCACCCTTCGGGGTATGCTAGAATAGTTTTTTCTCGCTCCGGTAGCTCAGTTGGTAGTAGCAGCGGACTCTTAATCCGCGTGTCCTCGGTTCAAGTCCGAGTCGGAGTACTGACCCTGGGTAGTGCGTTTTCCCTCACAAGTCAACCACTATAAGTTTCCATACTGCTGGATGCTTCCAGCCCAGGGTTTTAAGCCTGTGTAGCCCAATTTGGTAGAGGCGTCTGACTTAGGATCAGAAGGTTTGAAGGTTCGAGTCCTTTCACAGGTACGTTCAGTTTCGGGGACGGGTTCTGAATTAGGGCCAGTATAGTGCCGGGTAGCCCCCGGAGTGCTCTGGTTAGAAACAAAAACCGGTCCAAGTCCGAGTTACTCTGTTGGCAGGGGTGCCCTGACTTTCAATCAGGAGAAGACGCCGGTTCGATTCCGGTCTCGGATACGGTTCTAGAGGCTATTCGAAGTAACTCTGGAATACCGCCACAGCCTAAGTAAGACCTGGGAACTCCAGCCCGAAGGTACCGAAATAAAAGCTGTGGGCTTGCCGGTGTGGAGCTGTTGGCAAAGCTCATCTGATTCTCAGTCAGAAGAACGCGGGTTCGAGCCCCGTCACCGGTACTGACCTTAGGATGGGTCAATACAACTGAATAGAGCCTGCCATTGAGGGCAACGTGCAGGCTCCAAGCTCTTGTAGCTCAGTGGAAAGAGCAAGACGCTTCTATCGTCAAGGTCGGGGGTTCGAATCCCTCCAAGAGCGCAAACCCCCTGGGTCGCCTTAGCGCCCTGTGCACAAGGGGGCGCACCGAGCCAGTGACAACGTCCTGCGGGATTAGAAGTCTGGTTTAAGATATCCTCGGTGCCCGGTTTGATCAGCGAAAGCTGACACGTTTTCTGTTGCCCCTCAATGCGGTTCGAAACGCTGAGGGGAGCCCGCAAGAAGTCGACCTTGTGGGTAGGGGTATCGTACAGCGGCCAAGTACCGGGTCCCTGAAGCCCTACCTGGGTTCGAATCCCAGTATCCCGGCAGAATAGACAAAACAGAGACTATGTGTTATCATGGTCTCTCACGGGTCCATAGTGTATCGGAAGCACATGAGTTTCCAAGTCTCAAAGGGAAAGTTCGACTCTTTCTGGGCCTGCTCTTTACTGGTAGAGCATTTCATGTTAAAATGAATGTATGCCTACTAACGAATATATGAAGACCTATATGGCCAATCGACGTAAAACACGTCGACAAAAATTATTTGACCTGTCCGGTAGTGAATGCGTAGACTGTGGCAGTCCTGATGATTTAGAGCTTAACCACAAAGACCCCACTACAAAGTCGTTTACTTTATCCGGGGCGGGTTTAGATAGATCCTGGAAAAGTATTCTAGAAGAACTTGACAAGTGTGAAGTAGTGTGTAAAACTTGTCATGATGAAAAGACTAAACAGCAGTGGAGAGACGGTGCCATCACGCCTTGGAATAAAGGTATTCGAGGTGAATACTACCACGGCACTGCTAGAATGTATCACGAGATGACCTGTAGATGTGATAGGTGTAAGACCGCAAAGCGTCTGTACCGAACAGGGTTGTACTCGGGTTCAGATATAATTGCATAAAGCGATCAGGTGGGCCAACCGTTGGCGATGTTGGGTGCGGCTGTTAACCGTTTCGGAGAAATCCTTCGCTGGTTCAATTCCAGCCACCTGAGCGAGACCTTACGAGGAAAGTAGGGGAACGAGATGTCACAGTGGTTGCAACCCCTCTCGTTCATGGTTAGGTTAGGGCGGCACGAGGTCGTCGGGTAGTAAGGTCTTATAACTGAATCAATCCCGATTAGCACAATTGGTAGTTGCGCTGCGCTCTGGACGCAGAGGTTCTATGTTCGAGTCATAGATCGGGAGCGGTGACCATAGCACAATGGCTAGTGCACGCGGTTGTGGTCCGCAAGATCAGGGTTCGATTCCCTGTGGTCACATAACTAAATACATGCCTCCATAGCTCAGGGGTTAGAGCAGCCGCCTTGTAAGCGGCAGGTCGTGCGTTCAAATCGTACTGGGGGCTCAAGTCTAGGGCTGGAACCGACAGACTATAAACTTTCCGGGGGCCCATAAACCCGGTTAGCTCAGGGGAAGAGCATCGCGTTTACACCGCGCGTGTCAACAGTTCGAATCTGTTACTGGGTACGAGGCAGCTATGCCGGTTCCAGGGCGCCTACGTGGACGAAAATAGCAATGCGATATTAGCTTAATGGTAAAGCCTCTGTCTTCCAAACAGACTACAGGAGTTCGATTCTCCTATATCGCTCTGACTGGGTGTAGTGTAATGGTTAACACGCGACTTTTGGGAAGTCGTATAGGGATTTCGATTATCCCCACCCGGACGCAAGCCAGTCGACCGCTGTTACCTCATACGGACACGTCGCTGTGAGATTCTAGCTAGCAAGAGTCTCTGAGTCTGGCCCGGATTTGCAAGGCGTCCACCAAGGCGCTTAGGGCAATGCACCTATAGCTCAAAGGATTAGAGCACTGGTCTACGGAACCAGGGATGGGAGTTCGAGTCTCTCTAGGTGTACGGGGTATAGCACATACCGGGACGAGGTCCGAAGATGCTCCGTCTGGGACTCCGGTTAAAAGGTCCCACACGCTAGAGCTGGGCATTAGTGGAGCCCCGCACTCTGTAAAAGTGTCGCCTCAGGCTGTGTCGGTGCAAATCCGGCCTCTAGCACATTCGTTCTTAGTTCAAAGGTAGAACGTCGGGGAACGTGCCCGAAGATGCGGTATCGAAATCCGTAGGACGAACATGGAAATGTGGCTGAGTGGGTGAAAGCACTGTTTTGCTAAAGCAGAGACTGTAACAGGTCCGCAGGTTCGAATCCTGTCATTTCCGCTGGGAATGGTGCGATGACGGTCGGAGGTCATGACTCCCGGGTTCGAGTCCCGGCACCTGCACCTAATGGCCATTGAGCTTGCTGGAAGTAAGCGGTAGACTGCAAATCTACATTGGACCAGTTCGATCCTGGTAATGGCCTCGAACCTTTGATATACTTGCCTCATGACATATGAGGCAGATATCTTTAGGTTAAGAGAAGCTGGCTACACGTACAACGCTATAGCTAAGGAACTAGGATGTTCTAAATCCACTGTGTCCTACTACTGTGGCGTAGATCAAAAGAATAAGAATATATCGAGACAGCATGTTAGGCGGGGTGAAAAGCGTCAATTCATCCAAGACTACAAGGCGGGTAAGCCCTGTATGGATTGTGGCGTTCAGTACCCCCACTATGTTATGGATTTTGATCACAGACCTGATGAGATTAAGTTATTCAACATAGGTATCACCTATAGACATGCTACAGTTGAAGATATCAAAGCCGAAATAGCTAAGTGTGATTTGGTTTGTTCTAATTGCCACAGAGAACGAACATGGCAAAGATTTAAGAAGTAACCTGGAAGTGCTGTCACATGGGAGAGATACACCGCCTTGAAAGCGGCTGGGTAACCAATCCTTGTGGGTTCGAGTCCCACCGCTTCCGCTTTGCTTGTAAGTCTGAACACCATCTGTCAGTAAGATACTGCAAGCACTGGGGCCACGACACAGGCCCGTTCTCTGGACGAAGTGTCATCCGGATCAGAGAGAATTTCCAAGTGACAAGCCGGTAGTCGGAGACAGATGACACGGACAGACACCTAGACTTGGTTAGTGTCAATGGGCCTGTAGCTCAATCAGGTAAGAGCGCCTGTCTTATATACAGGTGATGCGGGTTCAAATCCCGACGGGCCTACTTATCTATTAGGAGAGGGCAGTGAAACGGCTATATAGATTACTTGTCGCAGTTGTCGTAACGGCAACTGTATTTTTATTTTCCGGACCTGTAAACGCCGAGACTCAGTCTGATCCTAGACCTCTGAACATTCAGGGTGTAGATCTTCACGATGGACATTTAGCCAAGTTCGGGAACACCTATTACCTGTACGGAACCATGTACAAATGTGGTTTCCAGTGGAGTATCAAAAACACACCTTTCTGTGGCTTCGGTGTGAGCACCTCCCAGAGCATAGAGGGTCCATGGTCTGAACCTAAGCTGTTGTTCAACCCTAACGAACAGGACCCGTACAAGAAGGTTTCGTGGCAGACCACGTGTGGTGGTACCGGCCAGGGATGTTTCAATCCTCGGATGATCCAGCGTACAGGCTGGGGCCACAACGACGGCGCGTTCATACTCTGGTTCAACGCCCCTAGGCACAAGTCTGACGGCGCCCAGAGCGGGTATAACGTTATGGGATGCAACGGGCCTGCCGGACCTTGTGGGCCTAATGCAGGAAAGCCCTGGGGCTCATACAACAAACCTAATCTGAGTATCTGTACGGGCAACGGGGACTTCGGTATAATCCAGGCTCGCTCCGGACCACCAGCTATCATCTGCACTCTTCCCGGCAATACTGGAATGAATATCCAGCAATTGAATTACTGGGGTAGCGGGGGGACGGCTCTAGGTGTCACGAATGTGGCAAGTCTGAGTCATACGGAAGGTCCCGGCGGTTTCTGGGATGAAAGATCACAGGAATATGTGATAACATATTCTGATCAGGGATGCGGCTACTGTGCAGGTACCCCGATCGGATATGCCACTAGTTCCAGTCTCTACAGCGGCTGGACAGCTCCCGGGAACGTCGGTTGGGGTGCGCCGGTATACGGGCGTCGCATCTTCAACGGGGCCTCATGTGGCGGACAGCCCAGAACAGTCAGCGTGGTCGACGGTGTACCATATCAAGGTGTAGATCTATGGCTTGGTACACGTAACGAGACGAATGCAAATCTGTTGTTCAGTCCGCTGGACTATCAGCCTAAATCGCAGGTTCCAGGGGATGGACAAATCTGGGAACCTCCGCTACAATTAGACTGTAATTGCAACGAATAACACTTAGACACGCAGTTTTCGGGAGACGGGGTTCTGCGTTATCAAAAACCTGGTTTGGGGATGTAGCTCATCGGGAAGAGCGTCTGCTTTGCACGCAGAAGGCGGCGGGTTCGAGTCCTGTCATCTCCACTACCTGTTTTGTCACCACGGTTCAGGTATACACAAAAACCGGGCAAGGGGCTAATTTAGTTTCGACGGAAGTAGGGCCGCATGCGGAGGCTTCCGGAGGACCGTGCAATTCGGTCTAGCTCCACGCGGCGTAAACACATCACGCTCCGTCTGCCGGGTACACGGAATCGCTCCCTGAAAAGAGACGGGTAATAAAGGATCGTAAGTAGCAATGGAGAACACCTCTGTACCAGGTGGGAAAGTCTCTTGAACCTTACGAAATATGTGTATAATTTATAACCCATCCTGTTCCTTGTGGGCAGGGTTTTGGCCTAGTAGTTCAGTGGTTAGAGCACCACCCTGTCAAGGTGGAAGTCGCGGGTTCGATCCCCGTCTAGGTCGCGCGAGGTTTGACGGTTCGACCTCTGAGGGGCAAGAGCGCAGCATCCTTTAAGTAGGGCCTCAGGAAAACCGTCACATCTCCACCGTAACTCAGTCTGGTAAGAGTGACACACTGATAATGTGTTGGTCACGGGTTCAAATCCCGTCGGTGGAACAAGGAACAATGAGTAGCTGGGCCAGGCCACATCAGGAGACACGGCTGTACCTGACATTGTTCCTTTCTATAGTTCTGTGGCCTAGTGGTTTAGGGCAGCTCCCTCATAAGGAGAAGATCACGGGTTCGAATCCCGTCAGAACTACTGCGCTGTAGTGGAGGAGTTCCATAAAGGGCTCATAACCCTTTGACCCCCGTGCGACTCGGGGCGGCGCCACCACTTTTAAGCCCCCTACGTCTTGCGTAAGGGGCTTTCGTGTGCCACAATTTAGTTAGATTAGTCGCTTGAGTCGGAGGTGGACCATGAACAAGCTTTCTGATGTACAACGCTGGAGACTTGTGTGGATTGCGTGGGCTACGTTCTTTGCTGCTGCTGAGACGCAGGCTCTGCGCACCAAGCACCCCCACGCGCCCCTGAGCTTCCATCTCCGGGAGGTTCTGGGGGTTCATAAGAAGAGCAAGCTGGGTAAGGCTGTGTTTGCCGGGTTCTTCACCTGGCTGTTTCTTCACCTCTGGTGATGGCGACTAAATAAAAAGGTGAAGTAGCAGTTTACCTCACCTTTGAGTATATGGCATTAACGATAATATTACTCGTCTATAGTTGCAATGTAGTTTTTATACACAGATTCTATCGGCCCTATGGATATTACAGAATTTATATTTAAAAACCTACCGCCCGTTTCTGGGAGACTGATAAATGGTACTTCTCCAGACATCAGCAAATTGTGCCCCTCTTCCGCACGTGTATATAGATCATCCTCTATTCCAGAAGCTAGAACCAGATAGGCTTCTTGAGTTTCTCCAGAATCGTCCCAATAAACAATAGAAGTGTAATAGAACCAGTAGAGTTTATTGAAGGTTTCAGGGTAACTTGGTTCAAACATTAGTCTACTCCATTAATCCATAGTTTAGAGGCTGGTTGTATCCATACGTACGGAGGTGGTCCGTAATGCTCAGGGTCTGTAAAAGATGCTAGAAAGATCTCTGCTGCTTGTTTTGCATCTGAATAAGATCTGAAGAATAGCAGCCCGCCATTCACTGAGGCTACCACAGGATTGTTTAACAGATCTGGTAAGTAATATACAATGTATGCCTCAGGTGTTAAGCCTAATACCATGTTAACCAACTCTTTCAAGTCTAAGGTAGGAGCCCGGTTGTACCGTGATGGAAGTGCCCCCGGTTCGAGTCATACTTATACTGATGGTTCCCGAAGTGGTGGATACCATACCCCCCTGTAGTTCTATTAGGTAGGTACCTGCCGTATTAGTTGTACCATATATACTAGGACTTTGATTAAATGCCTGTGATGAGGGTATAACGGTGTTTTGGGATGATGAAGCCAGAGTAGTAGTAAGTGTGGTTCTATTCCAGTTATAAAACAAAGAAGTTACTGTGGGCCCACTACTAGGGGATAGTGTTATGGTACAAGACATGGTAGTACCGACAGTTACTACAGGTATATAAGCATATAAAGTCCAGGAACCTGCTGGGACACTAGAGATGCTCATACCTGTAGCTGTAATAGTAGTACCAATAGCTGTTGCGCTACTAACCAAAGACCCTAATTGCCGTTGATCTACATAGTTCTTTGTGGCCAGGTGAGTAGAAGCTGTAGGGTCAGCAGCAGTCACAGTGCTGGAGAATACTCCTGCCCCTGTAACGTCCAGAGGTGCCGTGGGGGACGAGTTAGCGATACCTAGCCTGTTGTTGACCTCATCGTAAGCAGAGGTTCCGAACAGCACCTTGCCCTTAGTCGCGTTTGTAGTGGATTTGAGGGTTAACGTACCGCCCGAACTAGAACTTCCCTGAATGGTAGGAACAGTCAAGTCAGAAGTTATATTGCCTGAGCCAGTTACATCTAAGGCTACGGCAGGGCTTGCATTTGAAACACCTAGGCGGTTGTTGACCTCATCATAGGCTGACGTGCCGAATAGGATTTTCCCTTTAGTGGCATTAGAGGTAGAACCAAGTGTCAGAGTCCCCGAGGCAGAGGATGAACCGCTGACAGTCGGGGTAGTAACGCTGGTACTAACGGCGGCAGCGCCGGTGACATCTAGGGCAACACCAGGAGCGCTGTTGGCTATACCCAGCCTGTTGTTTACTTCATCGTATGCCGAGGTACCAAAAAGAATCTTCCCCTTGGTGGCATTTGACGTTGATTGCAACGTCATGTTTCCACCCGAGGTAGTAGCTCCTCTATGGGTGGGGGAGGTGACAGCAGTGCTTACAGCAGCAGAACCAGTTACATCAAGCTCTACACCCGGGGCGTTGTTGCCGATACCGAGTCGGTTGTTGACTTGATCGTAGGCTGATGTACCGAAAAGGATTTTCCCCTTTGTGGCATTGCTTGTAGATGTAAGAGTCAGAGTACCGCCAGAAGAGGTACTCCCTTGTATAGTGGGGCTTTGCAAAACCGTTGACGCTGTAAGGGTACTGGTGGTTATACCATTAGCATCTGACCCTAGACTTTTGTTACCCACCCGGAGAACGTTGTTACCGTTAGCTGTGCCAGAGCTTTGGAACGCCCACACATCCCCATTGAAAGAGGCGAAAGGGCGCCATTTACTTGAGTTAGAATCATAGTAAAAGGATATGCTGGACACAGAGTTAGCGGCCAAATTGGGGGTCCACCCGCTTCCAGAGAAATCAGGGTAGTCTGTGGTGTTCCAACCTACAAGGTTGCCCCCAGTGGCATTCTGGACAAACGACAGGGTGAATACCCCAAAGGTTCTACCCGTAGGTGAATTTACCTGAGACATCAAACCTGTCAGAGTGACCTGCACCATACTCGCATTGGAGATATCCGGAGTAAAGACAGAGGCAAATGCCTGAGTTGTAAACGCCTCTAGAGTTTTATCCGGCATTACATTTTTAGGCATAGCTGCCCTCCCTTAGCTATTAGCCTGTAATTGTGACGCTGTATTTATTGCTGGCCGGAGCTGTAGCAAAGGTAAATGTAGCCTGAGTAGAGCTTGTAGCTACTACATCTGCAAACACAAAAGAGTCATCTGCTGTGTCTCGGATGCTCCACGTTATATCCTTGGTATTAAGGTTATGGGTTACGGTGATAGCTGTAGAAGAACCATTACCAATAAGTGTGGAATACCTGCGGCAAGTCAGGGTAGTGTCAATACTTAATGCGGAACCACCACCACCTGTAAGACCTGTACCAGCAGCAGTTGTAGCAATTCTGAGGTTATCTGTGTTTATTTCCAGACCTGTCCCAGCGTTTACGCTAAGAATACCGGCTGAAACACCCAGACCGTTACCGGCTGCGGCATCCGCAATCTTAATACCTGAGGAAGATACATCTATAGATGTACCATTAGCCAACACGGAAAATGTTGTGCTTCCTGTCAGACCGTTTCCTGCGGTATAGGTCTGTCCACCGCCTACAACACCAAAGGTAAGAGAACTTGAATCAAGCGTTGGGGCCGTATCGTTGGTAAGAGTAAACGCCTTGTCGCCGTTTGCAGTACCAGCCATTACGGTTACAGTACAACCCTTGGCAAATTCTGCTGTAGTATCAGCATCTACCGCTCGGGTGAATACCCAAGGTGCAGCACCACTGCCGAGAGAGGTTACAGTGTAAATGCCGTTATTAGAGCCAGTTGCTTCATCTTTGACTAATACACGGTCATTGACACTTAAGCTTACACCGTCAATTGTAGACAGAGCCCCGTTGGCGTTGGCTGTAAGAGTCTTACCTCCAGCGCTGTAGGTGTTTGCTGCAAGAGTTGTTGTAGTGGCAGCCTTGACTTCTTCTTTCCAGTTTAAGCCGCGTGCTACGTTGTCAACATATTGTTTGTTAGCTGCATCAGCAGCACCTGTAGGGTCACCTACGTTAACAATTCTCTGGTTTAGTAGATCTAGACCATTACCGATTTTCAATGCCATTAGTTACACACAGCCTTCCCGCTAGTTGCTATTCCAAAGTGGAGAATGGCCGTGTTCTTACTGACATGTTCTACGTCAGTAACCAACTGATTGCCATCTACCCCGATAATTGTGATTTCTGGATACCTGCCCAGATTGTGATTGATAGTCCAATCAAATAACGGGCCGACTTGCTCGAACTCAAAAATATCTCCGCCTGATGCTCCTTGAGGCCCGCGTATGTTTGCTATATACACCCAACCCATTCAGACCTCCAAGCGATAGACATCACCTGTCAGGGTGTCTAGATAGCAATCGCCATCTTTAGCCCCGATAGTATCCGGATTAGGTGGTGTACCCTCACCCTGGAACCAGAGTGATCGATCATAGATAACCACTCCTGGTAAAGGTTCAGGGTCAGTCAAAGATACCGGCTCGCCGGTATGTACAGGTGTCAGGTTCACAGGAGGACGTATTTTCATCTTGTGACGCTCCGGCTGACCTCTATTACTCCTTCAGCAACTCGGCTGACCGTTGTGTCTGGTGCAGTTATGAGAATGTCATAAACCCCCTTGGTCCACGTCCACGCCAGAGATGTAGCAGGCGGGGTTACGAGGATTACGAGGTTTCCTTGCAGGAGTATTGTTCCGCTGGCTGTAGACCACTCATGCAGTACCGTTGAGTCACTGACAGACCGTCTTACCTGGGCTTTTGCTGTGTAACCTGAAACGGCTACGGAATTGTTGTCATCATCATAGACAGGCCACGCGTACTGCGATGTAGTGCCCTGTTCGATTATGAGATAAAAGGCAGACATACGCGCTCCGTCTTCTGTAGTATGTTTATGGCCCTACAAGTATACCGCATAAATCTGTTTAAAAGCCGTTCCACCTACTCTTCATCTATTATCTTGAACGGGGTCACGGAATCCGAAATGCCGTGAACTGTCCAGAGCACAGATTGGGTAGTCTGCTTTTCTTTGGAATACGAGACAACTGAAGAATCCGTCGACAGGCATTTCCTCATTATGAGTCTACGTCTTTTTGTCACCTGACTGTTTACATCCTTGGCAGGTGCCCAACCGTCTATGATCACGGTTTTGTACGTCAAGGGTGTTGCTCTGTCAACGGTTCCTGGCAAGAAATAGGAGTAACCTGCACCTGAAGTTACAGAGCCCACATTTGCGGCATATAAAAGATTCTGTAATGTCACTTCAGCCAAATTCATCTTTGCTGTCATAGACCGTTTTACGTATCGTCCCATGGATGAATCAGGCTGTTGTACAGTCTTTGCCTTGTCCTCTAGGGTCTGACTTATAACTATTTCCACCCCTCCTAGCGTGCCTCCCAGGGATGTCCATACCGCAGGATTAAGGGATGACATATCTGTCGGCTCCGGGGTTCCGTAATCAGCCACATATACAAGAGCCGGGCCTTGTACAAGATCTCTGCCCGCCTGACTGTCAGTGGCCAGACGCACAGAAGTATCAACAATGAATATAGAATCAGAGTTGAACAATACAGCAGCGGCAGGCGTCTCAGTGTCCGTCAGGGTAAGACCGTCGGAAGAGGTCAGCGTCAGAGTGGACAGATCGGTGAAACTCACTGAATCAGTACTGTTGAGGGCTACTACAGAGGAATCCACCAAGGACATGGATTCACTGTCAGAAGTGGTCCAGTCTCCCGGAAAACCCGGAATAAGCAAACCAGGCTGAGCCAAGCCGGGTTGTGATGTGTGCTGAGCCATGGTTCACCTCCCAAAGGTATGATACTTACTATGCCTCTAGTTTACGCCATCTTACATAAGAACCAGTCTTTAAAGTGGCGGTAGTGGCATTTACATTGCAGAACTGGTACTGAACATTACCCGCAGTTGACGATGTGGTCAATATAGTTCTTTCTAGGATTAACTGATCAACATTGGAGTTACCTGCACCCGCTGTATCCATATTACTGGTATAGGATCTACCCTCAAACCTAGCATTGGTGTCCTGGTTGCCTGTAAAGGTGGCTGTATTATTTGTGGGGCTTGTAATTAGTCTTATACCTGTAGTGGACGCAGGCACTGTCCAGGAGCTTCGGAATAGTGTTCCCGTGGCATTTGTGGAGAAACGTATACAAAACTCAATTTCATATACAGCGTTCCCATCTGCCCTGAATACCAGATCTGTAGCGTCCGTCAGAGTACCGCTAGTAACAGCCTGATCCGCAGTTTTTACCTTAGTGTGCCATCTTTCATTATCCCAGAAAGCTGCATTGCTTGTTACTATATTGCTGTCGTAGTTAGCAAACCAGTCTTGACCAAAGATATTGCCTACAAAATAGTTATTGCCTGCACCTGTACCTTCAATACGGATAGGTGCAGCAGCTTCAGTACCCGACCCGTACTGTCTGAAGCTGTTACCTACTATGTAGTTTTTGGTATTGTTATCTCCTGAAATATTGATAGCCCCTAAGGTGCCAGCACTTCGGCATACACCGATGATGGTGTTATTGGTGATAATATTGTCTGGGCAAGGCTGAGCATTACCGCCAGGGTTATCAGACCCGGTAGGTGGCTTAGACAGATTTATACCTTGTTGATCTGTATCATAAATAAAATTACCAGTCACAACACATTTCTTGGATGCCTCTAGGTTGATGCCAGCAAGAGTACAGTCCCGAATTATGTTGTTAGCTATTGTTACGTTGAAATTTTGATTTGTGCTGGAAGTGTTTCCGGCTGTCAGCTTGATGCCGTCTTTACCCGCCCCGGTGATGACGTTGTTGGCTATCACGCTGTCTGTAACGGAATAGAAGCCCACCCCGTGAGACAAAGGTGATTCGATAGTGTTTCCTGTGACAACAATGTTTGACAGATACGTACCGTTTGTATCAGTATGAGATCCCACCAGTCTGCCAAATCCACCTAAGCCTGAACCGTCAACCGCAGGACCCATATAACAGTTAGTCACTTTGACGTTCTTGCAAGGACTTCCACCAGTACCGTTTTCAAGCTGAATAGCCTCTGAGTTGCTACGTCTGGACGGGCTGTTGTTGTCTGTGAATCCTTCAAAACGACAGTTATTGACGACAAGTCCGTCAATACCATTTACATCCAAGGCGTGATAGCTGGGTACATTTCTAAAAGTGCAGCTCTCAAACCGGTAGTTACGGCCATCTCCGATAAGGAAAATGTTCTTTGCGATATCTCCACCACTGGTCCACGTGGCGGCATTCTGCCCTTTGGCATCAAACACACCCCCGAGAACAGTTACATTACTTTCTCCGGCGTAGCCTGAAGCGGCTGTGTAGTTGAACATGTGCCAACCACTACCACTGCTTGAAAAAGTGTTGCCGTTGAATATATAAGCCCCACGGAAATCATATGTTATATCGCCCTTGACAGTTACAGGACCATTGATTTTGTAGGAGTCCGGAGGCACTACAACTTTGGCCATGCCATTTGATGCCGCGTAGGTTTCTGCTGCGCTTATACATGCGTTGAAAGCGGATGTGTCATCCGTACTGGCATCCCCTAAAGCTCCGTAGAGCTTGACATTGAATACACCATCATCCTGTGTTTCTATCTTGTTCAAAAACGCAGCAGGAACAATCTGGCGTACCGTAAAGCCTGACGTGTGTGCGACAGGTGTTGTACCATCTGCTCCGCGAGTAACAGACCAGGTACTACCAGAGACATTAGTGACAAGTATCAGCTCCGTTGACAATGCTGGATCGCACACATAGAACTGTGTAGCAGGACTGCTGGAGTTGCTGGCCGCAGGAAAAGATGAAGAGCTAGCCACTGTCCATGTTTGAGTGGTGCCCTGTGCAGGGGCTGTGGTTCCACCAGAAGTCACGGTTGTGGTAGCGTTGTTGTTGAATAAGTCCTTAGCCATACCCTCTCCAATAAACTATAAGGGCAACATAACGTTGCCCTTACTCTAAGTCTTTATGAGATAGTCACATCTACAGTGAATACCCAGACGGCACCGGAAGCTTTAGTTCCCTGAGAGCCGACTTTTCGGTTCAGCAATACATCATTAATAGTATTACCTGAGGTGGCTGACCCGGTATTCTTGATGTCTATGCACCACTCCTCCCAGGCAAAGTTGGCATCACCCGTGCCAAAGGTGGCAACTGCGGTGAACTTACTTGTTCCAGGGGTGAGCGAATCGAGAATGTTGAATCTCTTGGATGCACCTTGCAGATCTACATGGGCAGCAGAAAAACCCGCTGTACCGTTACCTACTCCGATACGTGCGGATGTGGATGTGATACCTGTTGCTCCAGTGCCCAGAATCAGATCCCTGATACGTGTGAGACCTACAGACACCAATTGATTTCCATCTAGTTCGGTTACAGACTCTGGTTCGATCTCCCAGTCTGCAAAATCCACGCTTGTGGGCTCGTGACCCAGAAATTCAGTCCATACTTTGATTTGTTCCGGGGAGTACTTGTCTATACGCACCTTGGGGTGCCACTTGATGCCGTCTTCTTGCATGTGTAACTCCGATAGGGGGTACGTGGGGGTGCCATGCACCCCCTATGGATTTTATCTTTAGAGGTGAGGTGAGTTAGGTGTACCAACGTTCTTGACGATGACACCTACAACCGCACGGACACCCGCAACGACGCCACCGACTACAGCAGCCTTCTCAAGGCCATCCCCGAAGGCCAGGAATACAGACCCGGCAGTGCCGACGAATGTAAGAACGGCCTCCTTGGCGACCTTCAATAAAAATTCACGACTGAACATGTGTTTAACTTCTTTCTGGGCTGTTGCCCAATCTGATATCAGTAATTGTACTTGTCTGCCCAATTCGGCCAGTGAAGGGCGTCAGTTACACGTGCATTTGACACCAAACCATTACGGCCATTGAAATAGCTTTGTACCTGATCCTTGGCAACATAAGCCATTTCTCTATCCCCTATCGCACATGCGTGGATGTGGTAGGAGAACCCTTCGGCAGGAGTGCGAAGCCAGGCTGCGAAACCTGCCTTACGTAGAGCCTGTACAGCGTTTAGACGCTGACTTGTATTCATATTTGACACATCGACGTCAACAACTCCGCCACCGTCGTGGGTACCGGCAGAGGCAGACACGCCGCCTCGGTTGTACGAACCCTGAACCAGATAGAACGGAGATCCGTAGATTTCGGCAGCACGCTGCAACAAAACCTTTGTTCTCTGGTTGACAGTACGTCCACCGTAAGTGGTCCGGGTCATGTCCATAGAGGGTTCAGGACGCGTCTCGTAGTTAGACCCTGTTGTAGGCCCTGAAGGCTGGGACGGTGTGCTAGGTATAGAGGGCGCAGGTGTTGAAGTGGCACCCGACACGGTGAACAACCCTGTTTGCTTACCCAACGCAACAAGAGAAGTGTTCCCGGGCGTACCGGAAGCGTCCGCACCTGAGAACCCCAATGAGCGCTGGTACCTGGCATAAGCGGCTGTTGTCCGGGGGCCGAACACTCCGGGCCCTGACGAATAGTCAAAGTCGGGGTACACCTTTTTGAGAGCTTTCTGTACCAGAAGAACGGAACTGTTGTTGTCTCCCGGCTGTACATCTGTTAACCTGATGCTAGGCACTGTAGAACCTCCAGACGGGGGTGTGGTTGAGGGAGGAGTGGCTGTACCACCCCACTTGGGGTCTGCTGACACTATGGCATCTGAATAATTAGGATATCCGTACCCGTAGATAGAGCTACGTTCACGTACCCGTTTATAGACACCGTTACCGTTGGCGGAACCATCGGTATTTGTATTACCCTCTATTGTATAGATATTCGAGCCATCGTATTTGTACACTAATCCGGTGTGTTCATCACCAGAATCCCCGATGAAGAAAATAGCACCTACGGCAGGGTATACGGAGAATCGCCCAGCTCTTTTGAAAGCCTGTACATTCTCCCAGCATCCCGCTGTGTCCGCACCGGGTGGTAATTCCTGACCTGCTACCTTGAATTCTGCAACAAGGAAGGTCGCACACCAAGCCTCGTGATTGGCGTGGCCAGCAATAGGGGCGTACTTATTGTAGTTATCGGCACCTTCACGATAACCCTCTTGTGAAGCGCACTGGTTTATGACTTTAGCCGCTGTGGTTCTCATTTAACCTTCCAGACCATAGAATGACGCTATACGCTCTAAGCTGTAGCCTCGCTTGAGGTCAGCATTCATCTGGTTCACACCATCTTGTGCCCAGTCCAGCCAATTCCAATTACTGTGCTTTACAAAACCTGGCTTGTTGGTCAAGCGACCTTTAGCATATGCATACCAGGCTTTGTAACCCTGGCGCAGATAGATATCCCTAGCGTACTTGGCATTCTGGCAGTAGTCTTTCCAGTTCTGCGGACCGTCGGGGCTGTTAGAGTTGATCTGGAAGGCTCCAAAGTCGTAAGTACCATCCTTGTTAGGACCACCCTTGACCCAGACGTTTCCGGAGGTTTCCTGTCCGTGGATGGCCACCATGGTGACTAGTTCAGAGTCCTTGAACCCTGCTAGTTTCAGGGCAGCCGCTATTCTTTTTGCGCCAGGTATAAAGTAAGGCTCACCCATGGATCAGTCCGTTCGAAGGTCAGGAGACAGTCAGATATTGATTATACCAGCTAGGGTCTTGACTGTATAGTCTAAACAGTGTAGGGTAGAAGGATGTATGGAGCCTATATTCAGACACTCTTAGGTATACCTAGTGCACCACTTGTGATAGAACCTAAAGCGGTTAAGGAACCGAAAGAAGTAGAAGACGGACGGTTACGTGATTTCATGTGCCATAAATGTGATGTGCAGTGGCGAGATGTCAAACTGAAATCCCATTGCTTCTGCTGCGGTAAATGGGGAAAGAGACGGAAACGGCAGTGGGGATCGTTTTGAAAGAGGGCTTGAAAAAAGCTGTCATTGTCGATGTGGACGGTACGTTGGTCAACGTATCCTCTATTCGGCATCATGTTAGAAAAGCGTTGAAACCTGACGGCACATACACCAAAAAGAACTTTGATGCTTTCCACAAAGAAAGTATTGACTGTCCTGCCATCTGGTCCACCCTGGACAAGGTACATTCTTTCTGGTCCATGGAACGTTGTGATATTCTAATTGTCACAGCTCGTGGAGAACCTTACAGAAAGACCACTGAAAAGTGGCTGGAAAAATACGCAGTTCCCTGTACCGAGCTTTTCATGAGAAAAGAAAAGGATTACAGGGCTGACGTAGATGTAAAGAGAGACATATACAAAGAGATACAAGATAGAAACAGATGGAAGGTCGTTTATGCCATAGACGACAACCCAAGTATTGTTCGTCTATGGCAAGATCTAGGAATCTATGTATTTGTAGTTCCAGGGTGGGAAGATTAAGTGCCAGGCATCCAAAACGGGGTGCCTGGCTTTTACAACTGATCACTTTGAGCTAGTAGTTAAGAGATGTCTAAAGAATGGTATAATGGTCCTTCACGTTTAAACAATATCTAGTGAGTTGCCTTTGGAGGGCATGTCAGCTCCCTAAACCCCAAGGGATGCGAGTAAAATGTCATTGGAAAACAAGAACAAGAAGGGCGTAAACACTGCAATTGCGACTATGGTCGTATTGAGTGCTGCTATGGTTGTTCCCGTCCTCAGTTCGGGAATGGCAAACGCAGCAACCGTAAACCAATGGGACCGAATTGCCCAGTGTGAAAGTAACGGCAACTGGAGCATCAACTATGGAGACAACGGACGCTCAAAGGGTGGTCTCCAGTTTCAGCGTGCTTCATGGAATGAAGCACTTCAGTATTTAAGAGACAAAGGTTTTGACACCTCAGCTTATCCTAGCTGGGATAACCTAGGTTCAGCTACAAAGCAGCAGCAGATTTTAGCCGGGGAAGCTTTGCTAGCTATGCAGGGACCAGACGCGTGGGCATGTAACTCTATGGTGGGGTACCCTCTCCGTAGTAGCTCAGATTCCATGTTCCGTGGTGGACCTAATCCATACGCTTCTACACCATCAACTCCAACCGTACCCAACCCCCCAAGTACACCCAAGCCCCCTGTAACACCTACACCTCCTACAACCCCTAGCGGCGGTACAAAGTACACTGTGAAGAGCGGAGACACTCTTTCAGCTATTGCTGTTGCCAACAAGGTGAACGGCGGGTGGCAGGCGCTCTACAACGCTAACAAGGGCGTAATTGGATCTAATCCTGACCTGATCTATCCTGGACAGAAGCTCACCCTTCCTCGTGCTGTTGTCAAGTACACAGTTAAGAAGGGGGACACTCTGTCAAGCATCGCCACAAACCTTAAGGTTTCTGGTGGATGGCAGGCACTGTACAACACCAATAAGTCAGTCATCGGGTCTAACCCGGACAAGATCACAGTGGGTACGGTGTTAGTGGTTTCAGGTGTGTCATCAACACCTAGCACTCCTACAACACCTACAACACCTACAACACCTACAACACCTACACCACCTTCAAATTCTCAGGGTTATGTATCACCCCTTGCAAAGGGAACATATTATCTAGGTGACAACATCATCGTGGGAAGTGGTTGCATCAGCCGTAGCTGTGGTGGCCACAGTGGACTGGACATGATCGCAAATGCGGGTACAAGCGCACGTGCGATTGCGGCCGGAACTGTTGTCGATACAGGTTCAGGTGGTGCCGGATCTGCCTATGGAAACTATGTGACCATAAAGCTTCCGGATGGAAAGTATGCGCTGTACGCTCACCTTCAGAGCCGTTCTGTTTCAGAAGGCCAGAGTGTTGCAGCCGGACAGGAAGTAGGAAAGGTGGGATCAACAGGTAACGCAAGTGGTCCTCATTTGCACTTCGAGATCCGTTTCAACGCCACCCAGTTCTATGTAGGTAACTTCCTCAACCCTGTCAGCTATATGGCAGGCAAGGGTGTTTCCCTGTAATAGATAAAGAATAGAAGGGTCCCAGTCGCTTTGACTGGGACCCTGTTGTTTAGGTATAATCCGACTATGTACTATTATCGCGTGGAAAAAGTAACCCGCCTTCTAAACACCAACACGGTCACAGCAATTCTCGATCTTGGCTTCGGTATCAAAGTGACCCAGACATTCAAACTCGCTCGGGTGGAAGTACCTGAAAGCGATTTCTTTTCCGAGTCCGACCCTGAATACACTCTGCGAACCAACATAGTCCAATGGCTGAAGACGGCCCCCAAACCCTTGTTTGTTCAGATGCACAAAGAAGCCGGGTCTTTCACCGGAGAGATAATAGACTCCCGAAACAATGTGATGGCCGATGATTTGATATCTCTCATAACCTCTAATGATGACACGGTAGTGATAAATTATGCAGCCACATTACCGCAAGCCACTGCGGGTCCAGGTCTTTCCTAAGATCATAGCCGCAGTAGGGACCTTGGTTCTATTTGCCGGGTCCCTATTGGCGTTTGTGGTAGCAGGTGCTACTGTTCAGGTCAAGGCGGACAAACCTGAACGCCCGACGTATTCAGGTCAGGCCCCTGATCCGTTTATACCTCACGATCTTTTACCCAAGCAGGTGAAGCCATCAGCAACGAAGAAGCCTCACAAGCCGAAACCCACGAAGAGCCCTGTGTCTGTGACACCTACTACTTCACCTGTCTCTCCGAAACCTGTGGCGCCGTCGACCCCGAAGACTGGGACGCCTGCGGTGCCTGTACCGACTGCAATCCCGAAATCGACACCTACGACTTCGGTACCGACCACCTCTACCACGCCTCCTGCGAGTGCGACAGGTGCAACCACTGAGTGGTATACCTCACGTACAGCGGTACTTGCTGCCCAAAGGATGGCTGCTAGGGGAGTTGTCGGAGATCCGGTGTGTTCCATGTCAGCCAGCGGACAGCCAGACCCTTCCATGATTCCTACAGGTGTAAACAGAGTGGGTATAGGTGGATACGGCGGTTACTGGTGTTTAATCTTCTAGTTGCAAACTATCGGGAACCATGCTAAGATGATCCATCTGACTTGATTAATGCCTCTACTCTGAAAGGCTGGTTGTGTGAGTAGTGACTACCAGGAAGCATTAGTAGAGGCTGCTAGAGACCTTATCGCTCGCGGGCGTAAGGTCTTCGGCATTTCCTCTAACAAAATACCCTTCCCCAACTGTGACGCTTGCCGGGGAGAGAGTTCTCCAGAACATCGCTCCAATTGTGCATGCATGAATGACCCGTACTCCCGTTGTCATGGCTTCTACGCCGCTACGGATGATTTAGGTGTCATAGAGCAGTGGGTTAGAGAAACCCCAGATATGCACCTCGCTGTGGCCACTGGCCGCACCAGCGGGGTTTTTGTGTTCGATTATGATCCCCGTAATGGCGGGGATGTGTCTTTTCAAGAATTGTCAGAGCAGTACCCTGATGACCCGCTGGACACGGAAACCAACACCACCCCTGCGGGTGGCAAGCACTTCATATTTGAACTGCCTAACTTTGATGTTCACGCTATTTCAGGGCGCCTATGGCCCGGTATCGATATCAAAGGTGAAGGTGGATACCACCTTGTCCCTCCAACCCCTGGTTATGATTTTGAAGATACTCAAGACGCCAAGCCTGCACCTAAGTGGCTCAGAGACGCCATCTTCAATCACCAGGCCCAGTTCAAGTGGTCAGAGGGAAGCCGCAATCTTCGTCAAGTAGAGCGACAGGACTACAACCCCGAGGCCATTTCAGAACCTCTTAGCGAACAGATTCAAAAGACTGTCGACTATTGGACAGGAAAAATCCGTACAGCCCCCAACGGGCACCAGAACACTTATCTGTACACGGCTGCACGTGTTCTGTTCTCTTTGTGCTTCCATGGCGTCTTGGACGATGACGAAGCCCAGAGACTTCTGGAAGACGCTGCAACAGCCGGACATCATCCCCGTGACCGAGCCATACTGGCTATCGATAGCGGACGACGAGCAGCAGATGAAAACCCCGATCCGCTAGACGATGCCCTGTCAGATGACAGAGACATTATCGAGACGTTCCAGATGGACGACATCGGTAACGCCAACCGGGTCGTGTTCTGGAAAGGATCAGACATTCGCTATGATCCCGACCGGGAAAAGTTTTACACCTTTGACAAAAAGAAATGGGTACCAGCCCGAGAGGGCCGAATTCTAAGTCTGGTAGAAGATGTCATCACTAAAATCCCTAACACGGAAGCTTTGTTTTACAACCCTGGCACTTGCCCTCCTGCTGAGCTTAGCAAATCAAAATCAACTCCGAAAACTTATCGGCAAGTCTTCCTCGAATGGTCAGCCAAGCAGCGATTTGCAGGAAAAATTACTGCCACCTCTTTGATTCTAAAGGGCCGTGAGGCACTCTGGACAACCGGTGACGATTTTGATATCGACCCGTATATTCTGAATGTAGCAAACGGTGTAGTAGATATACGTACAGGCGCTTTACACCCACACAACCGCACCTATATGTGTACCAACATTTCCAACGTGACCTATGACCCGACAGCTCAATGTCCGGAATGGCTACGTTTTCTGGAAATGACTCAGCCCAATCCCGAGCACCGTAGGTATCTACAGCGGCTCATGGGTCTTACAATGATTGGAGAAGTCCGTGACCAGATTTTCGCGCTTCATATTGGTTCTGGTGGTAACGGTAAGGGTGTGTTCCTGGATTGTTGCGCTCATGTACTGGGGGAATACTCTACCACCGGTCAGCGTGATTCGTTCGTACGCAAGAGCAACAGCAACCGAATTCCGGCAGACATCGCATCGTTCGAAGGAAAACGAATCGTCCTAGTTGACGAGCTGAATGACAATCAGAAGATGGACACGGCCCTACTAAAGGATGTGACTGGTGGTGGTGCCATCAAGGCGGAGGCCAAGAATGTCAACCCCTGGGAATACACCCCAAAATTTACTCTCCATTTTAGAACCAACCACATGCCCGATTTGCCTACAGATCGTTCAATCGTTAGAAGGTTCCGACCGGTTAGATGGTCTGTGGAGCCTACTTCAGAACAATGGGACTCATTTACATCACCCCACCATTCGACACCATTCAACTACTTGACCAAAAGAGAATCATCCGGTATCCTTAACTGGATATTAGAGGGTACTCGTGACTATCTTGAAAACGGTCTCGATGTGCCTATTGATCTGGCTCTCGATGCCATTATGATGTTGGAAGAGAACGACCCTTTCCTTATCTTCATGAACCAGTGCACAGAGGAATCTGTGGGGGGCAAGAAAGACGGAACGGTACTCTACAAGGCATTCCGCGACTGGTATGACGATCATTATTCAAGCGGTCGTCCTCCGTCGTCCAAGTCCATATGGACCGATGTGCGTGAAGGCAAGTACAAGGACCGCTGGCGTTGGGACATGGAACGCGGACGTATGACATTCCTGGATATCGAGATCACGAACATGCTGAGGATCTGATGTCAGATTGGGATGAGCTGGAGTATGGGGAAGACGTATTCTTTGATGACCTAGTTGAATACGTAGGCCCAGAAGAAAACCGCCGCAGAGTTGAACGTGAAATCTCCAGACTTATGGAGAGATTCATAAAAGGCTCTGCGGTCGATGTGGATTGGTCGGAAGCTCTATGCGCAAAGAAGGTAAAAGCAGGTGAGCTGTCCAAAGATCTATGGCACTGTCCCGGAGATACCAAGCCGTCTGCTATCGCTGCTGACGTTTGTTTTGACTGTCCGATCCGTCTCCAATGTCTTGAGTTTGCATGCGCTTCCAAGGAGCGCTATGGGGTATGGGGAGGTATACCGGAAAATATCAGGTCTGGGGCAGGGGCAGGACATGACCGGGATATTTCCGCCTATAATTTCGATCTCTTACAAACTCTACCCAACGTATATGACGTCGAGTCTAAGAAGTTTCGATACCACCGTGACCGATTAAAAGACTGGAAACCTGGTCAGGAATATTCAGATGAACACTTTCAGAAATGGCTTCTAAATGACTGAAAAACTCGACGCATTCGGCTGGTTAGCAGATAAGACAGGGTGTGGCACTCTACGTATAATGCAACCTCTTGACGCACTGGCTTCCGAACTAGGCTATGTAACCGGACATGATGTCAAGTTATCATCTGATGAAAGTAAACTCCCTAAAACTTTAATAGGGCAGCGAGTATGCAAGGACGGTCCATCGGATCTCTGGTTTTACATCGGAGTAAAAAAGGAACGTCCTCGTATGGTTTTTGAGCTGGACGACGATCTATGGAACATAGATGTAACAAACGGGGATGCTTTCCGCTGGTTCATCAATGGTATAGATGATGAGGGCCACCGTCACAATGTACAGTCCAATTTACGGCGCAACATTGCTCTAGCCGACGCTGTTACATGTTCTACAGAGCCTCTGGCAGATCTTTTGGGTAAGTGGAACGATAACGTTCACGTCGTTCCAAACTACATCCCTAGGTGGGTGCTGGACTGGGAGCGCCCGCACAGGGATGAACTCACAATTGGTTGGGGTGGATCAGGTACACATGGAATGGACTGGGCTGCTGACGGCCCACATATCTCCCGATACCTGAAGCGTAGCGGTATGCCGTTCCGTCTCATAGGTGGTCACCTAGCTCAGGCCCAGGTCCAATTAGGGCTTCCTGTGGACCAGGTGAGCGCTGCTGGCTGGATTCCTAGTGTAGAAGAATACTGGAAGGCGATTGATTATGACATCGGAGTCATCCCCCTGCGGCACCACCTCTTCAATCAATCTAAGTCTCATCTTAAATTCCTCGAAAACTCTGCACTCGGAATACCTACAGTCGCCGCTGACTCTGGCCCTTATGCTCGTATTATTAAACACGGCGAGACAGGATTCCTTGTAAAGCGGGACCACGAATGGGCCAAGTATCTTAATGCCCTTGTCAACGATGAGGCCATGAGAAATGAGATAGGTCAGAATGCCAAGGCATGGGCCAGGACTCAGATTCTAGAGGATCACATAGGCGAGTGGGAAAAGGTACTTTTCAGTGACTAAACGAATTTTCCTGACAGGGGCCGGGGGATTCGTAGGCTCCCACGTCTTGCGACATGTCCTGGTAAACACCGACTGGGAACTGATTTGCCCTGTAACGTTTACACACCAGGGTAAAAACGACCGTATAGCCTCCGCCCTGGAAGGTAACGAAGATTGGGCAAGGCGTGTATCCGTCATCATGCTGGATTTGACAGCCCCCATAGACCAGCCTACTACTTCCCGGATAGGCCGTATAGATGAGATCTGGAATGTAGCCTCAGAGTCTCACGTGGACCGGTCTATATACGAACCCGGACCATTCATTCAAAATAATGTATCCCTTATGACTAATCTTCTGGACTTTGCCCGTCAGGTCGGTCCTACCTTGTTTCTACAAATGTCTACAGATGAAGTATACGGTCCGGCTTCTGAAGGTGTACAACACACCGAATGGTCTACCATACAACCATCCAACCCGTACAGTGCCAGCAAGGCAGCTCAGGAAGCCATAGCATATAGTTACTGGCGTACGTATGATATTCCTGTTGTCATCACCAACACCATGAACATTTTTGGAGAGATGCAGTCTTCAGAAAAGTTCATCCCATTGATTATAAAAAACCTACTTGCTGGCAAATCTGTTAAAGTACATGCAAGTCCCGAAGGTGTGGCAGGTTCTAGGTTTTATTTGCATGCTCGTAATTTAGCAGATGCGTGGCTGACTCTTTCTAACAACCATTTACCTGCTAAGTACAAAGCTGGATTTGAGCGGCCGGACAGGTACAACATCGTTGGTGAAAGGGAAGTGGCCAACGATGAAATGGTGGAAATAATAGCTAACATACTTGGGGTACAGCCCCTTATAAACCGGGTGGATTTTCATTCGTCCAGACCGGGTCACGACCTCAGATATGCGCTGGACGGAAGCAAAATACGTAGAGAGCTTTACTGGCATCACCCTATGCCTTTTGAAGACTCTCTAGCAAAGACTGTATTTTGGACCAGAGAGCACCCGGAGTGGTTATTATGATTTCAGTTCTGCTTCCGACTCGTGGTAGACCCGCTTTATATCAAGAATCTTTAGCGTCCTTAAGAAATACAGCCCTCTCTCAATTTGAAGTGTGTGTAGGTTTAGACCCTGATGACGTAGACACATATGAAGGACTAGTAGATCCAAACACCTGTTGGATCGCTCCAGAACGATATGGGTACAGAAATTTACATCTATATTACAATGCATTAGCTGAAAGATCCACCGGAGACTGGTTATTCCTTTGGAATGATGACGCCATTATGACCACAGTGGGTTGGGACCGTCTTATAGAGGGTCTTGATTCATCGGTCATGGTTGCAGATATGCAATCTCAACACTCTCCCGGTTTATGCTGTTTCCCGGCTGTACGCCGAAAAGCTGTAAATGCTGTGGGTGGTTTTTCTTTATACACTAATCACTGCGATACGTATTGGCAAGATATAGGGAGGGCCTCAGGCACAATACAGTCTGTCCCAGCGTACATAGACCATAGAAGATATGATCTATCCGGGCAGAACAACGATTCTATCTGGAACGAGGGGCAATCTAATTACACCACTCAGTCGTACTACAGCCCCATGATTCAGAATTTGATAAACAAAGACACGGAAACGATACGAGGTCTAAATCTATGAGTTCTTGGGAGAGACATGTTCATGAGTGGTCATCACCGCCTGTAGATGATGTAGGCTACTTCAGATCTTCTATGTTGGTGAACATGGAAGAGCGAGACTTTAAAATCATGGTTGATAACATGAGAGAGACTCGCTATACAGGTTGGAGAAACCACAATAACTTGTGGCGTGAAGTCATGGGGCTGGACAGTTTAACAGACAAGGATATATTAGACTTCGGTTGCGGCATGTCTGTAGATTCTCTAGAATTAGCCCTTGCAGGTAATAGAGTATCCTTGGCAGACTTGAGCACAGACAATCTTAAACTAGGTACAAGAGTCCTAGGTCTCTATGGGAAAAACCCTGTTCAAACTTATTTAGTATCTGGAGAGGCTCCGTTTTTAAACGCACGAAAAAGGTCTTTCGATGTGTTTTACTGTAATGGGGTTCTTCACCATATAGAATGGGCACGAGACATAATGGAACGGGCACACGAACTTCTTAGGAAGGGTGGAGAAGTCCGGCTAATGGTGTACTCAGATACAGGATGGCGTAAGTACGTTGGCACAGAGCCACCCTCAAATACAAAAGCTGATCCCAACTTTATGTCTTTTGTCCGCGCGTTTGATGCCGTGGGACTCTATGCAGACTGGTACAACCGAGAAAAGTTAGATACAATGTTTGGGGATCTTTTCACTATAGAAAGATTCGAATACATAACGGATGACTCTAGATATCTAGCCGCAGTGCTTAGGAAGAAGGAACTATGACAACCGTAGGTTGGATAGGTCTTGGCAAACTAGGTTTGACCTGTGCATTAGCGTTGGCTCATGACAGCTCTGAAGACATTGTAATTGAGGGCTATGATGTATCTGACAGACCAGGACAGATTTTGTCCGGGGATGTAGATCCTTTTCAGGAGGCCAACATTCAAAGCCTGTTACAACGAAATCATGATGATCCCAGGATCAATTTGAATGGGTCTGTTATGGGTGCAATCACACAGCTTCAGTCCGGTTCGGTTGTCTTTGTTTCCGCCCAAACCCCGCACAGCCCTAAATTCGGTGGAGAGACAGAACCCCCTGCCTGGGAGTACAGAGATTTTGAATACAGCTATCTGGTAAATGCTGTACGAGACGTCTGTAATGCTGCTAAGTCTCTTAAAAAACCTATAACCTTAGTAGTCATATCTACTGTGCTACCAGGTACTTCGCATAAACATCTCCTTCCGCTTACCAATGAGTATGTCAAGTTTGTATATAACCCATTCTTTATCGCTATGGGGACAACTTATTGGGATTTCATAAATCCAGAATTTGTTTTGCTCGGGGGCAGCGATGAAGAAGCACTGGAAACCGTAACAAATCTGTATAGAACTGTTCACGACAGACCCGTACGGCCAATGTCCGTGGAATCGGCTGAGCTTACAAAAGTCAGCTACAACACCTTCATTTCCATGAAGATTGTATTCGCCAATACTCTTATGGAGATTGCCCACAAGACCGGTGCTGATGTAGACGAAGTCACACAGGCTCTTGCTGCCGCAGACCAGCGGATTGCCTCCGGTGCTTACATGCATGGGGGTATGGGGGATGGCGGAGGTTGTCACCCAAGAGACAACATCGCTATGCAGCAGCTTGCACAGGACTTGAGACTTCACGCCAACCCGTTTGAGTTTGTCACCCAGGCTCGTACGGATCAATCACTGTGGCTGGCAGAGCTGTTGCAGGACTGGCAAGAGCTTACAAGTCTCCCAGTGGTTATTTTAGGTGTGGCCTACAAGCCGGAAAGCAATTTAACTTTGGGGTCTCCGGCGTTACTGCTCAAGAATCAACTTGTTGATAAGAATGTGATTCACTCGGTATACGACCCCCATGTGTATTCAGATACATCACATGACTTTGAAAACATACCTGCTTCTGTGTTTTTCATAGGGGCTAAACATGAAGATCATAAAGACTTGACATTCCCTCCCGGGTCTATCGTTATAGACCCTTTCGGATACATGCCGGATAAAGATGGAGTGACCACTATTCGTCTGGGACGTAAAAATTGAAGGAGACAACGTGTCGACAAATGTGAAGCAGATTGTTTTAGACCCGACTAAAACAACCTATTTGAAGAGAGTGTTGTCAGGAGCGCCTACAGTAACAGTAGATGCTATAGACTGGCAGACAGACGGTGTGTTTGTAGAGTACACAGATGACGTAAACAATGACGTTAGAGTGTTCTTCCCTTACGAGGCTGTAGAGTCTATTTGGCAGGTGCTCTAAATGAGTACTAATATATCAGCTCTAGATTTTAGAGAGACCGGTAATAGCATAATCGTACGTATGTACACCACCTTGGGTGGGTCTAGTACGTGGGATTTTACAGGTATAACGGATATAGACTTTAGCCACCCGGCAGGGGTTACAGTTATCTATCCTAACGAACCTGGCCAAACGGCTAAGGTCTTTATTCCTTACAGCACTATTCAGCAGATAATACAGGTTCAATAGTGATCTCCGTAGTCATACCTACACATGGTGAGCGTCTGACCAACGGTATGACGGCCAAGGCGGTAGGAAGTGCTTTCGAGCAAACCCTACCGCCTTCGGCGGTTATCGTTGAAATAGACACCGAACGCTTAGGTGCTGCACGGACACGCCACAAGGGACTTATGAAGGTTATTACACCCTATGTAGCCTTTCTGGATAGTGATGATAGTCTGTACCCTCAACACTTAGAACTCTTGTATGGAACAGCTCTAGAAGAGAACGCGGATTTCGTATTTTCCCACCCGATCACCTGGGGAGGTTACAATCCATTCGAAGCAGATTTCGGAAAACCGTGGGACAACGACAACCCAAGGCATACCACCATCACCACACTTGTACGTACAGAACTGGCCCAACAAGTGGGGTTTCTTGACTACAACACCCCGAGGCCAGGAACTTACGGGGTTTCAGATGAGGATATGCGCTTTACTCTGGGGTGTATGAATTTAGGTGCAAAGATAGTACACTGTCCCTATAAGACTTGGCTGTGGAATATGCACGGCCGTAATAGCGGAGGGGTTCCCGGTCAGGGAGATGCACCACCTCCCGGATACGGAGACTGAATAATGGCGCGGTATTTACATCTTTACTGGGATTACCCGGACATCAAATCTGATGGCGGCAGCCCTACAAGACACGAACCCCTGATGGTCAACGATGTGTCAGGTTTTGCATCAGATGAAATTGTTGATCTCACTATTCAAGGCTGTTACTGTAAATTGTGTACAGTAGATGTTCCTATGTTGGGTCTGCCCCAACCCATCTCAGAATGCAGGGAAGAAAATCAGGATGTATGACATAACAGTCGCCATACCTACCATTCCCGCTCGTAAGGGTAAACTGAGAAAAGCTGTAGCCAGTGTGATGGCTCAGGAATATCCTGTAGCTTCTGTCAGCATCGCTGTAGACCGTTGGGGCCAAGGTTCTGCGGTTACCCGTAACAGGGCTCTTATGGCATCTCAGACAGAGTTCACGGTGTTCCTGGACGATGATGACCAGTTACTTTCGACGGGTGTCCGAGACCTGATTGTGGGTCATGTAGACAGCGGGGCAGATGTTGTTTACGGGTTGCCCCGTATAGTGAACGCACAAGGTCAGGTATGTCAGCGGTTTTTCGAGGCCGGAGGGCCTGACATATTTGATCCAGAGCTGTTGCGCCAGAAGTCATATATACCTGTTGTGTCGCTTGTGAGAACAGAACTTGCTCAAGCGTGTGGGGGTTTTCAGTTTAAACAAGACCCTAACGGAGCCTATGATGACTGGGGTTTCTACAACAGGATGCTTGACGAGGGAGCAAAATTCCACCATATTCTCAAGGAGACGTTCATTTGGAATATAGACGGTGGTAATACCTCAGGACGGCCGGACAAGGGAGATGCTTTAAATGACTGAAGTACCCAACCAGAAAATACTTGACAGGTATAAAGAACTTTTGGCAAATCGCACACACGATGTGATTGTCAGGGATGCAGCTCTTGAGATGCTGGAATCTGAACTGAAAAGTCAGAGAGACAGTAATCAGACCCTTGCGGAAGAAAATGAAACACTGAAGCGCAAAATAAACAACCAAGATGAAAGAATCATTGAACTACTGGACAAAATGAATGAAGCAACCCCCTCTGTTATTCAAGGCGAAGTTGTAGAAAGAGATGAGGATTAAAAGAACCCCCGTCAAATCGACGGGGGTTTTTCTAGTTACATCGCTCAGCTATAGCGCCCATTATTCTTAAGTTATTGCTTGCGTTTGAGGGTGTTATTTGTATAGTTAACGCAATGTCCTGATTTGCTGTCCAGTTAATGTTAGAAGCTTCCGTAAAACCGCTCATACGAGAATCCGGTGTGGCAGTACCCAAACCATTAGTGGATATGTTAGTAAACCAGATACCGTGCATATTACATTTACCTGATGCCCCTCCAGAAGTATTGACTACAAAAATTTCTGCGTTCCAGATACGGTTAGAAACGGTACCTGTAGAAGCTATACCTCCGTTGTTTACAAGCAATGTACCACCCGTGCCACCAATATAACCTTTAAAGGTGGCGGTAGCAGCCCCATTAGAGTTAAAAGTACCCCATGCGCGAATTCTATATGTAGAACCTGTTGTCGAGTCATTGGCAGGAATAGTAAAAGTGTACATAAGAGTTTCGGTGGAAGGGTTTGTTTTGGTAGAGTCAGCTACCACTGATTGAGCCCCAACACCTACAAGTTGCATACCTTTAGAGGATCTGAAAAATAGTCTGTCGGAAGACACCCAGTTAATAGCACCATCTGTGGGGTTGGCTGTGGGAGGTGTTGTGGCGTTGCGAAGAGTAAGTACACCCTGTCCGCTTCCCAATGATGCAGAACCTCCAATCGTGAGACTCTTTGAGATAGTGCCTCCACCAGAAACGTTAAGGGCTGTAGACTCTGTAGTACTGGAGATAGTGGTATTACCTGTAACAGTGAAATCTCCGGCTGTACTTAAAGCGTTGGAGCCAGATCTACTTAAAAATGTATCTGTGGCGGCTGCACCTCCCGGACCCCATTCCAGACGTCCATCACCTCTAACCTGTAAACGGGAAGTTGTGTCGGTGTTGATTTTACTTGTCAATGTAAATGATCCCGTGGCAGACTGTGCTAAATTCACCTGAGTCAACGGTGTTTCTGCGGTGAAGATTTCATACCATCCTGAGACGGCTGGTGTAGCATTCCAAACATATGACTTTCGTGTGTCAGTCTCATGGATAGTCATACCATCCCATTTAACTGACGGACGTGTACTGGAAGTACACGTACGAAAGTTCATGTTTAAATCGAGACTGTCAAGGTTGTTGTTAAGGTCGGTGACAACATTTACGTTTTCACCGCTTGCAGGCTTGTACATAGCCATACGTGAGGTTGTACTAGACATTTGTTGTCACCTTACTTAGTGTATGTAATACGGAGCTTCGGGCTTGAACCTCCGGTGAAATAGCCGTAGTAGAGCTGGTTTGTATTGCTAGTAGGACCGAGAGCTATACCCTTTGTGGTACCTGCTTTAAACTCATTACCTATAGTTGTACCGATATCCACCCATTTACCTGTAGCTCTGTTCCAAGACGATACCTGCTTTCTAATAGCGTTAACCGATCCAGAAGACCAGGTGCCCGGGGAGCTACTAAAGTTGTGTGTACCTATCAGAGCTGTACCGTAGTCGTAATACCAGTGTTCGGCATACAGATACACTTCCACCTTTTTTACGGTTGCGGTAGACAAATCAGATTTAATGGAATTGTAATCAAATCCAATGAGACTCTTTTGCTGACCTAAATTACCGTCATATCTACCCTGGTAAAGCAAAGAGGTTCCATTGACAGCTCGCAAAGAATCGTCATATATATAAGTGCGTGTCCATGTTGCACCATAAGTGCGCACGAATGACACCACACCTCCGGTTCCCGGAGTACCTGTTGTATCATCTGCCTGACCATCGTTCAGAACTGCCACATTGTCGAACAAGCTGATGTCTCCAGCATCCTCTACAGTGAATTGGCTGGGACCTGTAGAGGCGTAAATGGTCTGGCGACCTGCGGAACCATCTAGGGTCCACAAAAGTCGGGTGTACCCTGGATTGAACGTAGTGTAGAACGACTGGTAATGGTTTGTTCGGTCACCACTAGCGGACCCAGAATAGTTGTACTCACTGGCAATCAAAGTACTCGTGACAAGAGGTCTTGACCCATCTTGGGTATACCTGATACTCCATTTGCTACGTGCATCAGGCTGAGTATTACTGATCTGACCTGAAAGGCTCAGTTTGTACATACGACCGGCTTCGGCAACAAAAGACACTTCCATGTATCCATATTCAGCGGTGGCATCTGAAATCATGGAGATATCAAATGTGGCAGAGCTTGACGATCCGTACGCTACAACACCTTTAGGTCGTGTCAGCAACTCATCGAGAATATCTGTACCTTGTACAACCAGGTCATTTGTGACGCTGACATCCTGAAAAGCCCCTTGACCTAGACTGTTGACAGACGCCAACACAGTTCCATCTGTTCCTCGCCACGTGATGAAGTCGTTAGTTTGTGACGGATCGGATGAAATGTTTGTAGTCAGATCTCCGTCAACGTTATACGTCTGGATACCTGTGGGGCTTAGAGTTACACGCTGTCCATCGACTCCTGTACTGATATTTCCGGACAACAGCCAGTCTGCTGTAATGGTTCCAGCAGTGACTTTTGATACCGTCAGATCCGAAATGTGGGCATCGTCGATCAGTTGTGCACTTGCCTGAACAGCCGGTGAAGGTTGAGATCTGTTACCCGACTGATCTACAGCTACAACCTTGATGTACACATTGGTAGTATCGGCAATAGGGAATGTCCCCACAGCCGGTGTCTGGGCATCAAGAAGTCCGGCGTTGGCAATTAGGTTACCGAGCTTTGTAGATTCTACCGGGGTGTAACCTGGCTCGTATTCAGCATGTACCTCAAGGTATGCCAAGTCTCGCTCTAAGTTGAATGTACCGCCAGAACTTTTACCTAGATGATGTGTAACTTGTACGGCAATCAAAGAACTAGCTACTTCAGGGGAGGCGGGCTGAGACGGTGGAATGTCATCTTCTGCCGTCGTGATAATCTCTACAGCAGACCAAGCACCTATATTGTTGCTCTTGTCAATGGCCCGAATGCGGAAATCATACGCAGTACCGCAGGCAAGATCGTTGATGACAAGGGTATTTGTACCCCATGTCACCATACGAGTCTCCCAGTGGACTGTGGATGGCTGTACAGGCTGATCCCAGGTGAACATGTCCGCCCAGTGGATATTAGCCACAGCTCCCCACGTCTGGGAGTACAAATGCCCCACACTTAGCTTGAACTGAATCTCATAATGAGACCCATCTGTGATGGCACTACCATCTGTGTTGTTAGGTGTAGACCAAGCCACCTTTTGCTGTGCTCGGGCCATGCCTGTTCTGTCCAGATACGCTACAGCCTGAAATGAACCCACTATCCAGTCAGTCTGATCGGGTGTCAGATTGTCCGGGGCGATATTTGTCCCTAGACGGGCAGTGACACTGGTAAGACCGTTGTCAAGAGTGCGCTTGAAGTCCCCGATAACGACTCGGGTAGCACGGTCGTCTTCAAATGCAACATAGTCTGTCAGGTCATACCAAGTACCATCAGCAGCTCTGTACCCAATAGAATAATCATCAGTTACAGGCCACTCCGCCTCAGTAACCTGAAGCTTTATGGGATTGATACGGATACCCCGTACTGTGACTTCGTTAGCCGTGTCGGTCAGATTGCCATCAGGGTCATAGCAATAGACATAGTCACCTACGCTGAAAGACCCGTAAATGTCATAGTCGTCTGTATTGAGTGTTATCTCACGGTGAGGGGTGATAAGATCTCTTAACGCCAATTCAGCTCTGGTGTCTGCGTTGTCGTCACTTGTTTCTGACTCGCTCATGAGCTTTGTCAGATTGAGCGGGTTACCGTGAATGTCTTTGTAAATATTTGTACCAGGAGAAATGGTACCGATGTCTGATTGTCCAGTGCTGAACTGTTGTCCGTCAGATCCGGCAAGAAGAACAACGCGAGTTGCGAAGTCTTCCATGTCCTGATCCAGGCCCACGGTTCCAGGTACAGCTCTTATACGCAGATCTTCGCCGTTGATACTTCCCTGACGTACAAGAATACATGTAGGGTTTGTAACGTAAAGATTGCTTTCAGGCCCTGCGTCTATAGCACCTCGGTTGTTTACACGGAAAGACACGGGGGTCGCTACCTGAGATTTGTACACCCAGACATTGTCCACATAGAATTTGTCCCCGGATGCATTGCTCTGAAGGTTGACCAGGAAGTCAGCCTGTGTGATCCCCGCCCCTGTAGGCACAGTGATAGTACGAGAAACTTGTGTCCACGCATTCTGAGGTAGCGCGAGGAAAGTGTCTGCCGAAGCTGAGCCTTGCTGAGTATACGTGCCATCTCTGTAGTCCACGCCTATTCGTCCGTAGCAGGATGTGCCAGTAGCCAGCACCCAGTAATAAACGACGTAGGTATCTCCAGCAGTGACGTTAGCAGCATTTGCCGTACCGTTTGTCTTTGCCACCATGGCGCCGACAGATGAGGGTGTCACCTGCATGGACTGTGTACCGAGATAAGAGTATGCCCCTGTGGCGGCAATAGCACAGTTGCTTACAGCAGTCCAGCCCCCCACACCCCCTGAAGTCTCAAAAGACGAGTTTGCGGCAGAAATGAGGTTGGTGGGTTCAGCCGGTTGTGTCATTGTCTGACACACGTACTGAATAGCTTTACGAGGTGTCTGCCACTGGTGGAAGCCACTGTAAGAACCTGAAACACCTCCGACGGTACCTATTGTCACCGCAGGGGGTAGAAGGGCTGAGACAGCCGCAGAGAAGTTCACAGCAGTAAGCTGTATCTCATCCTCAATGACTGTACCTTTATCATTTTCATCCCCTAGCCAGAAGTTCATCCCGACACCCTCTAGGGTGACAGCAGTCTCAGAGGTTTCAGCTCCGAAGGTACCATTGTCCGTAATTCTTTTCTTACGCACGACACCAACGTATCTGGCAGAATCCAGTGTGCCATCACCATAGGTGCGGGCATCCATACGTCCGGGGATGACAGCAATGTGACCAAAGTATTCTATCTGGTCCAGTACATCGCGAGGGACGTTAGGTTTCAGTTTCAAACTGAAAGTACCTAACGCCTCCTTGACCTCTGAGACTGTCATCTTTACCGCCTTACGATGTACGTTGATTCTGGAAGAGTGCCTATGTATTGGTTTTGCAAGTCTGCTGCTGCATCACCTGATGCGGCTGCACCCCCACCAGGCTGAATAACTGCACCTATGTAAAAATCTAGAGAGGTGGTAGACGCTTTGGATAAACCACCATTTGTTGTATCCGCTGTGAAAGAACGAGCACTTCCGACTATAGGTTTATTGCCGTTTGCATCGTTAGATGTTGCTATGACATAACCTGTGCCTGTAGTGCTCGCTGTAGTGTTGTTCTGCACTATTTTCAAAGTGGTACTGGAACTACTCTGAAAATAGCCTTCAACAAATCTAGAGCCTCGTTTAAGGCTGAGATCTACAGTTACACGTCCAGGAGCGCTCACAATATTTGCTGTAAGACGAATTATGCAATGTTCAAAAGTATTACGTACAACAGTTACAGAACTCCAAGTCTGTACGTTAACGCCGTTACGTTGTATTTTCCATTGAGTGCTTCTGTATGCCGATACATCTGGATCGTATGACTGTACGTCAATTATACCTGCTGAAGCAGTTGCTGTCACGTTTACAAGCCCATTTGACATAGACCAGCCCGAAGCAGACATCTGACGGTTGATACCTTCTAATTCATTTTCTGTAGAGACTTCTAGCGTGTCTGTAACACGTACACGCCCGCCGAAATAGTTAGTTGGTGTACAGCCCCATTTAGGGTGTGTCCCTGTCGGGATACCCCTGTATACACGAACCGTTCCGTCAGCACTTGTACGGTCTACCCAGCTAGAAACGTCAGTAAGACCTGTCTGATAGCTGTAGTGACCGATTGCCGGGGCGTGCCAGCGTTCACCAGTCTGACTGAAATCGTTCTGACGTACAGCCCCGGTAAGACGGGACTGTATGTCACATTCGGTATGAGAACCACGTCTCAGCAGATCTAAAGTCCAGTCTGATGTAGCTACCTCGTTTTGCCAGTTCTTAAGATCAGAATCCGCACGGTTAATGGTGTAGTACCCGTCACGCTCATTTTTGTCTCTGAACGTGACGGGTATAGGTACACCCTTTTGCAGAGAACTGATCTGGCCGTGAAGATTTGTCACCATAGCGACAGTAGTGGGAGGGCTGCTCTCCTGACCTGAGAGAGTCAGTTTCCCCTCCATATCTTCTTTGGCGCTTTCCTTTTCGACCAAGTAGATACGATTCAACCGTATCTCGCCATAGCCAGATGATGAATGTGGCATATCTACTTCCTCTTATTGTTCTCGCGGCGGATTTCTTCCATCATGTAAGGTACTAACTTACGTGCGAAGGCTTCGGCGTTTTCCGGGTTCTTGACAGTATCCGCATCACACTTGATAGTGATGTGAATATTACCAATGTGAATATCTCCACCACCCTGTGAATTGCTCTGTGCCCCAGCAGTTCCAGGTACAGGAACAGCATTCGCGCCTACAGGTACATTCTGCGCATTGTCTGTGATCTGGGAGACAAGACTACGTACCACAGGACCAATGTCACGACCCTGAACCTGCATACCCTGAATGAGACCCTGCATGGTGTTTACACCATAACCATGCATCACTCGTGAAGGCGACTTGATACCGAGAGCCTGAATGATAGCTGTTTTCATTGCCTCAGCAATAAGCTTCATCTGGCTTTCGATAGCAGACTGATTAGCTTTCAGACCATCGACAAGACCTTGAGACGCTTGAATACCTGCACGATACATTGTCTCAGCCGCTGTAGTACCGGCAGCAGTACCGGCCTTGTCAATCTGCGTCTGAAGATCATTGATCTGCTTCAACTGTTCTGGCGTTGCTTTCACCAGAGAGTTGATGGTGCGCAGACCTTCTACAGGATCAAGAGCAGCAATCTGACCCAGGGTGGTGCCATTAAGACCGCGTCCTTTAAGAGCATCGATACCCTGGGAGAACGCCTGTACAGTCCCAGTATCCTTAGTCAACTGACGGATCATGGTTTCGGTGCTAGCACCGGCTTTACCTGTCTTTGTCAAGGTTGCAAACTGAGAGACATTCTGCTGAATGCTTTCTTTGAGCTGCTTGAAGTTGCTGTTTACATCATCCAACTCTTTTTGAGCATCTTCAAGACTCTTTTTAGTGTCCTCCAACCGCTTCTGGTATTCCAGCTCGATCTTCGCACCCTTGTAAAGGTAATCTTGAAGTTGATCCCGCCCCTTGCCGGGTTTGAACGCGTTATATACTCCGCCTCGCATTTCATCAAGAACGCCTGCCAGAGCGGCTTTATCTGTAGCGTCCTTGATCTTGTTTACAAGACTAGCAGCGTTAGTACCAGTCATGTTGGCAAAGAAATGGTTGGTCTTGGTAAGGCTGAATCCTGCAAGCTCTCGCAGACCTTCTACCTCAGGAACAGGCTTTACCTTCTTATCGCCGTCCTTTTCGGTATTGACTGCAAGTTTACCAAACTTAGGTTTGACAAGGTAATTCCAGTCACCAGGCTTTGTACCTGGAATTACACCCGGAGGAGGCTTAGGAGTTGTAGATCCCCCTCCACCTAAACCGGGGATCTTCAGAGTAGCACCAGCATATATCAAGTTAGGGTTCTTGATGTTGTTCAGCTTGACAAGTGCGTCTACAGAAGTACCAAACTTTCGAGCGATACTGGTAAGAGTGTCACCCCATTGAATGATGTACTTGGTTGTAGCAGTACTTGCCTTAATAGTGAATTCGTTGGTGCGATTCTGAAGAGCCAAGAGTGACTGCATTCCCGGTGCACCATCAGCATCGGAACCAGAGAATCCCAGAGATCTCTGGAATTGAGCATACGTTGCTGTGGTACGTGGGCCGAATATACCTGGCCCTGAAGAGTAATCAAAGTTAGGGAATAGTTGTTTTAGGGCTTTCTGAATCAGAAGAACTTCATTGTTCTGAGCACCTGGCTGAACGTTCCCTAAACTTACAGACCCTCCACTCGCAAAATGAGGCAGCATTTTACGTAATGTTTTATTGCCGAAAATTGCTGATGCCATCGGGTTGTACACCCCATGGTTAATAGCAGCCAAGAATTCAGGACCATATTTCTTTACCATGGCTTCACGAATGATGAACTCACCATTTGAAATACGTGCAAGAATACTGTCCGAAGTACCGCTACCAGGCCCCACTACGCTTCCACCAGAAGGGTAGCGGCGACCACTGCTACCACCTGACGCAAACCCGGGAATTGCAGAAGAATCGGGGAATCCGCCGGTTGCTACAGAACCTACCTTGACCACGTTGACTGTGACAGTAACTGTTTTGCCGTGAATGGCGTCAATAGCAGCCTGAGCAGCTTCAGCACCTTGCTGTTGTACCTGGATAGTAACTGTCTTACCATGAATAGCATCAATCTTTGACTGAACTGCGGCTGTGCCACTTTCTGACACAGTGACAGTGACACTCTTGGAATGAATACTATTGATCTTAGAAACGACAGATTCTACTCCAGACGCAGTGACCGTTACTCTTACAGCCTTGCTTGATGGAATACTTTTAATTTTATCCAGGCTTGCGGCTCCAGAAACTGAAACAGAAACTGAAACAGATTTGCTAGCTGGAATGCTCTTCAATTCGCTAAGTTTATCTATATTACCCGAAATGTTAACGGAGACATTTAGACTCTTGTTAGATACAGAGTTAAGCTCTTTAAGCTTGTCAATCTTGTCAATCTGTCCTGAGATGTTTACAGCTACTGTAATGCTCTTATTGCTGACCTGGTTAAGAGTCTTGAGTTTCTCAACTTGATCGGCGCCTGTAACACTTACATTTACTGTAACACTCTTGTTGTTGACCTGATTCAGCGTCTTGAGCTTTTCTACCTGGTCCGCACCCGTAATGGACACATTGACAATGACGCTCTTATTGTTGACCTGGTTAAGAGTCTTCAACTTTTCTATCTGCTCAACACCAGAGATACTGACGTTTACCAGTACCATCTTGTTGTTGACTTCGTTAAGAGCCTTCAACTTGTCAATTTGTTCAGTACCTGAAATGTTTACAGATACCTGAACAATTTTGTTGTTTACAGCGTTGAGTGCCTGAAGCTTTTCTATCTGCTCAGTGCCTGAAATGTTTACAGATACCTGAACGATCTTATTGTTAACAGCATTCAATGCTTGTAGTTTTTCGATCTGTTCTGTACCCGAGATGTTTACAGACACTTGTATGATCTTGTTATTGACAGCGTTAAGCGCTTGAAGCTTATCGATCTGTTCTGTACCTGAGATCATCACAGATACACCTATTTGACCTTTACCCGCCCCCATACCACCAAACATATCAGCAAACTGCTGGAATTTGGCAAGGTCTTGATTCTTAGGCATGAAGTTGTTGAAACCCTGCCCGTTTTTAATAAGAGGATTCTTAGAGAACTCATCAACGGCTGCGTTAAGTTCCTTTTGACCCTTACCGGCTTGCTCCGCTGCGACACCGGCTCTTTTAAGGGAGTCCTCAAATTGTTGAGCTTTTTGATCAGCAACACTCTTAGAGGCCATAGGAGTATTCTGAAGTTTGCTGACTTCTTTGTTTGTCTTTTCTACGGCCTTTTGAGTCTTACCCATAGAAACTTCTACAGTCTGACCATCAGGAGTCTTGAAGGTGTAAACACCAGTAGCACCCTTTGTTACGGTCATCCCGAGTTCTTTAGCAGCCGCAACGGTTTTATCCATGTTGGCCTGATCTGTCTTGAGCTGGATGGGCTTACCCTTGCCCAAACCACCAATGATGCCCTGAAGATTCTTCAGGTTTTCAGCACCTTGTACGTTAAACTTGATGTTGAAGGTACCGTCCTTGTTGGTACCTACACCTAGACCTAGATCCTTCAGAGCCTGAATTGACGGCATGCTTGCGCGAGGCATATCCACCTTGAGATTAGGCATTTTAATGCCAGGTATGATCTGCCCGAAGTTTTTAAGAGACTGACCCACAGCCTGAATATTAGGCACTGCTTGTTTGAACTGCTCACCTAGAAGTTGCTGCATAGGGGGCATACGGATAACAGTGTTGGCGTATTCCTGGGCCTGTGACTTTGTAAGACCGAAAGCCTGACCCTGCTTAACAACAGCGTCACGAGCTGAATTGTAAACAGCCGCAGTCTGCTTGGCGCTTCCTGTAGCCGCAAGTACAGCAGGTGCCGCCTGGTTTGCAGCCTGAGCAATCTGAAGTAGAGCACCTGCGGATTCCTGGGACTTTACAGTGTTCAACTGCATCTGGCCGCCAACCATCTTCAGCGTTCCGCCGTGATCCTTCAGGATGGCAGTACCGGCTGAAATAGCAGCGGCTGTAGCAATCTGACCCCCTATACCAGTTTGCTGTATCTGGTTTAGAGCGGCATAAGAATTTTGTAGTCCTTGCACACCTTGCATCTGAGACTGGATATTCTTTTGGGTGGTTAATGCCTGTGCACCGAAAGCACCCTGAGTTCTGATCCATGCCTGTTCCGCAGCTTGCTGGGCTACAGCTTGTTCCTTGAGAGCAGTCTTGTAGTCGTTGAACTTCTTAGTTACATTGCCAACAGGGATGCCCATTTGAGCAGCCTTCTGGCTAATCTGTCCCATGATTTGAGCAGCAGTGTCCCCATTGCCTCCGCGTACTAGTTCAGCTAGAGACTTATCCAAGTTATTAATGAACTTGTTTGAGTCTTTTAGCTTATTACCACCCAAACCTACGGCATCCATGGCATGCTTGAACTGATCCATGTTACTTGGCTTGTAGATCTGCTGTAGGGCGTCACCTAGGTCTTTTTTACCTGCACCAAAGATACCACCGAAGTCCATTTTGCCCAGGATTTGCTGAGCATTCTGACCCTGAGCAGTTAACTTCTGAATCTGTTGTGTCATGTTCTGAGTGGAAGGTACTGACTTGTCAATACCTAGCATCCAGTCAACCATAGGTTTAACGGCTAGCGCTGCACCTACTGCTCCCAGGGAAGTCTTAAGCAATGTACCAGCGGCAGCACCTCGGGTCATACCTGCGCCCATGGCAATTACTGATCCTGTAGACACTCTGGCAGCAAGACCAGCATTAGTGGCATTCATACCCAATAGGTTGACAAAACCAGCGCTTGTAGCAGCAGTAGCACCTAGTCTACCAATAGCTATTCCCGAGGTTGCTGCCAGCCCTCGTAAAGCTGTTACACGACCTGCTACCCACTGTCCTGCTTTACCGAACGTCATCAGACCTAGCCCGGCTGTCAGGATAGGGGCAGGAATGGTGTTGATTGCGGATGCCAGGCTATTCATAACCTTTGTACCTGCACCTGCTACAGGCTGCATAGCATTAACAAGACCTAGGGTGGCGTTACCTATATTCCCAAGGGTGCTCGCCATTTCTGGTCCCATAGCTTTCATATTGCTACGGAACTGCTGAATTTCAGGGTTGTCACCCAGTCTCTTAAAGAATCCGCTGATTGTATCTCCGGCAGCAGAAATCCTACCCTGCAATGCACCTGTTTCGAATGCTGTGTTTACACGATCAGACAGACGGGACATACTGTTGCCCATGGCTGTATTCATGCGCTCAAACAGAGGCATGCTAGCTGTAGCAATTTTGGCAAATACATCGGTAAACTGACCAGGTATGTTCTGAAGAGGCTTCATAGCCTGTGTAGCACCTGTGAACAACTGCATCAAGGTGCCAGATTTACCTAGGTCAGTAAGTGTTTGCATGACACCTGTGCCCATTTTGTTAAGAACACCGGCCATGCCTGTAAGCCCTGCGGTGACAGCAGGCATAGTAGCCTGTCCCATCTCACGCATGGCATTTCCAAAGCCTTGGAATAGACTTTCTTGTGTGGCAGCTTTGAGACCCTGCATAGCAGTTCTCTGTTCCCCTATAGCCCCCACAAAATCTTGGGCAGCAGGGGTCAACTTACCCAAGGCTTCATAATATTTTTCACCACCCTTGGCTTGTTCCTTTAACGCTTTACCCACGCCGTCGGCTCCAACGGCTACTGCGGCAAAGGCCAAACCGGCTGCTACTGTTGCAGATGCCAGAACACCCATAGCAGGCGCTGTAGTCTTTATGAGCTGATAAGATGCCGCAGCTAGCGGGTTAACCGCCACAAATGCCGCAGCAGCAATAGTTGCCCAATGACCTGTTGAACCTGTGAGGCCGTCAAAATCACGAGATAGTCTGCGTGTCGAGTTTGATGCATTGTTAGTGTCTCTATTTACACCTCGTAATGCATTACCTAAAGTCCCCAAGGGTCGGTTATCTACATCTATACCGACACGGATTCTCTGTCCAGCCCCCGCCGCTGCTACAGCAGCGGATACCCTAGAGCGTAATCCTGCTTCATCTAGCTCTAGTCCGACCTTGCCTCGCGCACCGGCAGCAGCAGCTTTAACAGCTTCTTCTACTTTTGCACGTAATGCCCCTGCATCAAGATCTAGCTTTACTTCCCCTTTTGCCCCTGCGGCTGCACTTTTTACAGCAGATTCGATCTTAGCTCTTAAAGCACTTGTATCAACATCAAGTTTTACCTTGCCGTTTTGACCTGCTACAGCACTTTCAATGGCGGAACGAATCTCTCCGCGTAAGCCTGCGTCTTCAGCATGGATATCTACATACGCTGAAGCTACGTGAAAACCTGCTGGCATAGTGCAACCTCCTTCCGAGGTCTAGAGTTTAATTTCCGGGCACACTTACCCTTTCGAACAAGTCACCCATACCGGACATTTGAGATTCATGGTTAAGAGCTGAAAAATCATCAGAAACTGTTTGACTTATAGCGTCCGACAATTTCATTTTTACAGTCTTCTCAACCGCCGAATCCTTGATAACTGCATTGCCGTTTTCATCCAGGTGATCTTGATAATCCGTCTTTATCTTAGAATGCACTGCACCTGAATAATAGGGTAAACGAGATGCAAACCGGACAAAGTAGGAGGAATCTAATTCCCACATATCCCTAATCCCGTATATAGCTGCAAAATCTGTTTCAATTTCATTTATATAGTCGGGAAACCACAGGTATTGTCCGGTTCGCTCACTTAGTTTTTTGCTTCTTCCTCAACAGACTCTGTAGCGATTGTGATGCACTTAGAAATAACTGTGCTAACAATCTCATCTGTAAGGCCGTCCCACGCGAGGAACTCTTCCCACTTTTCCTCACCTAACATGTCCTCAACAAGCTTCTGAGCAGCGAATAGATCACTGCCGGTCTTTCGGGATACGTTAAGGTATCGCATAATAACTTTCATGCCCGGCTTTTTAGGGACGTCAAACTCTTTGTCGTCAATTGTGAACAACACCACACGGTCTTCGGTCTTATCCTTAGGTGTTTCGAACTTGAGAACATCGCCGCCAGGCTGTGAGTTGCTCACTGTGTCTGTCTTTGCCATTTTAAAAACCACCCTCTGTGGCTAGGAAACAAATTACTCTGATTATAGCATTTTTTCTGTGAAAATGTAAAAGACCCCTCAAGTTGAGGGGTCTTTCAGATAAAATTAGGCTTCGTCGATGATCTTGAATGGAGCTGTGGCGTTGTCTACGTAGTGGACAGACCATGTGACAGTCAGAAGTGTCTGCTTGTCCTTCATGTAGCTCATTTCAACGTCGTCAGAAGACAGAACACGACGAAGAATAACCATACGACGCTTGCTCTGACCACCGCCACCAGCCGCCGCAGCCCATCCGTGAAGGATGAGAGCACGGTATGTAGGCTGAGTAGCAGAGTCGGTGAACGCAGGTGTGAAGTTCTTGTAGCCAGTACCGGTAGCAGTTGTACCGTCGTTAAGAGCATATACGAGGTTCTGGAAGGTAGGCTCAGCAAGCTTTGTCTTTACAAGCATGTCGCGCTTGGTGAGACGACGACCAGGAATGTCTACAACCTGGTCAACCTCAAGTTCCTTGTACTCCTGCTTGATTGTAAGCTCAGCCCCATCAACAGTACCGCCGAGGTCTGTCCAAACGGCTGAAGAAGGTGCAGTGTTTACTGCGTTGTCCGCAGGCTCAGTAGCCTGAAAAGCTCCGATGTAGAGGGTTGCGGGACCCTGTACGAGGTTCGCCACGGTCACAGCCATGGTGTATCTCCTTACTGTGAGTAATTATAATTTCTATTTTCATCTAGATGTACTCACCGAAAGGAAATCCCTTGGTGAGGGTAAATCGCCCTCTACCTCCACAAGTGAAGGAAGTTTAATACATAAACCATGCATAATCGCTAAATGCTCTGACACATGTAACAGTAGATCCTCCAGAAATTTTCGCCTGCAACCCGGGAACTGAACATGTACCCCATAAAGACACTGTAGGTAATCCACCAGAAGGGGTTAACTTGGGCATCCACTTATTTCCGGCAAATTTAGGCCAGTCTTCACAGATTACTGTTATGTCGTTATCATCTGTTGTTACTGCATGCGCCGTGGAACAACTTTGATATACAACGTCCCCCGAACTAGCTGTAGACGTATAAGGCATGATAAATAAAGCCAGAGTACCTATTATGCTAGACATAATAAGTATTTTGATCTTAGATTTCATTTTCACCCTATCTGAATTGATTCATATGATCTACGATAGGAAATTGAACCGCATTCATATCTGGATGGTCTTCCAGTTTTATCGTCGGGCTTGACAGCACCCACCCTGGTGCAGGCTCTATACGAGACTCAGGAAACAGATATTCAAACTCTGCTTTGCTTGTATGCACTATGACCTGACCTTTATACGTCAGGGGTTCGCCTGTCTTCTGTCCGACTATAACGTAAATCATTAGGTAAGCTCCGCCCAAGCTAACTCGAACTCAACTGTATAGTGAGCCATATTTCCCGGATTGATTACCGCTCCGGTGTCCATTGTGGGGAATCCCCATTTGTGCCGCCTAGGTTCTTGTACTCCCCATACCTGAAGTATCCTTACCTTAGGTGCACCTGATAATGCAGTAGTAACATTTTCCATGCCATTGTGGCCATTAAGTCCATTAGGACCCAGACAACAAGTCCACACTATCTCGGCAAGGTCGTTGGCCTTACCCCATGGGGGTCTTTGCTTGTTCTGGTTTGTTGCCCAGCAATGTGCTGTGACTACGGGACATCTGTATCCGATGTCGTCCCTTGAATGACCACGTCCTGTTATGGATACTTGTATGAAGCCTTTGTCAGCCCAAGTGGACTGATCTTGTGGAAGGGTGGTTCCTATGCCTACCCCCGCCAAGTCTGTTTGCGCTCTGAGCCAAGCTATAGCTACTTGCTCCGAGTTATTGTGTTTTGGAGCCATTAGCCACCTGCCGCCATTAGAGCCTGTAATAGATAATGTACTGCCGGGTTACCTGGATGTTGAACAGAATGAACCGGGTGGCCCCCATCAATGCTCAACCAAGGATTACCCGTGATTTCATGCGGGCCTGTACCGAGTTCCTGGTAAAGTGCATAAAAGGTGTTCGCACTTACATATGCAGTTTTCCCGGCCATCTCAAGCTCTATGGACGCTCGAAGAGCCCCTGTATGGACAGGCGCCAAGGCTTTGGCCGCCTTTTGAACCCGTTCACCCAGCTTGTGCATAAACTTGACTATTTCAGCGTCAATTCCTGCAAAACCCGCTTCATGCCATACAATTCGCGCCATGACATCTCCAAATGAAAAAGGACCGTAAGCAGACATGCCGAGGGAGCACGGGCTTTACGGTCCTTCTCCCTTTTCGAGATCAAGAGTTTTCGAGACCTGCCGTTTTCGGGCAGTTTAAATCTCTACTCGCTGTATATGGAATTATACTGGATCACGTAGAGTTCATCATCTCCAAGTCGACACGCACATCCGTCCCTCTGACAGGGTTTGCTCTACGACTTATCTGGACAATTGTCCATATATCACCTGTGCGTTCGTCGTACACTCGATCATTCTGTTGGATGTCATAACCTTGAGTTATTCTCATTTTGGCCCAGCGAAAATTACGAGGAATAGTAGTTACTTCTGTCCACGCCTTTACCGTCTGTTCCAGTATAGAAACAGGTAGATGACGGACTACTACGGTATCCGAATCTATCGGGTCTCCGTATTCGTCAACCCCTTCACCTCTATATATTGTGACAACTGTAGTAGCCCTTGATATCACATCGACTCCCAAGGGATGTTGTCTTCTTGTTCTGCGGTTAGACCCCAGTAACTTACATTTCTCTGTATAGACGAATCATCTTGCACATAGTATTTACGTACAACCCTGTTAGTACCAGGACGAACACGAATACTCTTGTTCCTGTTCCAACTGAGTCTCTTTATAGCTCTTCGAGCCATAGGAGCTAATAGATAAGAGTTTTCGTGCTGATGTACATAGAAAATACCGTCTTGGTTGATAGACTGAATATCTGTGTGTGTAAACAGGTCAGGGTGTTGAGTCATCCAGGCTGCCTGATACGCTACAGCCATTTTTAATAGTCTGAGGTTTTTGGAACCTATTAAGGGTGAACCAGAAGCATCAACAGTCTGGTTATAGACACAATCGACAAAAATTTCGATCATGACCTGTGCAGCGTCTATATCTTCCTGTTCTACGTTTATACGTGTATACGCAAGCGTTTCCGAGATGGTTGCCCATGCAGACATAAAATCACCTCTTTCAAGGAGAAACCCCCACCAGGCACGGGAGGGCGGACAGTGCCTGGTGGGGGTCGTTTTATACTGCTATTACGCAGTCTTCTCCAGTACGCTGAACGCCTTTACGTGTCCAAGCTGGAATCCACGACGTGAGCGGAACTTGACCGCAATGTCGTCGACGTCGCTGTGGGCATCGGCTACGTCCATGCGGGTCTCAGGACCTGAACGAACACCTAGCTTCAGGAAGTTACGGTTACCCACGAAGATAAGAAGTGGGTTACCAGAAGGGGCTGAATCCATGGCAGGGGCTGTCTTAGCACCACGGCTCCAGAAGATCTCTACACCGAACAGAGTGTCAGGCTGACCTGAGTCACCGCCCTGACCCTGAACGAAGATAGGTGTACCTACTGTGTCCTTGGTACGGCGTAGAACGTCACGGAAGGCAGGGTGCGCAATGATAAGCGCGTTGTTGCCGTCCCAGTAGTCGCTTGTCTCTACGAGACGGAGTGTCGCAGAAGCGTCGTCGTAGAACGCGGAAGCAGCACCGGCGTGGTTGACGTAGTTTGCGTTTGCTGTGTAGCCTGCGTTTGTGTCGGCTGTACGAATTGCCTTGTAAACGGATGTGAACGGAGCAGTTGTACCGTTCTCTGCCGCTGTGACACCGAGACAAGCATTGTCGAACGCTGTTGCGTAAGAAACTGCCCAGTCAGCCGCACGACGTGAAACAGTGTCCACGATCATGTTTGCGTCGGCTGTGTCGTCCTCATCGAGTACTGACATACCCATGAAGCGACGGGCTGTCAGAGTGACGTAGTCAAGGTCGCTGTCATCACGGGTGTATGTCTTACCCGCAGTGACAAGGTATCCCTGCTGACGGAGAATACGCTTTGTAGAGGTATTCATGTCGTGGCGCTCACCTAATGCCTCAACAGCAGAAGCACGGAGAACACGCATGATGACTTCGGAGTCCCACTCAATGGGAATCCAGTCATCCTGATAACTGGTGAGTGATCCAACTATGGCCATTGTGCCAAACCTTTCATAGAGTTTACGAAATTAATGCCTTACTCGGCAAGCCTCGGGCACAAGGCCCATTCAACAAAGTTGAAATTTGCGTCACTTACCACGATAAAGTTGGTTTCTCAATCGGGTAGCGAAATCTAGGTTTTCTTCCGATGCAGGAGCGGCTTTTTTACTGCCACTCACCGTTTTTGTGTCAGCAACCTTTTCGGCTGCATCTTTCATGCGCGAACGCTTGAAGAATTCAGGGAAATCCTTCTTAAGTTCTTCAACCTGTTCGGTAAGACCTTCGATTTCACCGTCAGAATCAATTTCTACGGCATCTAGGTCCATGAGTCGTAGCATTCGTTCCATGTTGCGTCCATTGAATCCTGCATCATTTAAAGCCGCAGGTACGGCAGCAATAAGAACGGCTGCTCTTGCGCGTTCGCTTTGTTCTGTCTTAGCGACTTCACGTTCAAGCTGACGCTGTAATTCGCGCTGTGAACGAGCTATATCGGCTTTTTGCTGCTTAACAGCAGCGGCCATAGCGCGTGCATTGTCTGATGCACTTTCGTCCGTCTCATCTTCATCATCTGTGGTATCAGCATTAAAGTCCAACTTGACTTCCCGCTTTGCCACAGGCTTACCAGTCTTAGGGTCTAGTCCTGCTTCTCTCATCCAACGTTTACGAGCAGCGGCCTCACTATCGGCCTTTTGCTTTCCAGCTAGTAGCTTCTCGTACTCTTCCTTAGTAGGAGGAGTCCAGTCGTCTTCAACTTCCTCAACATCATCGTCAAGTTCGTCGTCGTCTACAATGTCGTTTTCGTCTATGTCTAAGCCTGACTCAACCATTACCGGTTATCCTTTTCATATTATAGGGCTTACTGCCCATTTACTTTTTGCCACCATTTTGATTGCCCGCTCCATTAGATCCGGGACGTGGTGTGCCATTAGATGTGGTTGCCTGACGAACGTTTTTACGAGCGCCTGAATAACGAACCACGTTTGATGAAGAAATCTGGCTTTGCTGAATCTCAAGCTGTTGCTGCTCAATTTTCTGAGCCTCAATAGCCTGACGATCCCACTCGTCCTTCCACGGAGCCACTTCTTCGGGAAGGTAGCCAGCCTCAATAAGAGTCACCTCAGCAGGAACACCCGCTAGCTGCTTCTCATTAATCGCCTGCCATCCTGCAAGGTCAGTAACAACCTCAAGAGGGCGCCAGGTTATTTTCACACGCTCTACTTCTTGACCTAGAAGGTTAAGAGCAAATGTGAAGGCATTTCGGTGCGTTGCACCGACTCCTAGCTGACGTGTCTCAGCCTTGGAGTTCATCTGTTCGTTGACCTGACGAATGTTCTCCCCACTTGGAGGACGTTCACCGGTCTTATCAAACATGTGGAGAGGAATTCCAGTAACCTGAGACATGGCTTTGACATATCTGTCAAACGGGTCTAGGTATGCCTTAGGATCGGCTGCCTGGAATTGTCCTACGGATTTGAAACCTTGAAGCGTCCATACAGATGATGGGTCAGCATCAAGACGTGTAAAGTTGTCGTCCTCAGGGTCTCCGTCGTCTTCTGGAGAGAATGGATCATTGTCCACGCCCTGTAGGGATGACGGATCTGCTGTAGGATCTGTAAGTGCATATCGCTGGGGGAATGACTGATAATCAACAGTTGCCAAGTGGCTGGTTACGAGCTTATTGATAGCTAGCTGGGGGCCATAGGCATACAGATGGTCAGGCTTTCCGTATGTACGGTCTGTACGGTAGTGGAAAAACGGAATCTGATCGAACGGGTTGGGCAATACTGCCTGGGAACCATCCTCAACGTAAGGTATCCACTTGTTTTGTGAATTTCTGCGCTTCGGAGGACGTCCTTTATGCATCCAACGCTCAATGCGATCTTTGTAGTAAAGATTAGCCCGTACTATTAGATTTTGACCTTCATTTTCTTCCCAAGATCTGAGCACGTAAAGCATCTTTCTTGGGTTTTCCGTGTCGTAAAATGCACGAGTAGTCAACGGATCATGACAAATCATGTCCACAGCTACTATACTCTTACTTGGACTAGTAGCAGGGTCTTCTAGGGGGTCTGACTGCTCTTCACTCGGTACAGATACCCCACTTAGAGCGGCTGCTGTGGTTTTAGGGTCGTAAGCCTTACCCTTATCTGACTCGTCATCACCAACGACGGGCCAGACCAGCATGTAATAATCACCGTACTTACCGATGTTACGGTGAAGGTTTGGAAGTTCTTCCCCAAGTTCGTTGTATTCCCACAGATCTTCAATAATCTGGTTGACAGGGTTAGCCGTCTTGTTAAAAGTGTCTTGTGGGCGGGCAAAGTTAGGGCCTGGCTTCTTTACAGGAATATCTGTAGGCTTGCTTACAGATTGAGCTTTCTCTGAAGAGGCCCCCGGTGTTGAATTGTCTGTAGAACCTGGCTTTTTAAAAGTGTTTTGAGGAGGGGTAAATTGCCCTTGCTTTGACGCTTGAGCTGCTTTTGCAGACAATAGTTGAGACGGGTCTTCCATGCCGTCGTCTACGGTCACGGCATTGATGTGCAGCTTATTAGCAATGGCATCCACGGGAATGTGGGCAAAATTGAAGCTGTCAATAGCATCAAGGCCGAATTTTGTCAGCAGACGTGTAACCTTGGCCGATGCATATACTTCATCTACAGTTCCCTCATAAAAAGCTGCTGCACGTTCATACGCTGGACGGGCAGCTAAAAGCTCTTGATAGCCTCTAACTAAGTCATCTGGGACAATATCAGCCATTTGTGCCCGCCCTCCTTAAAATCCGTGGTAAGTACATACTAATCCAAAAGTATATCAATAAACATGCACCCTATTTTAGGCAACACGTTTAACGCGGTGTCAGTGTCTTTGTTTTGACCTTTTGTTTTCTGAGTGGACTCAGGAACCGCAGTACCGCATTGCCTACAGAGTCCACGAGGTCATCATTCAGCCCATTAGGAAAGCTGACCATTTGTTCTTCCAGCGCATACAACTGTTGCTGATGCAGAACACGAGTAGGGATCAACTGATAGAGGTTTAACAAACGTCCGGCTCGGGACTCTTTTTTCTCTGTATTGTTTACGGTCATAATTTTGACAGGCATACCGTGCAGAACGTCATACCAATGGTCTCCACCTTGATTGGTTTCAACCAGAATAGCGTTGACTTCTGGAAACGAATCCAGTACGGTGTGGATGAATTTTCGTAACGGATCACCCTTGAGTTTCACAGCTCTGGCATACTTGACCACACATCGGGCGGGAGACACCCTTTTACCCTCTTTAAACTGTGCAGGTTGATACCCCACTACGGATATACCAGAATAGTCAGATTCCTTGGTTGTCGTTACGGCACCATCGATAGATAAGATTGTGTATGTACAATCCAGATCTCCCACCGTGAAGTCATCTTTAGTCCAGTATTCACCGTCAGCGGCCATAGGGTCGTTAAGAAAGTTCTTCTGGTACCCACGGGTGTGACGATATTTCTGCAAATACTCAAGAGGCCATTTGGCAGGCCACATAGACCGTTCGGTACCATCACCATTGTCTATAATAGGTAACTGGTGGTGAACCTTGAAGTTTTCTTCATCAATCCACTTACGTTCACCGTCAGGATCTTCGATACCTGCTGCATGTTTTACCAACTGGTGGGTAATGGACCCAGGCATGGTGACAGTCCCGGATAAAACCACTCTCGCACGTTCATTAAGAGGTAAAACAGCATCCTGAATGGTCATCAGACGCTGTTCCATCTGATAAATCGAGTAGTTGGATTCATCGGGCTCAATATCATCAAAAAGAAGGGTGTCAGGACGAGTTTTACCGACCTTCATACCGAGGGACTGAGAGTCAATACCCTTAGCAATGAACACAAATCCATTGGCACACCAGCGCATGTTCTTTGCGTCACCCTTGACCGTACCACGTTTACGTGTACCAGGGCGGCACAATTCCGGGAAATCCTCGTTCAGGAGTTCATTTTCTTCAAGCTCTTGCTTAAAAGTGGCCAAGTGACGTTCCGCCTGTTCAGCAGAGTCCGCAAAAGCCGCAAGAAACTTGGAATAACCGAACGCGGCGAACCAGCAAGGGATGATTGTAAACCAAAAGGTAGATTTACCTGAAGCTCGGGGGGCCAGAAACGCATCCCTGAACTGCCGTGGCTGAGGTTTCGGGTGCATCCAGTTGCATGCAAGATTGACCCAGGAAAAATGGTTTTCACCGAAGGTGATATTACCGTCGTCGTCTTTCAGGTGATCTGCAAAGTATATGAGAGCAAACAAAAAGGGATCGGTTTCGCATAAAGCTTTCCGACCTTCAGTGGTTTCCAGTAATCTGGGATCTATTTCTGCGACTCGGTCTTGCCAGTTTTCAACTGTATAGCCTAAATCTACCGTTATGGACATTTACTCGTCCTCTTCTGTTTCCCTGCCTTCTAGGCGATCTATCACAACCTGGAATTCCGGCCCTGCCATCTGCTTGATTATTTCCACGAAGCCTACAAAGGACTCCATCACCATTTGATGGTAATCAGCGTGTTTTCCTGTGTCGTCATGGGCGACCATTGCCCCGCATATATCGCAACTGTAATACATTACATATCCTCGCAATAACAGTCGTTTACACCGCACTCGGCACACTCGACACAGCAGTTGCCGTCATCACAGCCGTTTACACACTCTCCTATGGTGTCCCAGCCGTGAGGGCCACCATCTACGCAGTAATCCTGGGGGTTGATTGTCCTTCTCCTTAGTGCTACAGTTAAGGTTCAGGCAAGATCGCCTGTGTCTCTTGGAGCCCCAATGAACAACAACAAGAAGCGTCAGATGTGGGTACAGTTCTGTTGTTTGTGGGCAGTGATCTGGGGTTTGCTAGGTTTGTTCATATGGATACTTCTACCTATGGCAGCCCTGTCCCTCCTGATGATCCTCTTGCCAGTAGGTGTCTCTCCCGACGAAGTACCTGTCAAGCATGACCCTGACGCATGGCGTACAGATGTAAACCGTCCGTGGAACAAAAAGTAATTATAGCAGGAAGTATGTCTGATGAAATTGCCGGATCTGAATCCGAAGAATCTGTTTGCAGTAGCCATTCTACTTTTAGGCGCAATAACAGTGGTGGCTGGAGTTGCGCTGATTGCGGGAAGCAATTCTCGCCCACAGGTCGTACCGTCCGTGACACCTACTACGATAGACGATACGGATTCCTCAAGCCCTACAGCCCCGCCGACATTGACTTCACCGTCAAAATCCAGCGACAATTCCTCGAATTGTTTGATATCGACCTCGGGCATGGTGAAGTGTCCGGGTAAACCCTCGTTTTGTAGTGACGGAGCCCCCTGCCAGCCCAAACAGACTGCTCCCTCTGACAGATCCACCTGTCCGGTGACAACCGACGGGTATACCAAGTGTCCTGAAGATCCTTACTGTCCTGGCGGGGAAGGTTGCGAAACTGGCCCCGGGCAGCCCTGGGATGAACCCTCCCCAGGTATGTCCTACGAAGGTGATCTGGATTGGACAGGTAATGTCAACCAGTGATGAGCCATTGTTCTGTAAAGGTGTGTCTCACGGACCCTTCAGCCCATGCAACTGCAAAGGGTGCTGGGACTGTGACGGAAATGTGATGGGTTGCACATGTGACATAGACTGGGAGTGTGTTCACGGGCGTCATATGCGTGTATGCTGGACCCATGACGGACGAAGACTGGCAGAAATACCTGTTGGCCAAGCTTGATGAGTGGTTGGCCACCGACAACCTGACCAGGGATGATCTGTACAAGCACATGGGTATGACACCCACGACGTTCATGAACTGGCGGGAGACAGGGTTCATACCCCGGGAAACCAAGCTGTTGTGGCTCATCCTGGATGACGTCCTTTGGAACCGTATTCATGGAGCCGATCTTGACTGACTTAGCCTGTCGTTTAAACACAAACCACCCCTGTCAAAGCCGTGTGGCCAATAGGGGTGGTTTGTGTGCGTGAAGAACTGTCATGGGATTTTCTCGACTGCGATTGCTGCCGTTGCTGTAAAGAAGACCATGTAAACAACAACTCGGGTGCATGTGACGGATTCTGTGAATCCGACCTTGACACGTGCGATTGTGAGTGATACAGTATAAGCATGACTGACGACACATTCCGGTGTGATCCGGATTGCCCACGAAAAGCCTCGGGAACCTGCTACTCCCATCACGGATGCCGGTGTGAGGTATGCAAGGCTGCCAACGCAAGGCGCTGCGACCGCAGGAGAAGGCAGAGAGACCCCTCTACGCTCCCTGAAGACCGACATGGCAGGAAATCCACGTACGCCAACTGGAATTGCCGCTGTGAGCCGTGTACGGCCGCGTGGAACGAGTACCAGAACCAGCGGTACAAGGAGAACGAGAGTCTCCGGGAGTACTACAAGACGAAGTCCCGGGACCGTTACTGGTCCAAGAAACGGAAGCCCGAGTGAAGTTCTTCAAGCGTAACCGAAACCTGGGTACCTGGACGGTGTTCGCCACGGCCGATTGTTTCAAGTGGTACAGCGTTTACATCGGGGGCACCACCCCGACGAATGCCGACCACTGGACAATCAACGTACAACTAGGAAACTTCGAGTTCTATATGTCGTTCGGACGTCATTTCTCGATAGATATGGGCAACATCCGGAAAAAGAATCAGAAGTACGTATGGCTCATGCGCAATTGTGGTCAGAAGAGCTGCTACACGAATCAAGTTACCCAAGAGTTCGACAAGGGGTATGACTATGTCTTACGATGGAACGATCACGTAAAACACGGGAGATTTTGATGCGTCACTTTCAGGGTCTCGGCTTCGACCAAGACATATGCTGCCTCTGTTTTGGGTTGCACGGGGGTCCACCATGGACCTTTGACTTGGATGATGACGGCCACACTGTAGCTTTGGTACCGACGGATATTTGCATACCATGTCGGATGAACATGACCACCTATGCAATCAAGAAAATGGCAAGCTATGACAACGCGTAGGGCTCTATACCTGGTGTGCGACGACTGTGGGGTGTTTCTGGCTAATTGGCGGGGTGTGGTGTACACCCCTGGTCGGGACGAGCTAGCGATACGAGCCAGAGAACAACACTGGTGGGTGTCGGATGATCCCGAGATGCCCGCTTTCTGCCCCGACTGCAAACTACGTGAGGAATCCTGATGTACCGTTTTCATGTGACTGTGACCTACTACTACGATGTCGACGAGACAACCCTTCAGAAGGACTATGACACAACCGATCCCTGGGAAGGTGCTGAGATAGACCAGAACAACCTGGTTGACTTGCCTCACTTCCTGTCGGAACAATACCAAGAAGCCGAAGACAGTAAGATAACCATAAGAGTGGAGCGTCTTTGTGAGGAAAACTGACGCTGTATTTCGCCGTATCGCTTATATCCTGCTATTGCCATTTATGCTACTAGGAGCAATGTTTCTAATTGTCCTCAGCCCTTTCACCTGGATAGCCACGGGCAAGAGTATAGATGATCAAGGTGAGTGGTTCGAAGACAAATGGGGTGATGTGTCACGATGGGCGGGCGTACGACAGTATGAAAACTGGTGACGGAGCGACAAATGTGTGAAACTCGAATCTGGTGCTTTTACCACGATCGTTATACAGATCATATTGAATGCAGAACAGACAGCCATCCCGGTGACCTTGATCACGATAATTCCGACGACTATCCTATAGGCTACGAAAGTTCAAGTAATTGACATGGGCATCTCGTTTGAAGCCTGGGTGCATTGTGACAATTGTGAAGAGGGCAAATCGTTTCATCCGGAGGACGTAAGCGATAGTACCGACACCAACCCAAATGGGTTCGAGTGGCGGGACTCCCCAGACTGGCACAGGGGTGATAAATGGCTGTTGTGCTGGGACTGTATTGACGAACTGGAGTCCTGATGTGTAATCGAGACGATAACATGACTGGCTGGGAGCCGAAGTCCTGGTCGGACCCGGTGGATAACTTTCTTATGACCAATGCCTACCCGACACTGCTGAATCGCCATGGCTCATGTGTACCCTCGCAAGAGTGTATTCAAGACGCGATAACCCGGTATCTGGAGCAGAATGAACACCGAACTGGCTGAGGCCATAGAAATTTCCCTCACAGGCTCAGAATTACCGGTCCACATAGTCTGCTGGGTTTGTTTTCCGGTAAACATACCTTTTGAAACATACGCGTTATGCGGAGCCAGGCTTGTAGGTATAGACCATCCCTCCGGTACACCTCTGAGCTGTGACAAATGCGCCGAGCTGGAGACTGAACCTTGCCCTAAATGTGGGTTTTAATCCCATACCAACCCCTAGGAGACCTATGAATGACCGCTTAGAAACTGTTATCCATAACAAGAACATCCGCCATGCGGCAGAGATTCTACGTACTTTCTGTGCTGTGACAGGTGTCATACTACAGGTTGTCGTACTGACGCTGCTGCTGAACAAATAAAGGGGACCAATGATTACCTCTGAGTGCAATGGTCTATGTCTGACCCCTGCCGATATAGGATTCCCTGAATACGGTCATGTCGGGATTGCCTATGCTCACCCCGACTGCCCGGAACACGGAGACCCTCAAATGGAAGACCCTGACGAAGATGTTTGTGGTGGCGGGGACGAATCCCTCAGATACATCCGGGAAGAGGACATGTGTAATGACTCCTGAACAGCGCATGAGGTTCATGACCATGGTGTGCGACTGGGAAGGTCGGAAAACCCCCGAGGGCCGTATATCCGCCATGAGTGTGCTCATAAGTTTTGTAGAGAGACTGGAGCACTTCGCAGCACACAGGGGTACTTGCGGAGCCGTGGACCCTTGCGCCCCAGGCGGCTCCTGCGTATGTCCTGCCGGTCCAGCAGACTGCGCCCGCCCCTCGGTCTGGTGTTCCTGCGGCCCAGGAGGTTACACCAACTCAAAATCCTGTTGTAAGGTAGAGGAAACTTGCGGAGCTGTAGACGCGTCTGACCTTGATGCCTGTGGAGACTGTAATGACTGTAATGACTGTAATTCATGACTGCTGCCAGTGGGGTAACATGATAATAGACGACGATGGAGAGGTGTTGTACCCATACCGGTGTGACTGCATCTGTCACGTAGAAGATGAGCCATGGCCAGAGTAGGAAACTGATGACCCATAATCACGAGAACTGCAAGGTGTACCTCTGCTACGGAGGGTATTTGATGGGGTACTGCGATTATGAAGAATGTGATAACCCTGACTGCGTGGTAATCGGGCATTGCGAGTGTCTGTGCCACTCCGGCAAGACCTGTGGCTGCGGACTCACCTGGCCCCGTATGGAGAAACAATCCAAGGATAAAGATGACTGAATTCGAAGAGCACATGGCTGAAATATCCCGTCATCTGGCTATTGTATGGGATGAAGGTATACCCTCAGCCTGGACGGACAACAAAGAACTGTTTATCGAAAACCACATGGACCTTGTCCGGGCATGTTACATAGCCGGATATCTTGATGCCACAGACCGTGTGACCGAAGCTGTGGACAACATCGCCCGAAACCTGGACACAACGGACAACGAATGAATAAAAAGATACTAGTCCCCCGGAGCGGGGAAGTCGAAGATTTCGAAAAACAAGTCTGGTGGAAGACTTTTTACATGGTAGTACTAGGGGGTATTCTGTGCAGACACAAGTACTGGGTGTCCGGAGGATACGGTGCCTATTGCTGGCGTTGTCTTGTGAAAGTAGAGCCCTCTGATGAACGCTGAAGACTGCCCCGTACACAGAAAATTCATAGATGTACCCGGAAGCTGCGGGATCTACTACCCTTGGATATGTGAGTGCCCGTACCCGGACTGCATCGACGACCCCGGATGCGGATATGAGGAACCTCACAGGCATGGGTTCGCGTGCGACGACGGATGCTTCACATGTGCGATGAACGGAGACGGCATATAATTACACCGTAGCACAAACATTTCAAAATTTTGGTCGCACAAAAATCGGCTCTCCCCCCGCTATCAAGATCCCGTAAATACCCCCCAGGGGTATGCCCATGATCCTCTCACCACTCGTCAGCTTATGCCCCGTCAGCTCTGACTGCTCATCACCTCTCACCCTGTCACCATCTGACACACCATCACATCTGTCCCTCTCCTCTCCTGACATCCCATCACATCTGACTCACCATCACTTCTGTCACCCTGTCACCTTCCATCCCATCACTCTCTGACTGTCCATCACTCCTTGCCCTGACACTCCATCACCACACTCCGTCCATCCACCACCACTCCACTGCCACCACCACTCTCCACTCGTCATCCCATCATCTCTCATCACCGCATTTCCTTTTCTCAACTCTGAATTTTTCGGGCAAAACGAAATTGGAAATGTGAATTGATGAATGTATTATTATGTATATATGTATATGTGTATATGGTATATGTATGTATATGCACTATGTGTATAGGTATGTATGTATATATGTATATGTATGTATATGTGTATGTATGTACGTATGTATGTGTATGTATGCGTATATGTGTATGTACGTATATGCAGGTAGGTGTATATGTGTAGGTGTATGCAAGAGGGGGTGTGAGTGCAATGCGGGGTAAGTGCACAAAGACAATGGCAACCCTGGGAACGGGGCAAAGAGAAAGCGCCTCTCGCTGTGGGAAAGGCGCTTGAAGGGTGAGCAAGGCAAAGGCTAGGCAGACGGGGTACAGCGGCAGGAAGAGCAGTGAACGCCCCGGTTGTAAGACGCCGTACGTACAAGCTGGTTCAAGAGGGCGTGGGAGATGTAAACGCCGTCATCGGTATCAGCCGTATCATCGGCCTCAGCCACAACCGCCATGGTCGGCACCGGATCTGAGTCGATCTCAGGTGATGTGTGTTCAGATACGCGCGTGGACATAACAGCCCCTCCTAAATGATCTACAGTGCAACGGCCCCTGCATAAAGGGGCGTGATATAACGGGCAGTTGACGGCCCTTCAGCTACAAATGATCTTGGTCCAAATCGCAACCCTGGCCAGCACAACGCCAGTTGACGATCTATCAGTTTGATCTTGTGTCAGTTGTCGAACACGATACGTTCAACTGACAGCTCATCAGTTGAGACAACATCAGTTGATGTGTAGTCAGTTGACATGTCATCAGTTGAAACATCAACATGTGATGGTGTGTCACCTGATGATCTGATATGTGACGCAGCCTCAAGACGGGCACGGTTCTTAGCAGCCTGACTGCTTATCAAGTCCCGTATGGCCAGATCCACTTGAGTGACTTCGGTACGCTCGACCTGTACCTGTGTGGGCATATCGACGCCGAGCATCTTAGCGAGTCTCTCGGACACCTTGAGCGCAAGACCAACTGCCTTGTCGTCGCCGTCTTCTATCCTGGTGTCAAGCACATCGAGATAGCGCATGAGTCTGTCGACCTCTTGCTTGCGGACAGCTTCGACCGTGGGCAGCACGATGGAGTCGAGTACCTCTTGCACCCATCTGTGAACCGTTCCGACACCGACACCGAGTTCATCAGCTATCACCCGGTACGTCTTGCCGCGTAATCGCATGTCATACGCTTGCTGCTTACGGTGCCACTCCTGTTCTTTGTTCATGCTCTGTTCCACTCCATAAGTGTTCTGCTGACGACCCATCATATCATCACTCGTATCAAGATCGTTTCGCAGCCCGTTTCAAGATCAACATGAACAGCCGGCGAATTGCCTTTGTGAGCAAAGCTAACGATTGCAAGATCACGCAGCAAGATCTTGAGATTCTGTGTTTACACCGGACAGGGACAGTGGTATAACAGAACCAGGAACACACGGAGAGGCAAGACGATGATCAAGAAGACAGCCACCGCGATCGCAGCTCTGATCCTGGCGGTACTCTCCACAGCCACCTCCCACGCGAACACGACGCGTCCTGAGCGCCACCCGTCCGTGTCCTGGTGCGACAGCACGAAGGGCCAGAAAGACAGCGTGTGCTGGGATTGGGACGAAGCGAACGGCTTCTACCTCGTGCTGGGCCACAAGGACGTGTATGTGCCCTCCACGGGGGACTACATAGAGGGTGCGTTCACCCGGTAGCCAGCACGCGCACAGCGCCCCTGGACAGCCGCACTCCCTGGGAAAAGAATCTTGGAAAAGATTCGCCCAGGGGGTTGCATCCGCGCGGAACCGGGGTATATTAGAAGCATAAGGAAGAACAAGGACAGGGAGTGATCAAGATGAACAGCACCGAGAACCAGACCCAGACCCAGACCCAGACTTACGACCCGGAGCCTGTCCCCTTCACCGCGTACGACCCGTGGGACGAGTACTACCGCAACGAGGACGGCGTGATCGTCGGCGAGTACGCCAGTGACGGCAGCATCTACTTCTACGCGGAAGGTGAGTGATCACCATGGCCACCCTGAAGCGCTTCGAGATCGCAGACGATGAGCGCTACCTCAAGGTCAACGGCAACCTGTACCGCATCATCCGGGACGTGAATCACCGCTACGGCATCACCACCCTCTTCGCTCACCGCAGGCGCTCTGAGGGAGGCTGGGAAAACGTACATGAGTTCACCTACAGGTGGCGGTGACCGATCTCCTCTCAGGGCCCGAAAGGGCCCTTTGTACTGCCCTTTGTACTGCCATTTGTGTATTTAGCTTGCTGAATGGACGATCGATCATTTTTGGACCTTGACCATGATCAACTGAATAAGCGCTTGCTCTGTCCAGAAGATCTTGAAACAGATCAGCTTGATCTGTTTACACAGCACGTCGCCCGGGGTATATTAAAAGCACAAGGCAACGAGACACCGGATCAGGGAGTGATCACCATGAGCACCGTCCTCAAGGCCGGAGACAGCATCAACCTCACCACAGGTGAAGTCACCACAGCTCGCGACACAGTGGTCCGGGAGAACCTCGGACGCCTCGCACAGAACGACCTGAGGGCTCTGCGGTACCTGATCTGGCACACCAACTCGTTCGGGAGCAAGTGATCACCATGGCAGTGAGCCTGAGCAAATACAGCGTCGGAGACATCGTCCCTGACAACATCTGGGGAGACGAACCGAACCATGGCCGTATCCTGCGGACCACGACCGGTCCTAGCGGGACGACCCTGTTCACGGTGTGCTGGGATGACGGCATCGACAGCACCGAAACCGCCCTCAGCCTTGACGAACTCAAGGGAGAGTGACTGATCACCATGGCAACAGCGAAGATTGAAGACGTTACCCTGTCCAAGGACGACGAATCGTTCACAGTGTGGCTGCATGACGGCCGTGCTGTCGAGATCTCCGGTGACGGGGAGATTCAGTTCTGGGATTGCAAGGGCTACATGGGCAGCATCGAGTACCCGGCAACCCGCATCCCTGACAGCACCTGAGCTGACAACCACAAGATCATCAGCCCCTCTCAGGAGGGGCTTTTCAAGATCG